GGACAATAACATTGGGAATGATTGTGATATATCAACACGAATCATATTACCAAATATTTTCCATGTCCCTACGCCAGTTCTATCTTGGATCATAGGTGTAGTTTCAAACTTTTTAACGAGTTCCTCTAGAACTCGACAATATTCAAGATCTAGATTACTCATAATAATTAAGCCGTTTCTTCCAAAACACGTTTTACAGCAACTTGTGGAACAACTTTCAAACGACGTTTGGCAGCGATTTTAATAGGTTCACCAGTGCGAGGATTGCGTCCAGTGCGAGCAGAAGACATTTTAGAAGTTACAGTGAACAAGGGTCCAAAGTGAACACGAGAACTTGGATCTTCAGCCAATGCACGAGTAGCATTTTCTAACCATACACCACAAATTTCTTCAATGCGACGACCAGCTTCTGCTTTTGTAATTTCAGCTTTTTCAGCATATGCTGAAATGAATTCTTCTTTATTAAACATTTTTATTTCCTTAAAATAAGAAAGATAGTAGATTGCCGTCTACATTTATTTTGTTTTGTCATCTACATGAAATTTATCAAGATGAAAAACGTAAACAGGAGATTTAATCGATTCATCAAATTTGTTATGGTAAATTTTAACTATATTCAACAAATCATTTGTTGTTTTTTGATTTTCAGGCAAATGTGCTTGTCTTAGCATTTCCAAATTGAGATTATCTAAATCATGAAACTTATGCTCCATTTCATTAATCAATACGCGAAATGTATAAATTAAAAACACATTAATTACAATTGAGGCAATTAATACAAGCGTTCCCATGTTATTTCCTTTCGGCAACAATTTGGCAAATTAAACCAGCATCATCTGTTAAGGTTTCAAATTTACTAATAATTCTAAAACCTTCTTCAGGGCGGTTATAAAACTTAGTAAACTGTTTTTCAGTTTTAACATCCATAAAAACATTTTCAATAAACAGCTCTACTCTTGGGTTTTTGAATGCTTCTTCATAAATCCCTTGGCCGCCGCAAATTAAAAGTTTCTTATCTCGTGCCAAAACATAATTAATAGGTTCATCAAGAAAATTGAAATCACCATTCCCACTTCTTGAAATAGTAAAAAATTTTTCCTGATATCTTTTAGGCATGGAATTATAAGTATTCCGGCCGCATACTTTCATATAACGATCATCAAAAATAAATTCTTCAAGAAATTTACGATCATGAATAGAACGCAATGGCAATTCTTTTTCAGGATAACAACCAATACCATGTGTCTTGCTATCATAAGCAACAATAGAAACAATGCGATGATCAGAAATGAATTTTGGAATATCATAAATTTTAGACATTATCCAATCCTTTCGATCAAATATTTAATTGTTTCAGACATATCAATACCAGGTGTTTCAAATTCGATGTAGAAAAAATTCTGATCAAAAATATTTATACGACGGCCATTAATAAATGCTAATGTATTTAAAACATCACCCTGAATATAATTCAAAACATCCAAAACTGCCCTATTAAATATATCCGTATTGATTCCATTTTCAACAAACGGAACCTCAATAGGAATTGATAGGACAACAGAGTTGTTCTTTGTCAATTTAACATTAACAAAAAGTTTTAAATAATTCAAACCAACAACAGGATGTTCAAAAATTGGAAATGCATCTTCTTCTAAAATATAGATGCCATCCTTATCAAATGCTTTGATCTTTATTGCTGTATTTCCAACAATAGAAAAGCATTCTGTTTTATATATATTTAAAACTTTATCAAAAACTTTCAGACGTTTAATCATTTTTGACCTCTAAACAAATGGACGAGAGCAAAATGATAGAGCGCATAGATATCTAATTATCTACAAACACTATTCAAAATAATAAGTTCATTAATAGTATTTAATGTATAAGTTTTTTAAATACTCTCGCCGCTAAACTTCAAAAATAAGGCTGAGGAACACTGGTAAGATGTGCTGCTACTTCTATATTCGCTATAGATACGATAATATATCTGTCTATATACACATCTAAACAAAAGCATTCCCCGAAAAAATTGAGAGGCACTTGTAAAGACCATGCTGCAAAACGGTTGCAAGTCTCAATAGACCGATCTGTCTATTTATAGACTAGATAAAGGCACCTCTCAAAAAGTTTTATTTGTTATTTGGTTTTTAGTGAAGAAAAGATGCCTCCACATTTTCTCGAACAACAAATTTGATTATTTTTTATTTTTTCTCTAACAATTCTACCTGATCGACTTCTTGGAACTAAAAATTTAATATTGCAAACAGGACAAATGCATTCAAAATTTTCTTTCTTTTGGGACTTACGAATATTTTCTAGTCTTGTTAACAACTGCAGATTATCAATATCATCATTTGTTTTATCGCCATCGATATGATCAACAGTTTCTAATTCTGGATCTAAAAATCGTCCTAATTTCACAGACATTAAATATCTTGCGTATTGTGTACTGGTTCTATCATGTTTATTATTCACGAGCAAAACAGTTCTTCTATTTTCTCTATTTACAAGGATATATCCAGTTTTCCATTTAGATTTATATGGTTCTTTTAATTCAATTTTCATAATATTCTTATTAAGTACATAGTAGTAGGTAAGGGACTCGAACCCTTATTAGCCAATTATCTGTTGCTACGGAGTATAAGCCCGCTGTTTTACCAATTAAACTAACCTACTATAAAAATATTTGGCAGGGCAGATTGGACTTGAACCAACAGCCCGCGGAATCAAAATCTGTTGCACTACCATTGTGCTACTGATCAATTATTTTGGTGGACTGAGATGGATTCGAACCACCGACCTCTAGGTTATGAGCCTAGCCATCTACCACTGATATATCCCGCGTTAATAGCAGACAGGAGAGGAATCGAACCTCTGTCGGGCCCACTCTGCCAACTGAGCTACCTGTCTGAATAGCTCCTAAGGGTGGAATCGAACCACTGACCCGTGATCAAATAATCCGTGCTCTACCACTGAGCTACTTAGGAATAAAACTGGAGCGGATATCGAGAATCGAACTCGAAACATCTGCTTGGAAAGCAGAGATTTTACCATTAAACTACATCCGCGTTACTCGCGGATCATCCTAAAGGATTTACAACCGCAGTTTGATGCGGATTGTCCCAAAGGAACATATATCCGCTAAGATAGAAAAGGAGATCTTTTCTCGACATGTTAGGGCCCCCGGCGCAAACATGTCACAGCTCATCGTTACGAATCGCAGATTCTGCGATGAGCTGTGTTTAGTACACTGGAAACTTATTTCCATTTATTTTGTTTTTTAAAGATAGAAAGTGTAAACTCTCTTTTTGATTCATAAATGCATGTTTATGAATCATATCTAATCTGCAGATCTCTGACGATGACAACCACAGTTGGAAATCGTCAGAGATCTTTGATTTATACAATAAAACATTGATTTTATTTTGTTTTACTTCAATTTAATTCTGTTTCGTTTGTTTTGTTTCTTTCAAAGAATTTAATTAAACCTTTTTCTTTGAACATATAAGATTCTTTGAATCCAATACGCTCCAAAGATCTTTTGTAAATTTTAAATCTTCTTGGCGTACTGCCAGAAACAAATAAAATAATTTTGTCCTCTCTTGACATCTTTTTAAAAATGATATTTGGCAATTCCTCTATAAGAAGTCTTGCATATACCAATGCTTCTAAACTCCCATGTCCACAACCATTATTCGAGTGATAAATGTTATCAGTTAAAGATTTGCGTTTATGGACAACACTTAACACAATATTGAAGCATAAAATTCCATTATAGATATCAAATACATATGATTCTAATGTAAGTATATTTTTGCCTACTTTTGTTTTATAGGCAAAATATGCTTCATCCCCAACATATGAATACCATTTATCATATGGAATTTTTTCAACATCCATTTTTAATCTCTTTATTTTTAAGATCCCATAGTGATGCAATCTCTCTTCTTTAGATAACATTTTTGTCCATTTAACCTATAGGTTTTTTATCTGTATTAAGAAAAATCACATCTTTATGAGATCTTTTATCCCAAAATATTGCCGTTTAATTTCTTTTTCAATTCAGATGTTAATCTTGGTAATGGATACCATGCTATATCAAATTCTGGATTGAAAATATCTTTGCGGCCGACACCATATTTTGACACACACCACACCTGTTTGTTTTTGGGTGGTTGATCAATAGAAGGGTCAAGGCAATACACCTTATTTGTTGTTAAAACTTCCATTTTGAAGTCCTTTTAAAAAGAATTTGGCGCGCCCGGCAGGACTCGAACCCGCAACCGTAGAGGTAGAAGCTCTATGCTCGATCCAATTGAGCTACGAGCGCATTTAACTTTTAATACAAATTTTCACTGTATAAATCTTGTCCAGCTAAATCTGTGACATGTTGTGAACCAACAAGACGTTTGATTTGTTTTCTAGCAATAGCTATTTCTATTGCTTCTTTGCGACTAACAAATCTTTCTTTATTGGTATAAAAACCTTGTTCAATTTCTTTAAATTTGCCGCCGATAAGAGAATGCGCCTGAACTAAAGCTTCTATTTGGCGATGCATTGTTTTATCATAATGGCGCGAACCTAAAACAATTTCTTCAATATTATTAATGGTTCCTTTTACAGCAGAACAAACAATCATTTCTTCCATTTTTCACACCTTTATTGTTTTGTTGATCCTAAAAATTTGTTGAAAAAATATTTGCAAACCATTTTTACCTATGCTACAATTAAAAAATAAATAACCGACAAAGGATAAATATATGGAATATGTAATTAATAAAACAAATAATATTTTAACAGCTATTATTGAAAATTTTGAAATTGGAGATACAGATAAAGAAAATGCTTTACTTGAACTTCAAATTATGATTGAAGCTATTAATGAAGCAAAAGAATATATCTTATCTAAAAAATAAAAATAGGCCCGACATTTTGTCGGGCTTTAATTTTGATTACATTTCAAATCTTCAACAATACGCAGATTGTAATAATTTACATCGCCTTTGAATGTGTGATAATTTGGACATACTTTATTCTTAATTATCCAAAGATTCAATCAATTCTTTAATGCCAGCTAATTCTGCTCAAATGTCAATTGCTTTATCTGTGATTGATCCTTCTTCTGCGCCAAGAATATCTTTTGCTGTATCAGTAAAAGGAGAAATTAATTCATCTAAAAGATCTAACATGTCGTTTCCTTTTTTAACTATTCGCAAGAAGAAATAATATAATTACAACAACTGTAATCGTCAGAATTAGTGTTATCATTTTGATTATTTCCTCTATTGTAATTTTGATCATCATCATTTTTATTTTGATAATGTCTTTTTTGTTTTAATCTTTCTCTTGATTCTTGAATTATTTTATCAAGGGCTTTACTAAGGTTTGGATTTTCTAACCAATTTTGATACGGATGATTTTCTTTGTTATTCATTTTGTTTTCATTTCTTATAGATACAATTATATCAAGACCCTACCCCTTGGAACCAAATAATTAAATCCCGCGCCGCTTACATGCAATCACTATTCTTTAATTATCTTCTTTATTTATTTAACATCAATTTTATTTAAGATGTCAAAATAAATAAGAAATGTTTCCAAGCTAAGAAAAGGACTTCAACTATCCTTTTCGGATAGGCCTCAATAATTATTAACATGTTTCTAAATAACAAAGAAAACAATCTTAGAGAGGACAAGGACACTAGGACAAGATCTCAATTTAGATGGTTTAACATCTTCCTAGTTGATGCTCCTATTCAACACATTGTTGTATTAGGTGACACCAGTTGTAAATTATTCTTATCAGGTGACTTGATAACGTTCAAGCCGAGAAACGCCTTGGAGAGCTTAGTAACGTCTATTATCAAGAACAACAAACTTTTTATGAGTTCCACCTCGATCTATTATTCCTTTATTGATAATCTAAGTATCCGTCTTTTCCTTGCTTAAGGGAGAAGAAATTCCAATTTGGGGTAAACCTATTTAATCTCTGGTCCAATTGTACAGAGCCATCGGTCTTAAAATGGGATAATTTACAACTATGAACTTATTGTTTCTGTCTTTAAGTTTCTTTTTTATTATGAGTGACAATTCTCACAACCCAAGATGATTTGTTAAATCAAAATGGAAAGTTCATACTGGTAATTTTATCACAATCTGATTTCATGTCAAAATATTTTACATTCTTTAACAGAACAGATATTAATTTCTTTAAAATTAAAAATGCCCTCAGAATCGTTTTTAAAGCCATCTGGTATCTTAAATAGGTAATCATACCAATAAGGAAATAAATCAAATCTGAGAGCATCCTGTAGCCGTTAAACACTATTGTTTAACGTCTTACATTAATGCGAGAAACTTCACCTTTTGTTTTAGAGTAAACAATAACATTTGCGCCAGATTCTGATGTCCATCCATGTGAACTAGAATAATTATCTCTTGGTGCTAATGTTTGATGTTGTTCAACAATAATTCCAAAAGCTTCTTTAACGCGGCGATGATGTTTATCTCCCATATGTGCATAACGATACTTAGTACGTCCCCACGCTTCTGGGAATAAACTTGGTGCAAACTGATGCATTTTATCAAATTGAACTTTGTCACCATGGTGATACATTAACATTGTGTCTCCAAATTCAATACAATAGAAAGGATTAGAAGACTTAACAACGTTGACATTTTCATCGTTCAGATAATAGTAGCTGAATAATTCTTGTAGCCATAGAGATCCTATTGGATCATGATTGCCTTGTGCGATTAACAGAGTTACTGTGTTCGCTTTTTGTTTAGCTCGCTGTACAAGATAATCAATAGAACGAACGGCTAATCCAATTAAATCTGGATAACGTTTATCTTGCGCTAATACATGGCGCGATGCTGGTGTAACAGGTAACAATGAATCGCTGTGAAGAAAATCACCAAGAATATTGATAACAGCATATTCAGTTGCAGGAACCATCATTGTCATTTCATCAATAACTTTTATAAGTTTCTCAACGGCAATATCTGTATTCCATTCTTCTCCAGATTCATCTTCACTTGCCATCATACCTAAATGGTAATCAGCAATAGTATATTGAGCTAATAATCCATTTGAACTAATAGGTCGCGCGCCGATAAATGCAGGAGACTGAACACCAGAAGCTTTAAACGCATCAATAGCACTTTGAATAGTTTTAGCAATCAAATTTGCTTTAATATCTTCTTTAACCCATTGCAATTTAACATTGCCTTTAGAATCATAAAGAGTAGAAGTACCCTTAACTTCATTTACAAGTGAAGGCTTTTCTTCTATTGGCACTAATTTAACGTCTTTGCCTCTAGCTTCTTCAATACGACGCCACACTCTTTTAATTGCACTAGTAATAGTTCCATTGGAACGATTCAATTTGCGAGCAGCTTTTCTAATAGACCGCTCTTCAAGAATTGTTTTAAAAATTCTTTTTTCACTGTCGCTGTTGGCAAATGCCAAAAGCTCTTCAAAATCATACTTTGAATTCATATTTATTATTCTTATTCTCTAAAATTCAAACAATCTAAAAAACAAGGGTCGACAGCCCTCAGCACGTTTATTTTCTAAACGCTTCCTTACAAATAGCAATTTCACTTGAAACAGTTGTAACTTTGCAATCTATCTTATAATTGCCCTGAATCTCTATTGATTTATTACTATTGTTTAAAGACCAAATATAGAAAGAAGAAGCCAATAATATCAAAACAATAAAAATAACATTTTGTTTCGTACTTCCTGAATTACTCTTCATTTAAAACTCCAAGAAGAAATAAGATACAAGTATAACAGCCCAAAGGAAACTGAATAGGGAAATCAAACCTCTTTACCTAAAACCTTTTTACTTGGGATTTTTGTAAACGCCTAAAGGGTAAACCCTAATCATCTAACAATAAATAAAAAGTAAACTGTAATTAACTAATTTCTAATCTACTGATACCCTAATAGGAAAAATGAGAATGCCTTTACCATTTGGCTATTCGCCCGCTAGGACAAAATCGGACTCGAACCGATAATTTTTCTCTTATACCAAATATATCAATATTATGCGAGTTTTCAATTCGCCAATTAGTAATTACAATTTATATCCTTAAATTGTTAAAAGGGATTTGTTCTTCAGTTTTCGTTATACTCGTATCTTATTATTAAAAACTTATTTCACATTTAGTTTGTTTTACCATTCATAGGTAATAACAGTCCCAACATTGGATGTTGTGATTGCCACATTCAATTCTTCATCAAATGCAGTAATCAATTGACCTTGTTCGTCAAGGTATTTGCGATAATCAAAGCCGGCGATAACTTGACACAATTGACTGCCATTGATACGCATAATTTCAAGATCACGAACATCTTTTGCCATATTAGCAGGAATGTTAGCAATCATTTCTTGAACTTTTTCTTTGCTATCTTCAACAACTTGTTCAGCAACAGCAACCTGATTTTTGATCGTATTATACAAAGCACGTTGATTTTCAAGCTGTTTACGAATCATCACAGCTTCAAACACAGTGTAATCTTTACCACCAATACGAATTGTTTGTTCCAAATTCGATTTTTGAATTGCGTTTGTCAAAGAAACCAATTCTTTGCTCAATGATTCAAATTCATCAAGATATGCTTTAGAGCGTTTTTCAAATGCAGCAACACCTTCTGATGGTTCGCCTTTTTCATTGCGTTTGCAATTCAATGCCAAATCAGTACCAACCAATGCAGTATTGCGCAATGTAGACAGATTTGTAAGTTGCTGAATGCGTTTTTCCAAAATCTTTTTACGTCCCAACGCAGCATAAACAGTAATTTTACTTGAATTCATTTTTAACTCCTAAATTTTAAATAATCAGATATGAACATTTCAGAGTGTCCAGCAGTAGAAGAATTTGATTCGCACACCATCTTTAAATAATCAAGAATAGCCGTTAGAATATTTCCTTCATCCTTAATGACAACAAGAGAATTTTTATCAGATTCCCACATAAGGTTGTTTTTATTTACATCATATTTCAGCATTTTAGAAATTTTAATACAGCCATCTTTATTGATAACTATATTATTAATTCCTGTATGCTGTATTGATGTAGCAATTTCTTTTAAAAGATCATAAATTGGAACATTGATAGAATTTAAATCAATTTCGTTAACCAATCTTTTATGATCAATAGAGAAAGATTCATACCAACCAATATATAAATAATATTTGCCGCCAAAATAAATTGCCGGTTTAGATAATCTAATACAGCTTTTTGAAATAAAAACAAATAAATCAAAAAGAGAATTAAACACAAGTTCATCTGTGTCCATGTTCCATTCAAACAATTTATATTTAACACGCGGCAAACTATTATTAGGAATCAATGAGAAAACATTTAAAAACCAATCAAGCACTTTTGAAATTTTCAACATATTTATCTCCAGATGCCAAATTGTAAAGTGCTGGACAAAGATTATCTCTAACCAATTTATATAATCCATCTAATTTAAATTGATTAGGATCTTCAAGAAAATCTAAATCTGCATCAATCGCCATTTTAACAATTTCAGATCGATTTATCTTTTCAAAAGGAAGAGATACTTTTAAATTCTCAAATTTTAGAAAATCTAAAAGATTAACTTCACAATTTGTAAACAATTGCAATGCCTTATTTTCAAAGAAGAAATCTTTTGTAATGCCAAAATAAACTTCCTCAATACAAGTTGGTTTAACAGTTGTTTTAATGGCATAATTCATAGCATCAAATAAATCTTTAACGCCTTTGAATGGCATATCAAAATTAACTATTTCAAGCCGGCAATTGTCATATCGGTCAACAGACTTTTGAACAGCTTCTAAAATAGATGCTCCAAAAGATCTATTATCAGATAAATGCACCACAAGAATTGAATCAAACATTGGAGACAAATGGTCCAATAGATAAGCAGAAGCAGGTCCACCAGAGTGCATAACAACACAGTAGCGGGATTTTACTATTGATACAGCAGGATCTTTTACAGTTTGCTTAGGCCCAGATTTTGAATTTGGCTTAGGTTTAATTCTCGCATTCATTTTTATATGACTCCAAAATTTTATTTAACAACTCTATTTTTAAAGAAGTTTCAGAATACATAGTAACATCTTTTCCCATATAACGAGATTTGTCCCAACTCAAATCAGAAATGATTTCATTTAAAAAATGCTTAATTTGAATATCAGAAACATTATTTCCAAAAATAGAATTAATTTCAGAAATTAACTTGAAGAGAAAGTGCTTATACAAAAATAAACCTCTCTCTTCTTGTTTTTTAAATTCCTGCTTTAATATCTCATAAAGAGACATTTTAAACTCCAAACATAGAAATAGGAAGTCGATCAGAAATGAAAGCAAGCTGTTCAGCAGGAAGTTGATTCAAAGAATCTTTCAATTCTTCAATAGCAATAAACGGAGGTTTCATTGACACCAATTCTTCCTGATCTTGGCCACAAATATGAATAAGACCTTCAATCTGCATCAACGCAATTTTACGATTACGTTTGCCATCTTTGCCAAATGCCAATTCACATACTTCAAAATCGTTATAATTGCCAGAAGCAATCTGTTCAAAAAGATCTTTATCATGATTCACTTTGTGTAAAGCAAAACGATATTCGGTTTTAGTAAACAAATAAACAGATGCAATTTTGAAAAGTTTAGCCTTCACAAAAGCACGTTTACGACGCATTTTTAGATTATTCATAATTTAAATCTCCTAATAAAAATAATGGTAAAAATCAGCACAGAAATGAATATTGTTAATCATCTTTTGCTAAGAATTTAATTGAGACAGGATTTCCCTTGATATTAAGTAAAACACCATATGCAAGTGCACCAAATCGATGATCATTATCACGCACTTCTTTATATTTTCCAAAAATAGAATATAGCTTAACGCCTTCTGCTAATGTCATTTTACAATACAGCGGCATACAAAGCAGCATATTGCCATCATCATCTTCTTTCCACACTTGCCAGCCAAGCAATTTAAGCAAACTTACATCATCAGCAGTAATACTATTAAGCATTTCTTGTGTAATACCTTGATGACATCATTTACGAATTGAACATAATTGTTCGCGACAAAATTTATCTGACCAAGTATCATATTCAATTGCACTTGCTGCTTCAGTTGCAATTGCCTTCAATAGATTAGAACAATATTCAATAATAGGTTTCATAATAAATCTCCATTAAGTTTATTAATTATATTCAATTATTTTATAAATCACATGTACTATTGATCATATCGCAATGTTCAGCAGCAGATGTATAAGACGTATGACAAACGCCGCGACGCATTCTGCAAAAGTCTACATCACGACCATCCCATACAGAATTTCTTACACTAAAGTAATTTGAATAATCATCAGCATGAACATAGTAATACACACTACCAAAAATAGGTTTAAAATTGCGCTTATTCATCATTTAATTCCTTAAACAGATTAGTCACAAAGTTATAATGTTCTTTATTGGCAATCACACCTTCAGAACAGCTGCGCAAATAACATTGACATTTACTGAACAGTTGTTTTTTATATTCAACTCTCAATGTCTCGATTTGTTGATCAATATCACGAATATTAGTATCTAAAGCATCATTAGCTTGAGAATTGCGACCGTTTAAATTGATATAAAAATTAATATCACTTATACCGTCATAATCAAATTCAGGAACAAAGGATATTTGATCGGGCGAACATTTATGTGTATCACACAATGCTTTTTCAATTTGATTAAAACAATCAGACATATCTGAAAGCTTAAATCCTTTTCTATCAATATCTTTTATTGAATCTTCAGACAAATACCAGAAGTAAAATAGACGTTTCAAAATGGTTAAATCGATTTTATTGCTATATTCATTAATAATATAATTAGTATCTACGACAATTAAATCTTTCTGAATATTTTCATTAATAATGAAAACAAAATTGCTCCGGCGATTTTTTAAATCTTCAAGATCGTGTTTAAAATCAGTTTTAATTCCCATAATTTGAGAATACAATTGATTTTGTAACCAACCTGTATTAACTTCAGATGGAGTTGTTGCTGCGTCAGATGCTAATTTGTCAACATGCTCGTTCCATTGATCACCATTATGTGCTTTAACATACACAAAAGAAACAGAATGAAGTTGTAACAAAGAATCTAATTCTTTCCACAAATCAGCATTTAAAACTTCTTTTTTATTGGAACCTTTCCATCCATTCTTTTTCCAATTAGTCATCCATGATTCACAACCATTTTTAACATACTGACTATCAGTATGAAGAGTCACCTTGCATGATTTCTTCAACTTTTTAAGAGCCATGATAACAGCCATAAGTTCCATACGGTTATTAGTTGTATCAGGAATATGTCCACTATCTTCAACTTTTACAGATGGATCAGATTTAATAAAAAGATAATACGCCCAACCGCCAGGTCCAGGATTGCCTTTACATGCTCCATCAGTATAAATTACAACTTCATTCTTCATTTTCACACTCCTTAAATAAAACAATTGCCGGAGCTCCTATTGGAACCCCGGCTTAACAGTCAATCAAAGAACATCGTTAACTTCAATTTCACTAACATCGCTATCATTACCATTAATATCAATTAACCCTTCAGCAATCTTATGGATTTCAAATACAGGCTTAATCATCCTTCCAAAGAAAGAATGTTCAACAAGCAATTCAAACCATTTAAATGTTTTTGGGTTATTTAAATCAACAGCATCGACCTCACCTTTGTTATGCATCTTCAAAAACGCACTAGCTAATTCAATCAATTCATTCGTATTTGCCCAAATAGCCAATGTAATAATTGTCATAGCTTCACGCTTTGTATAATGCATTTCGTTAGTGATAGTTTTCACAACATTTTGAAGGTTTCCTTTATTTTCGCCTAAATTCTTAAGCAAAAACTTCTCATGCTGCATCGCGCCGCCCATAATATGTTTGATCGCATTGATAACATAACGTTCAACCGTTTCTGTATAAATATGATCAGCAGCTTGAAATTCAGCATCAGTTAAAGATAGAAACTTCCCATCTCTAAAAGCGAGACGAGCATCTTCGCTTTGTTGTTTTCGCAATCCATTATAAAGTTCAGCAATCATACCGAATACCCACGCTTGATTGGTGCCTGGCCCAACCGCGTTCTTAGCCATCGCGCTGTTAGTTAACAAATCTGGATATGAACAATCACCAGGTTTATTAAATTCAGCATTACAATAGTAAACTTTATAAGGAGTTTTCCAATTCAGCTTTTCAATACTACTCCATTCATCATGAAGGAAGTTTTCATCCCATGCCAACATTCTTTCTGTGACATTAGACAATTTAAATTCCTTCATAAGTTTTTGGAGATACGCACCTGGGAGTGTAGTGAGTTGTACAAGATCGCCATCTCCATCAGAGTGGCTTTGCATATTCAATGATTTTGAATGCAGAATACAATAACGATTTGATTGAACATCAAGATAATCTTTTAGTTCGAAACCATATGTATCTATTAGATACTGGTTAAATCGTTTTTCATCCCAAACTTGAGATATCACTGTTTGCGTTTTCCATACGTTTTCTTCAACATGATTCGCTATTTCATGCCCGGGACGAACCCAGCTTTATGTTCCCATAAAGACGAGACTATATTACAACTTCCATCAAATAATATTTCAAAATAATATTTGTGAACTTATTATTTTATTAAAGATAGAAGCCAGAGATCTTTCACAATCGCTAGATTGCTACTCCCATTTCAGGGATAGTCGTTGAGGATCAATTCCTATAAGGATTTAACCCTACTGATTGCCTATTGTAACATCATAACACAATATCACATTATCATTTGTGTATAAATATCTATCTTATTCTTAAACCATTCCATTCTGCCTTACGACACCTGTTTTGGTTAAGATAGCTTTAAGGAGTTCCAGTATTTAATCTCTGTACGCACCAATGCATGATTTCACTGGTGTCCTAAAATACTTAAGAATGGATTTCTCAATGTAAACGCAACAATACTTGCATTCTTATATTCTTCATTACCTCCGTAAACATATTTGTGAAGTTGATTGTAAATGCTATGATCAAGAATTACAGTTACGCCTTCTGGTACATACATATCATGAACTTGCTTAAGGTTCACACCTTTTAAACGTGGGACAATCATAGTTTGGATTAATGTTTGTCCACCAAGTTCTGTTTTATACAGCATCGCTTTTAATGCAATTTTGTAATGTTTATATGCACATGGGCGGTCCTGATTCCTTTCGCTTCGTTTTGGAATGATTTGATAGTAAGAATCTTGCCCTTCAATTGCAGCGCGGATAATTTTTGATACCTCCACTACAATACCGGGATAGACATATTTACCATCTGTTTGTTTTCCACAAAAACGATTGATAATCTTTGCCGGCGGAACCCTTACGTATTTTCCTTGACGTTGTGCACCTAAATTGATATAGAACCCTTTATTGAATTCTTCATCCAATAGACGACTCATATGTGGCAACAAGGTGCTGTGATCAAGGATAAGGTCTGATGTTTTGAACATCTTCCCAATTTCTTTAAGGGTGTAAACTTCTTTTTTCTCCGGCGCGGCGAAAGTTGTATTCTTATCATGCAAACATTTAGCAATCTCCATAACTGCTTCTTTATCTTCTTCATCAATAAAATTATTCAAGATGATTTCAGACAAAGGAGACTCTTTAGTTTGATCAATATATCGCAGAGCATTAAAACTAAGCTTTTGATCCTTGATATAGGCAAAATGACTTCCTAATTCAGTGTACTGAATCTGAACAATGCCATACAACTTGGTTTCTCGCACTTCAACTTTATCAGCGCGATTAACCTTATACTTAATATTAGGAATTGAAGCTGCTGCCTTATTGATTTCCTCTTCATCAAGAGAATCAAGATGAGTTCCATTTTTAGGAACATAGAAACCATATTTAACAGCAAAAGCAGCCTGCGCAAGACGAACAGTGTTCTCTTTAGCTTTAATAGAATTAACGCCAGCAACAATATCAATACGTTCAAAACGGAGATTACCATCTTTGTCAATAAATTCAATATCTCCACAATCTTGCATAACCTTAGTAACACCTTTTAAACCAGTATGACTGGTGATACGGGCATTCCCAGCTTTATAATAAGCAGTATAATCAATACGAATAGCCTCAGAAAAGCCAACTTCTTTGATTTCCTTAATAAGGATTTTATAAACACCATCTACAATAACTGGAACGCCGTTATAAGTGCCAAGTTTAACAACGCCGCCCTTAGAGAAATATTCTTTCCCTTCTTCAACTAACAGAGACTCTGGGCCATCAAATTCTGTTTCAATATGACGATCTTGAAGAACAATTTCTCTACCAATACGGGGGCTAACCTCAATATCCCCGGCAACCATTCGATAACTTTCTTCATCAATCTTTTCATAAACCATCAGTGCATTACGAAAAGTTGAATCTTTTGTAACCAGTTGATTATCTTCATTGCGAATCAAATCTTGCAAGAAGATAGCTTCATCAGGTTTCTCAAGGCGAAATGCATCACCGTTAAGATGAGTTTTCAATCGCGCAGGCAAAGCTGATTTAACAGGAAAAATGGTATAATAACCATTTACATCACCTTCTTCATTGTAAACCAATTCAAAACCAGTTGCAGTTGGTTCACGACTAAATTCATCAACAGCCACAACAAGCTTATTGCTTTTAGAAAGCATTGTCTCAGAACCAGGATACAGGTTAAAGAATTTAGCATTCTCAACAATAACTTCTTTAGAAATGCTCATGATAGCTTTGGAATATAAAGCGTCACCTAAAGGACGATTTGCAACCTCTTTACGAAATTCAATCACGCCGCCAGTATTACTGCGATATGGATTCAACAGCACGACAACATTAGATGCTTTCAATTCTGCATTGTAGGCGCATTTATGAGTGTATTCCACAAAATCCTTAATAGCCTCAATATCACGGCGAATATAAGTAGAAAACACCTCAGGATGCTTAACGGCATCATCTAAACGCTCTTTAAATGCAATGAAAAGCAATTCTAGATGAGAAAGCATTTCTAATGGAACATTCTTATTGATATGACGTGTACAATACACAAAGCTTGGCCAACGACAATTTGGATCGAAAAATGAAGATGGAATTTCAACTTCAAAATCAGGTGCCGGAGAATCTGGATTTGATACACGCATACGCAACAAACCATTGTGCATATCCCATTTTACACGGTCAGGATAAACCAAATCATTTGAGAAAATAGAAAATACATCGGATAAAGATGCGTATTTGCTGATAACTGGAACCTTACCAGAGTTAGGGCGAATGTTCATAACCTAGTCCTTTCAAGACAGATAAAAACAAAACGCTCTGCAAAAGCAGAGCGTCAACAAAAGACATTAAACCTTAATTGTATAAAAGTAATGTCTACCAAGTTTATGAGAAAGCGCAACTCGTCTCGTTGCAGGTTTCCCAGTTGTATTAAAAAATAAGCTGCCGCGAGTACTATCTTTCCATGCACCAATATGATACAAAGCATATTCTCTGGCAACTTGCTTTTGAATTTTATTATACAAATCCATATTCTTACGGCGATTAACATATCTAGAACCTTCGTATTGGTTCTTCATATAAAAATTACCACAAACAGTATTTTTAAATGCTTTGTGTTCAAGTCTGTTAAACATAACATCTACAACAGCCTTAACACCTCTTTCGCCTTCTATGCCAGCTTCAGTATATGCCATATCAACCAAACATTTCAATTCAGCTTTATGATTCACTTTTTCAACCGTTCTTGCCATAGCAGGCATAGAAAATAAAAGAAATAATGATATCAGTGTTACAATAATCTTATTCATAAAATTCCTTTCACTAAAAAGAAATGAGCCGTATCACACGGCTCTTTTGGTATTAACGTTCCAAATAACGCTTAAGGAGATTACCATGCGCTTTATATTCTCTTCGTCACGCTGGAAGACGAAGTAGGAGAATCAATCAACACTCCATTACCACAACTAATACCACTTTCATCAAACATATTGTTGATAACGTCTTTACAACAGCCACAGCAAGTGGTTACACCTGTTTTGCAGACTAAATCTTCAAATGTACCGTTATCATTAATATGGTTAATAATAGTTTTATGATTAATATTATTACAAATACAAACAACCATCGTTTAAACCCTTTCAATTTAATCTTCGCAAGAAGCTTTAGTTGTAGGATATCGGGACAGATTTTTCAACCTGTCCCTCATCCAAATGCAGTCATGCATCATTACAACAAGGAGTTTATTTAAAATGAAAATAAAAAATAAAATACGGCGTTGCTGTCTTTCCACTACTGCCGCCATAGGTTCTTATTTCTAAGAACGCTGTCAGAAAGGACTTTACGTCAATAGAATTTGCTATTAGGTTCCCCATTGGTAAAAATAGAGCAACCAGAAATCTCAACTTTTCTGTTTAAAAAACGAAACCTAAATAGCAAAACTTTTATCAGTGCTGTGAATAAACAACACGTTGATTTGGAGCAGGTTGCCAATAATCATCTTTTGGCATCACTTTCCAAACTTCACCGGCGCTATCTTTTACAGTGCCATCACGATACATAAGAGAAATAGTACGCTCAATCTGTTCAGACTTTTTGCACAAAGAAGATTTGCCAGTGAACAAATTTTGTTTTTTGTCAAATTCAGGAAGAACGTTAATCAATAAACGATCTCCAACTTTAGGAAGTTTACGCATAATATTTATCTCCATTAAGAAAAACGTAAATTATACCACATTTTGATTGTTTTTATAGCCCTAATTATTTATAAGTGCTATAAAAATGAATTTTACCAACGCGAACTGTTTTAAACATACGTTGTGAAGGCAATTCACCAGTGAAATTGTATTCCAATGCACCACCGGTATGATATTCAAAAATACCCATCTTATAGAATGTATATAACTTTCGCGCGATAGTTTTTTCACGAGCATAAGAAGTATTTGTCCATCCAGATGAAATTTTATGAATATAATTTTTATTCCAAGACTTAACAGTACGATCATCACGAATAGCGCACAAAGTGTTGGCATATCCGTTAGCTGTCAAACGATTAATAAACATCTCGCCAAGAGCCTCTAATTGTGTATTGGTAAACTTTTCATTGCGCTGTTCCAATACAAGGGTCTGTGCAAGACATTCAGCCTCCTTTGGATTTACATAGGGAGCCTGTTGAGCAAATGCGCTACTAATACAGGTAGCCAATGCCAAAGTTGTAAAACATTTGCTTAAGTTCATTTTGATACCTTTCACATAAGATTGATTCATAGGGTGATAACCCGGCTTTAATGTCGGTGTCGATTTTGAGCTTTATTTTACAAACTATCGGATAAAAATAAAATTTATTCTATTTGTTTGTTTTAATTTCTCAAAAAGAAGCCGATATATTATCTATATCGGCATTTTCTACTGTCGTTTAAAAAGATTCTTCACAATGGCACTTCTAACCAATTCTGAATCATCATTTTCATAGATATCATATAAAAGCTCTTTGGATAAATTGCGGTTATGTTCAAGATGTCCAATTACAATATAGCCATCCTCAATATCACAAACAATATCTCCAAAGTTCTCAGTTTTATGAACAACCTTGGGTTTATTGCCGCCAAAGAAATTAAAAGATTCCAATGAAAACGACTTAAGAAATTCTTCTTGTGAAAGATTATGATTATTTAAATGGTTAGCATGCCATAGCATAGCACCATTTAAGCCGCTTGTTTTTAAATGATGAATAAAAAGATTCTGAATATTCATTTTGAAATCTCAATCAATCATCAAGATTCACATATGGAACCATTGTTACAGATGAAATATCATCTTTAATTTCTTCCCAATTATCGGGAAGTTCATCTTCAAAAACAAATGGAGATTCGCATTCTTTTCTAGTGCGAACTTCGATATCCACAATAGGATATCCGGTATATTCGTTGTAAAAGAAATGTATCGGAATATCTTTATTTGGAATTTTAGATAATTCTTCAATCAATTCGCCGACTGTAAAAGGCTTGGTGCGAACAAAGCGAACCTTTTTAAAATCATAAAAATCATGAACATAAATTTCATGATTTAATTCTAAACAGTCTACATAATTTTCGCACACATGGCGATGCGCAATTTTTAAATTTGGGAAAGAATTCCAAAAAACATTTGGATACAAATCAAAAGCGCGTTTCTTACCTTCTACTATTTCTGAAAACCATTTTCCAAAACCTTTTGAACGCACAATTTCAAATGCCTGTTCTTCATTTTTAGCAAGAACAATAATAGTCCCGCCAAGACCTATTTCAGGGTCACTTTGGATTAAACCATTAAAGCCATCTTGTTCAAAAACAAACAATTTCAAAAATTCTTTCATTTTACTTATCTCCGGCTATGTATTTACTAATATCAGCTTCATTTTGTTTCTGATAATCAGTATTATGAATTTTATCATCTAAAGTTTTAATTATATATTGAACCAATTCAGATTTACCATTAGCAGAAATATGTAATTCTTTCTTTTCTGCCATGTTAATAAGATTAAGTTCATAATAATTTTCAAATTTAGATGGACTGCGCTTGTAAATTGTTAAATTTAAATTTACCCGCGGCGATTGTGATTTATATTCCAAATATTTATACCCATCTGACATTTCAAGACCAGCTAATGTAACCTTTGTATCTGCTTTATTGACTTCGTCTAAAATCTGTCCAAATAAAACATTTTCAGATGCAGACAATTTACTTGGTACAACCTGAGAAGGGCTACATCCAGCTAGGGCAATTCCAATCATGCCAATCTGTGCTAGCAGCTTCATGTTACATAAAAACTTTTTCACGATAATCTCCTAATTATTTTAACTAAATTCAACAAATTCTACTCTAGGATCATCTAAAGTAGTCCAAATAGATGTCATTCCTTCAGTAAAATATACATCCATATGTTTCATCGAATAAGAACCACCACAATTATCATATATAATAATCTCTGCGTCTTTATTAGCAATTTTACTCAATTGTTCAATTAATTCTTTAACGGTCATTTTAATCTCTTTAAAAGTTGATTTTTACTTCAAAAAGATCTGCATAGCAGCTTTTTGAGATTTTATCTCAAAAAGATACCGACACGTTTTTGCTATTTAACGCGCCGGCATTCTTTTATTTTTCCAATTCAACTTTACTTGTAACATCAGAAGCTTCTTCAAGTTTACCATCAATAAATGCTTTGATAACTGGATATACTACCCAGCCAATCAATGCAAGAATAGCAATTTCTGCTATAAAGATAAGTGCTTTTGGAACAAAGAAAACAATAAAACCAATAACAGAAACAACTGTTACTGCTTTGGGAATAGATATATTCCCATTTTTATTATAAAACAAACGGGCGCAAATAATATTAAACGCGCCGGTCATTTTCTTTTGAACAGCTTCTTTCATTTTAATTCCTTTCCTATTGATATCTAAATCATCAGGATTAAACTTTTCAGAAGATAGTATAAACAAATCAACATTACGCTAAGCTCCCCATTTTAGGATTATTAAAGCAACTCAATTTTTGTTGAATTGCGCTTTTTCCTTCAGTAGAAGCTTTATCTTTCAATGCTTTCAAAGTCCATTTAGCAGGATAATCAATCCATTTACCATCTTCGAATTTTTGATAACCATACAATTTGGATAACATAAATAATGTGCAACCAAATATTAAACCAGTGGCGGCGCCAATAACAAATCCGGACATAGTTCCAGATATACCACAAGCAAAACCAATAAGCAATGAGAAGACTAAGTCTACATAAGCTTCATATCCTAAAACACGTTTCAGGAATGTTGGAGATGCTTTAGCCATAACAGAAATAATAGCTAGACTAGTTACAAGCGAACCAAACACAATCATAGAAATCATTTTGATTCATCCTTATTTGTCGAGTTTGAACTCTTCATGTTCATAATCATAAAGTTCTTTAAATGAAATAGCTTTAGATTCAAGAACTTCTTGACGTTGTTTTTTAATCTCTTCAGCTTTACGAAGGATTTCTTCTTCACGTTCTTTTTTCTGTTCTTCAGAATATTCTTTCATATCGGCACTTACATCTTTGCAAAGCAAATAGAAGAAACGAATAATTTTTCCAGAATTAAGAAGACCCCAAAAAATCAAAAAAGTAATTGCAGTAGCAAACATAATAAGCTCCTTTAAAAATATTATTTCGGCGCGGGCATAAATACTTTAAGCCCATTAAAAATGAAGAAACAAATCAGTCCAAACAAGATAATCTTGAATGAAAACCCAAAAATAATAAATGAAGTATAAGTTTCCATTTAGAATTCCTTTCTTTTATTTAAAGAATTTGAGAACTAAGCTTCCCATTTCATTTGGAAATAAGATAAAAGCCCAGAAGATGCCTGTTACAATGAAATCAAAAGCAATCCAATATTTACGAATTTTCACTCTTTTTTCTCCTATAATATAAGTGATAAAGATAACAATAGGAATCAATGTACCAAACAAATAGAGAAAGTAAATCCACGGCGCGGCGAAGATGCTAATATCCATATTGAAATGAACCTCCAATTTAAAATTGTTTAAAAAAGATAACAAACAAATAAAAAGAATGAGTCTTAAATTAAAAATAACAATACAAAAACAAAACAACAAAAAGAGATACAAACAGACTATATTGAAATTTAAAATTAAAAACAAAATTCCTCTTATTGGTTTATAACCTTAATTAAAAAATAATAAAAGAGAGAACCATATCAAATAAGATATGAAATCCTCTCCTTCATGAACAACATTTCTAATTTGTTAAAGAGCAAAAACTGATATCCATGTAACCTATAACACATATGAAATAGGAATAAAAATAAAATGCTAAACAGCAAAAGTTTTGCGAACTGCTATTTAAAAAAAAGAAAAGAACAACATTACACATGGTTATCAAAAAGATTGAAGAGAGCCCCTATCAATAAGGAGCTCTCCATTCAGATGTTATTCATCTTCAAACAGATCATTATTATCAACAGATGCCAAAGGTTCAGCCTCTGCTTTAGATTCAGCTTTACGGTTCAAAGACTCCCGGCGGCGCTCTGATTCTTTACGAACACGTTGAGTAGGACCATTATCCTTTTTATTGGTAGAAACACCAACAACAGGAGCAACATCCTGAGTCAACACACTCAGATCAAAATCATTAGCATCATCAGCACCAACAACATCAACGGTGCCAAATTCAACACTGCTATCTTCTTCAGAAACAGAAGAAGCCAAAGCACCAAGTTCAAAACCAGCAGAACGAGACAAACTATAATTTTGAACATTAATACGAGCAGTAACACACCAAGGAGCAGGAACAGCATTATCATCAGGTTCAAAACGAGATTCAAACCCAACAAGATTACCATTCTCAAAATGAATCACATCATTACGAGAAATTGCTTCTTCAAAAATTTCCGCGCGGGACAATCCATTGCGAACAGAAGCATTACCAATAGAAAACATAACAACACGAGCAAACGTTTCTTTACCATTCAAAGTATCAAAAGACACTTCACGACGACTAAACTGAGTACCAGTATATTCATCATCAGATACAGAACCGGCCGCGCCGGTATTACTAATACCATAAGTATAAGCAGGATATAAAATATCACATTCTTTATTGATATTAATAACACCTTTACCAATAATACGTAAAGAAGTATCAACAGCTAAACGAGAAAAAGCTTTAGGAGCTTTTCTAACATCAACTTGTTTAACAATACCATTAATAACAGCGGGAACAGTATCAAGTTTAAAAGAAGCTGTATCAACAACAATAGCATTACAAGCATTAGCAGGAATGTATAAAACAGCAGAATCAATCAAAGCACCAATAGAAATAAGACGAGCATATTCATCCAAATAATTTTTCAGATACGCCTTAAACGTAGCAATAGCGCCATTATTTCCAAGTGCTTTAGGTAAACGCTTGATTTCGTTGTTATTTAGCGATATAAACAAATCGCCAGAAGAAATTTCTTCAAAATATTTCCATGCAGTAAAGACGTTTAGAGCTTCACGATTCAGAATTGCATAATCAGACTGCGCAAAATCAGCTGAAGGACAAACAGGAAAAGTGGATAAACGAGATTCACTGATAGAGAGAGCATTAAACACAGGTTGCGTCTCTAACATATTGAAATTAAAGGCATTATTGTTACGAACTTTAGATGCACGCTCAGAATTTGTGTCATTTACACTGAAATGATAGCCATCATCAGCATTTATCGCGGCCCAGCAAGTTCTTTGGCGCTTTTGCTTGCTAAAAAGATTGTTTGAAATAAAATTCTTGATTGCAAAAAGGCTCACTGAAAAACCGCTAGGATGCTCTGAATCTTCTTTCACAGACAATTGATACAAAAGACGCGCATTTTCTTTCGATGGCAAATGCACAATTCCTGAAATGTTATGAAAAGTGTTCACTGTGTTTTGTTGTTCAAGATTCAAATTTTGGTCCAAATTTAAGTTCAAATCGTTCATTTTTCGATTCCTTCTAAAAAGATTGTTTACATTTGAGCGATAGCTCGTTCATTGAAGTTCGCCATTTTATTGGTTTCACTTCAAAAAATAACCGACATTTAGTTTACTTTAGTTCACTTCTTTTGGAATTGAGCGCTCTTATTCTTATTAAGGTTCACTTTTATTGGTTTACTTCTATCTCGCTTAGGGAACTTTTTCGTATTTTTCTCTCTTACCAATAGGAAAATATAGATTATGCGCGCCAGCGCTATCTTTTTCGGACTTTTTGTTCACTTTTAATCGGCCTGTTTTCACTCTCTAAAAAGGATGTGTTATCTTTCTTAGGGAGAATTTGACACTTCACTTATGAACCGATATCATTGTTTCTGATTTACTACGTATTTATTGATCTTTTAAGCGCTTCTATTATAAAAGTAAAGACTTTTCATTATGCCAAATATACTTTTTCTAATGGCGGCAAAGGGAAGCGAACTTATATTTTCAAGATTTCTTATTCAATTAAATTGTATTCTTGTGTTTCAGTTTCTTATTAAATAGATTTACATTCTTCTCTAAGCGTTGATATCACTTGTTTTGGAACTTGTCTCAAATATATAGAAATGCACTTCATTTTGAAACAGACACAACTGAGTTGATAAGAGTGTTTGTTTTCTCCGGGAGAAAACTTATAAATCTTTAACAACTGATGTACCAGCTGTTCAGAACCTACGTATTTATTAGACTTTTTCCTTATCATATAGGAAAAGTAAACTCAGTTCATTATATGGTATACACTTTTTCTAATGCTGGCTTCCGAGCGATGATAATCAAAACCTATAATCCTATGTATTTTTAGTATTCAATTTTTGTTTATTTACCATTATTCTGATTCACACTGTTTTTTGATTCCGCATGAATACTGGGTTCTTGGTTTTGGAAATCTAATAGTTTTCGCTCGCGTTCGTTCGCTCTCTAAAGGGATGTTTTATTTTCCTAGGGAGAATTAGAGAACCTGCTCTAAGATGTGCTATCTCTCCTAGTAAGATATCTTTGTTACCAATAGGATACAGACACATATTATTATTATTATTAATGAACAGTTTTACAATTACCGCCGCGCCGGTACTTTATTTGCGCACCTAGTTTATATGTCTTATTCCTTTATTGGTTATTAATACCATTAATAAAAGACTTAATGAACTTATTCTTAGATGTTTTATTTCTATTAATAGGAGAAACACATATTAAAAGATGTATGTTTATAATCAATAGGGAAATAGTTATACACTTCCCGCCGGGACGTTTTATTAAGTGCTACTAATAAGAACTGCACCCTCTTTATTAGGGATGGTTTTATTTAAATAGGATATTTATCTTCTATCGATAAGAGACAGACATTATAAATAAGAGAAATAAGATACAATCCCGCCGGTGAATTTTTATCATCAAAATGTGCTATCTAATTTATTTTGACTTAGTTCACTAACCAGCCTCGCCTGTATATCTTTTAATAAATTAAAAAACTGTAAACAGATTCTTTATGAACAATACCTCTATATTAATGAATTGTTATTCCTCTATTGATAGTGATACTTTTAAACTATAACAATCTTCGTAAGAAGCTTTAGATAGAGAAAACGGATCACACATTATACAGGTGTTTTAAATATTAAGGACGCTATCTTTATTATTAAAGTTCATAACAAAATATCTCGCGCCAGGTATTAACCTTATTCATGAACAGTATATCTTTTATTAAGAACTTAACTCTCTTAATTAGGATAGTTCACAATAACATTGCCGCCGGCACATTTAATAGTAAACTTTACAACTGGTGTTCACCATATTAATGCGTTCGCTTACACTTCCTTATCGCGCTTCGTGTTCACTCGCGCTATTGGTTCCTATCTCCTAACAACTGGATCTCGGTAAGAGTTGGGTTGTTATTTCTCAATAAATGGCCGACATACTTTTGCTAATGGATACTTCTTTTTCTTATTAGTATGTTTGTCATAAAAGAGCCGACACATTTGTATCGACTCTTCCTGTTCTAACTAAAGCCGCTTTGCGGATTTGTAATACTTGTTCATACGTAAATAGATGTCGCATTGGTTTTGTTCTCTTGGGATGTGTTTTACTTTTTCATTATCAATACGAGATACAGTGTATTGTGAATCTGTATAAATAACATCCGCGCCGGGATATTTTTCTAATGCTAACTGAACTGCTTTCAATTCAGCTTCATTATTATCCCCATTGAACATCTCTACATGACCTTCAAACATGAGTTCATCACAGTATCCAATCAAGTAGAGATTGTATCCAATACGTTTAGCATCACAATAGATGATAGACATCCTTAGGCAACATCTAATTCGCCGGCGAGACCTTTAGCAATCAAGCCTTTTTCACCAGAACGGCCGAAGTCTTTTGTTGTGGCTGCATCAACAATGCCTAGTACAGTGCGGAACACAGTAAACACCAAAGCGACAGCTGCTTTGACAATGTACCAAACACCATTAACCAGATAAGAGAATGCGCCTTTAGCAAAGTCCCAGCACAAACCAACTGTGTTTTTGAAACCAACAGTGATTTTGTGAGTCCAAGTTTCTTTTTCTTCTTCAGGTGTATTTTCTACAGCCGATGTCAACACTTCCATTGCCTGTACAGCTTCTTCTTCAGTTGCATGGGTTTGTTCTAATGCACCATAATAAGATTTAGCCGCGGCGTCTACAATTTCAATACCGGTTGCTTGTGTTAAAACATTGTTGGGATCAACTTTAACTTTGTATCCTTCCATTGCCAAAATGTAACGGCGAACAGTAGAGAACACATTACCAAATGATTCAGTTGAACCATCATAAGCATCAGCTGCTTCTTCGATTTGTTCAAACAGTTTAGCTTGAGCTTTGCCAGGTTTAACAGCTTTAACGATTTTAGCTGCTTCAGCTTTGTCTAGAGCAACAGATTCGGGAGTAAGATAGTTCACGCCAGGAACTTGTGCTTCAGGGAAAACGAATTGATTTTGTTTGGTAGGAGTAGTCATGGTAGTTACCTCTTCAGTTGGCTGGTTATCAGATTGGTTTTTGGTTTCTTCAACAATAGAAGAAAAGAACGCGGCCGCTAATGGACCAATGTCATTCAGAGACATAATCACATAATCTCCGACATAACATTTGTCACCTTCATTAGTGACAATTCCCTTATTGGTATAATAACCAACAAGAGATGCATATTCAGCACAAAGCTGAGAATGTTTTTGTTCAGCAACTTTTAATTGATTCGCAAACAAAGGTCCTTTCTTTTTAAAAGAAGGAATCTGTTGTTCTAAACGCTTTAATTCTGTTCGCACAATATTAAGACGTCTTTTCAACTTCGCCGCCGATAATGTTTTATCAATTTGAACAGTTTGCATATTAACCTCCAATGGTTAGTTATTCAAAAAATATTTATCAAAAAGAAACCGACATAAAGTATATCGATTTCCTATTGGTTAAACCAATCCTAAATGTCGTGCCAGTCCATCACTACAATTAAAACTAACAGTCCAAGTATTAGGATCGTATTGAATATTGCTAATAGAGTCACGACAAGTTACCCCGCGATGATTTTTAAAGATAAAGTTCATAGAACCGGCCATAGTTTCAGGTTGGAAACCTGTTTTGTCCATAAAAATACGAACATCAATTTGTAGTAACACGGCATTCTCCTTTTAATAAGGATTCAACATTACCATTGGTATCCAGTATTTCAACATCAACTTCTTTTGTAACTGGAGTAAACCAACGACTCTTTTCTAATTTGTTTGGAATGTCTTCTAAATAAGAATCCAATACGAAGCGAACGTAACGATTATTCATTGGGTTTGCTAACCAACGGAGTATTAGCATAGAAATAAGATGCCCAATAGGTAAAGCAATCAATACAAGAATAATCATAACAGTTGTAGGTAGAATCATTTTGAGTTCCTTTTCATATTAAGGTCCGACACAAGTGGAAATAGTACGCCTTCCGACAAGTGTATCTAAATTAAAAACACTTTCTCATAGGAATGCCGACAAGAGCCTTTGCACTCCCGCCGGCACTTTCTTTTTTATTTCCTAACTAAAGCTGCTCTCGCAGATTGATCATTCATAAAAGAATGAATCAATATCCATAACAATGAAATCTTTGTCATACATAACAATGTATTCATTATCGCCAGTGCAAATATTTAATTGCCTCCAATTGTTATAAATAGGTTTAACAGACAACAGGAATTCTCTTATTGATTCTTTATCAAACGGAGTTACTTCAACAACCAATCCATGTCCGCATTTATAGTAATTGCCACTACTATATTTCTCTGCTTGTTCGTAAAAATTGAAACCATCTAGAATATCTGGATTAATGAACTCTTCATCCTGATCAACAAGATAAGGAGACGGAAACTCACCATCAAACTGAAATTTTGATTTGGATAAGAACTCAATCAAATCATCTCCGATTTTAAGTGTAAAAGGTGTCAACAACATTTTGAACTCCTTACAAAGATATTAAATGAGAAACAGGATACCAATCTTCTGTATCAGACATATACATAGGGACAATAGAGCCATCCTCTAGCGTATCCATACGAACAGGGCAGCGTGGATATTCTTTCTTGAATTTCCAATATAGGCCCCATGCTCTTTTAGTTGGGTCATTTGTTCCTTTAAATCTAGAATCACGATACACCGCCGCGCGGGAAGTTTTCTTTTCTTCCTTGACTTGAGCACTGTGCAAATCTGATTCTAATCTTCCTATTGTTTGATTCGCTAATCCTAATTCAACAGATAGCTTTTCAACCATAGCAATCAATTCAGATTTAGTCTTTTTATTCAGATTCATTTCCGAACCCCTTTCAAATCAAATTCAAAATCACGATCATAAACAGCAGGACCATCTTTATACCACATACCATTAGGTAACAAACGATAAATAGTAACCATTTGACCAGGTTTCCAACTGTGACAACGATACACATAAACAGTATCAATACCAAGGGCACACAGTTCTTCTGCATATTGTGGATCCCGCGCATGATACATCAAGTCATCTAATGTTCCTTCTAAACGGAATTCAGGAAAAGAAGAACAAACAAATGCAACCTGATCTGCATAACGAGCCCATTGAATTAATGGAAAAACATTTTTCAAAGTTAGTTTAGCCATGATAAATCTCCTTGAGTTGGCTGTTGTTAAAAAGTGGATCTCTCAATCTGCGAAGCAGTTGTGAAGCTTGTCTTCACATATGGGACCGACATAAACGGTCCGAAATTAAGGAGAGATGAAACAATGAAAACGAAATGCTTTCATAAAAGTGCCGACACAAAATAGTTAACATTAGAGAAGCGTTTTCCATAATGAGCGATACTGGTATACGGAGTGAAACTGATAGATTTATAACAAATGGTGATGCGAGAAGGGGAGAAAGGATGCGCACCGACAAGGACATCTAGAATAACCATTTTGGTTGTTTATCCTTTCAAAAAGAAACCGACATATTTAATCGGTTTTTAAAATCAAGGAGAGTGAGAACATGAATTCTCAAAATGAAACCGACACGAACAAATACACAACTGCTATGTTGAACAGATGCACAAATGTCCGCGCCGGAGATACCTATTATTCTCCTATTGGTCAATAAAGATCCAAATAAGGATCACGGGCAATTTCATCAGAAAGCAAATCAATCTCCTGTTGATACCATTTTAAAGAACGAGGAACAATAAACTTACCAAGTGCCTCAACAATAAAAAGATAATCATCTTTAAGAACAGGAAAAGAAATAAAATTCTGACCAACAATACAACGAGTGTTAATATCAATACAATTAGCAATATTAAGACGAACCTCATTCAGATAAACAGTGAAAGGTCGTCCAGCCATTTCAACAGCAAAATCTGCACGCTCAGAGATAATACGATAGTCCACCTCAACAAAGTTTGAGAATACCTCGTAAGCAGAGGAAAGCGGAACACGAACTAAAAGCAATTTGTTAGACATTTTAAGTCTCCTTATAAAGGTTGTTTAAATTTTCACAGATACATCTTTCACAGAATATCCGACACAAAACGGTTGATATTCTGTATTGGTAGGGAAAATGGTGAATGGTTGATGTTTGGAGACCCTCGAGCCGCAAGGCGAGAGGGCCGGAGGGGCGAAGCCCCGGAGGGCCTCACTTGTCCTTCTTCCAGTTGATGTGATAATCATAAAGATATCTCCAACAACCATCTCTGCTCTCATCAAAGAGTCTCGGCAACAACAACTTCAACAGCCACTTCCTCTTTTTTAGCAGAAGCCATTGCTTTAACAATAGAAGCTTCTACAAGAGCTTTCTCAGCAGCTACTTTAAGGATAGAACCCATAGCGCCAATAGGAGCTTTAGCAAATTGAGCAGGTTTCACTTTGGCAAGCATTTTACCAAACACATTAACCATAGTGTTACGTTCAACATAAGAAACAAGATTGCCATTCATGCGAGTTGCAAATGTGGCGCTGTGGATTTTGTTCCAGAATGAACGTTGGTTTACGTTCACAATGTTAAACAGATTAAAGCTGTCAGTATGAACGTCATAACCTTCACCATTGTAATGATTTACTTGGCCAATACGAGACAAGCCATAAGTGTCTGCCATTGCATAGATGTTAGAAGCAACCAGCTCAGCTAAGTCAGAAGCACGGCTCAATTCAAAGTCACCTTTCATGATCAAAGCTTTCCATGCTTCAACACGGTTAATTTGTTCACCATGTTGAGCTTCACCCATCATGTAAACGTTTTCAACTACGTTAACTTCACCTTTGCTATGTTTCATGTTTGTAACAGCATCAGATTGAACAGCTAAACCATACGCGGCGATGATGTCATTAACAGTTTCTTCGGTCAAAACTTCACCGTTAAATATTTTCTTGCCAACCAAACCTTTCAAGAAAGGAATAGCAACAATCAAAGCATTTGTGTGTTTGCCTGTCATTTCTTTAGCAAGTGCAATTACTTTAACTGCATTTTGGAAATCATCACGGCTATAAGATTTAACACTTTCGCTATTGATCCATTTAGTTTTAACAACGCTAGAAACTTCATCTAGCAGGTATGCATATTGAGTGCCCCAACTAACAGATTTTTTAACTGAATCCAAAGTGAAGTTGGGTTGATTGTTCATACCAACCATTTCAAACACTGTAGCACGGTCGCCATCAGTGTCGTCTTGATTCAAGATGTGAACAATGGGATCTACATAAATGGCAGATGCTTCAACAATTGCGTTTAACTCTTTTTCGGCCTGCGATTCGTAGCTCATAACTGATTTAGCTTTAGCAGCCAGTTTACGAACGTTGTTTTCCATCAATACAGGGAATTTAATGAAGCCAACTGCGCCGTTGTTTTTGATCACTTTGGAAACTTTACGATCATTGCACCATACAGTGAAGTCATCCTCCAATTGGAATACAGTTACCAAGTTACGGCTGTTAACCAATTCGAATTGGAATGCCTCATTTGCAACAAACAGTTCTTCCAATGCTAAAGTATGTTTAGCAAAAGTTTTGTGTTCATCTTTGGCAAACGCTTCATTACGAATCATCATTGCAATAGAAGCGAATGTTTTGAACATATCGCCGCCAAGGAATTTCTTAGCACCTTCGCTATCAACGATAACACGGTTAACATCATTCCAGTATTGAGAACCTGGGAATACATATTCACGACCTTTGAAGGTCAAGGCGAAACCTTCTTCGAGATTGAATAAACCAGTCCAAGAGCCAACACCGTAATACAGGTTGTTAATAAATTGGTTCATAGTTTCAGCAATAGTCAAACCGCCGCGATCATCTTTTTTCAAAGATACGCATACAGATGAAACTGTACCGTTATTGATAAACAAACGACGCAAAGCAGAGGTGAATACTTGATCCATAACACGTTTAGTTTGAACCTCGTCAAATTTAGCAAGACGAGAGCCAGCTTTCAGATTGGGTAATTGAACCAAAGCATTGTTATCCATGGCAGCGTGAAGATAAGTTTCCAAAGCTTCTTTACCAAATTGAGCTTCGATTTGATGAGCTACTAACAAACCACCAAAGCCTTTTTTGTTAGCTTTAACAACTTCACCGTTGTCAATCATAACTTTCAATGCAACAACAGGAGAGTAGGTCATATCGCCAGCAACAACAGGAGCCAACAACTCACGGATGAGGGTAGTCTCTTCAGCTTCAGCAGCCTCTTCCTCGGTTTCTGTAACAAAGCCTTGGAAGAAATCAAACTCTTCTGTATCAACAGTATCCGCGCCATTTACAACTGGAGCATCAATTTTCTCTTTAAGAGTTTCAATACCCTGGTTACGAACATAACCTTGCAGACTGTAGAAATCAGAAACAAACAATTCTTCTTCAACGCAAGAGAAACCGTATTTCAAGCCATCAACTTCAACGTATTCCAAGTTGTCTTGAATCATTTTGTTCAGGTCTGCTACAAGCTCTTCATTTTTAGAGATATTAACCAAGAATTCGTCAAGATTAACTTCTTTTCCTTGAGTTTCTAAAATTGCATGAGCCAAACCAATAGTGCCAGATTTGAACATAGGCACAACAACTTCCGCGCCAAGTGCAGAAAGGATGCCATCAACAACACTGCTACCAGAATTGTATGCAACACCTTTAGCATGGTGTTTAGAAACAAAACGGAAGAAACCATATTGTTGCACCAACTCTTTAGTAGCTTGAGACATACCGCCGGCAAATGCTGCCAACAATTTGTTATTCATAGCACCTTCAGGAGCAACAGCAGAACCATCAACATTAGTAACAGTAGTCAATACAGCTAAACGACGTTTACCAATAGAGACTTTATTACCTCTATTGGTTTCCAACACCATACGGGCAATAGCTTTTTTAGCATCATAAACGCTCAGTACAGTATCACCAAGATAAGAGGCAACCATAGATGATTCATGTTCCCATGTTACCAAATTGCGGTTCATCAATTTGTGGCTGATATCTGCTGAAGTGTTAACCAAGAATGCAGAGATAGTTTCTTCGCCTTTGAAATACTCTTTCAGTTTAAACAAGATTTCTTTATCAAAGCAAATCGCCTCACGAGTAGCAATATCTTCCGCTACATCAGATTGCATACCGGCAAACAATTGAGAATTCACTTCCAAGTTAGTTGGAATGAAGTATTGCAAACCAGCACGTTCTTGCATTGCTTTAAAGTTATCTTTAGCATGTGCATCTTTGGCCAAAGAAACCAATGCAGCCAGTAATAGGTTGCCGTTAGTGATGCGAACACCATAAGTTGTTTTACGGGTTAACTCTTTACCATTAACAGACTCTTTGGCAGTATGAGTCGCTGTCAAGAAGCAGCGAGACAACAATGTATTCATATTCTCACGAGTGGCAATTGCCCAAGTTGCCAATTTGAAGCTTTGACTAACATTGAAGATTTTTCCAAAGTTTTCTGCATCAGCAGGAAGCTGGCCATTCACTTTTGAGAAATAAACTTCAAGTGATTTAGCAATAACTTCGCCACCTTTAACGTCTGCTACTACATCAGCGGCAGTTGTTTTGAACTCACCAAATGAGGTTTTCAAGAATACAACACCGCCTTGTTTTGCAGTGCGCAATGTAGAAGATACAGCTTGAATAGATTGTTTATCTTCAGTGCTGAGGTTTACTTTACGGACGATTTCGATATCAGTTTTCATGGTAGTCTCTCCAGATTTTTGTGAAACTTCTGCTTCACGAGTTGTTAAAATAAAATCAGAAGAAGCTTTTTCTTCTGTTTGTTTTACTACTTTTTTAGCACATTTCAGACGAGCTTTTGATGCAACCTCTTTGGCTTTGAAACCGCGGAAGTCTTCTTTGTTAATAACTGCTACAACCATTTCTTCTTCATATTGTGCTTCATTACGAACACATACAATAATTGCATCAGTGTGCAACTGTGGAATAGATTTATTAGTAGCATAGTAAACAACTACTTCATAATCGCCGCCGGTAATTTCTTCTTCAAAGCGAACTTCTTTGATAGCAGCGAATTGAGAAGCAACAGTGCCTAAAGTGCCAATAGTAGATACTTCTAATTTACGAGCAGCTTCAACAACAGTTGCAACAGTTTGGTTTACAGTGTTAAATTTAGTCATGATAACTCTCCTTAATGAGTTGCGCTTGGGTCCTAGGACGACTAATCCTAGATAGCATTTATAATAAAAATTTGAGAGACCCTATTCTCTATTTGATACCCTATTATTTTTAGGGCGCTATGTTTAAATATATCCTATATACGTGTAAAGGCATATTAATAATGAAAGCCTAAACAAATATATCTAATACTAACGGATACATTTAATTTTATTTTCTTCTATTGATATTTGATTTATTTATCAATCGATAGAAGAATAACTTCATCATCTGTATTGATTGCTTTTATACATTTAAGCAATCAGTTAATATATGTATGCGCGATGATGTAGTAACATGCATATAGATAAGAAAGAGATCTTAGTTATTGATCACTCTCTCAATTTTAGTGTGTTGTTGTTCAATGCTATGTTTAGCAGCTTTAAGGCAAGATACAGCAGCAAAGGTTGCGACTGCCACAGTACCAATTACAAGTGCTATGCGAGCAGCACTACGAATTTCTTCAGAGTAAGAAGAAACAAAAGTTACAAAGCGATTAAAAACAGTGTTTTGGTTACGTTTAGCCATGATATTACTCCTTCATATTGAGTAGTTAAATAAAAAGAACACATATGAATGGCTGTTCACATGTGTCCATAAGAGTCTTTTATAAGTAGTAGTTAAAAGAGAACTACTTAATGATTTTGCACTAAAATCAGCGCGGGATAATTAATATATTTTAGATGTCATTAATCACAACATCTGATGTATTATATTTGCAAGCTACATCATCGCTTAGAACTCTATTTATTAAATAGGTTCACAGAATGCCCAAGAGCAATGATACACACTAGCACCATCTGCATCATTCATACAAATAGCATCAACAGGTGTAACAACTCTAAGAATGATAGGATTTCCTCCTATTGATCTAGCTGCTCTACCAGCATAGATACGAGCTAAACCAAGATCATGAGTATAAAACACACGATCAAGATTTTTCTTTCTTCCTTTTTCTGATAATGAATCAGTTACAACAGGTGGAAGAAGAATAAAATTAATTCCATTAGCATCTGTTGTTCCATGATAGTAAATTCTATTCATAACATTTCTCCAATTAAAAATAAAAAACGATTAACGCTTCCCCAATGAATATGATCAATGCATATACATATGGATTCATATTGTATTGGTATATTCAACCCAGGGGGCAAATCCCGGATACACCCCCATGTTGCAGAGGAGCTATAATACACACCTGGTACCCAACCTCATTTTGAGAAATTTTAGTATCAGGTGTGAGACAAGTTTCTGTGAAACATCTACACACCAGATCCCTGCGCGTAAAATATTCAAAATAAAACACCATTTAAGAACCGCAAGCAGGAGATCTGGTGTGAGTCAAACTTCTGTGAAGTTTTGGACACACCAAGTGCATAGCTGTGAAACCTATCATACAATTGATGTGAATCAATTCTGACGTGAGTCGGGTATATCTCTCCCTACATCTCACCCAGGGGGCTCTTATCTGTCTCTCTACTTTCTCTCTTATATCTCTCATCTCATTTTTATTTTTATATGTTTTATTTCCCTATAGTGATTTCGGTTAATCAATCATGGTGAAGATGATTTTTATCATTTGAACTATGATTGTTTGCATCATCTTTAAGATAATTGTCTGCGTTAGCAGATTTAGCTAGAATTTGATCAATAGACAATCAATTGTTTTTATGATAGTTGCTATGTGGTAAGATGTGCTATCAGGCTTTGTGCTTGAACTTTTGCAAAAGATTATTTATTTTTATACATGTATGAAAGGAGTTATTACTTATGAGTCTTGCTCAAAGTATTTATACTCAAACTAGAAAGTTTTTATATGATAGCGCTAAAGAAGCTCAGTATGCTAGAGGTGCTGCTATTTTAGGTGCTGGTGGTGCTGCTTATGGTGCTTTTAGAGGTGTTACTTCCGATAATACTACTGTTATGGGTGGTAGTGTTGGTGGTGGTACTTTTGGTGCTGCTTTAGGTGTTGGTGCTGCATATGCTTTACACAAAAATGCCGGCGCGAGGTCTTTTCTTAAAGACATTCATGCTTCTGCTTTTGGTGTTAATGCAAGAGCTAAGAATTTAGCTGAAAGAATGGAAAACACTGGTGTTCCTCTTGGTGGCATTAGCCCTCACAATAGATATAATAATGCTGAAGCATATATGAACAGTTTCGAAGGATTTGCTGGCAAGAATGCAAATGAAAGTCAAGGTATTCTTGGCGGATTAGGATCTGTTGTTCATGAGAAAGAAGATGTCACTCGTGCTTTCAATAGAAACAAAGGTTTCTTTGATGAAGGTGATGCTAGATTCACTGATGATGTCCGAGCTAAGAGAGATGCTTTCTTTTCTAAGGAGATTGAATGATGGCTGGAATAGGCGAATTTTTAACTAGAGGAGCTAGGAAACTTGGTGAAGCTGGTTTGACTGATGCAGATAGGGCCGCGGCGAGGGCTCTTCATTCTAATATGGACAATTCAACCAGATTAGAAAGAATGATGCATAACAATGGTGTTTTAACTGCCGGCGATGTGAAATCTCGTTTGTTTTCCTCTGCTATGACTGGTGGTGCTGTTGCTGCTCCGTTTGGTTTGGCTGTTGCCTCTGGGACCGGATCTGACACAACTTTTTCCGACACTATGCAGTTTGCTGCTGCTGGTGCTGCTATTGGTGGACTGATTTCTGCTGGTATCAATGCCAGAAGAGGTAGGCTTGGTAGAATTGTCACTGATGCTAAATCATTCGCGCATGGTGTGAACACTAAGCAAGAGTCTATGAAAGTGAATTTTGCTAAGGCATTGTTCACTGATGAGTCCACTCTTCAACAAGAAGCTAAAGCTGCATTTAAGAATCAAAAGGGTTATGATGATGCTATCCGTAAGTTCAATCGTAATTTTGCTGGACAAACTAATGGCGCTCAAAGTGGTGCTGGTTTCAGTTTTAATGACAGCATTAAGAATGCAGCGAATCAAATGAAAGAAGCTGTGCTTGGAACTGCCAATACTCAGGCATCTAAAATGTCTGGATTTAATCCTGGTAAATTGAGAATTGGGCCGGAGGTCACTCCAAAAATACCCCCTGCTGCTCAGAGAGAATCACTGACTCAAAGAGCTATGCAGACTGCTATGGATAGATCTGAACAGAATCGTAGACAAGCAATGCAAATTGGTTTGAATAATCGTGTTGCTAACGCATATGAGGGAACATCTTGGGCTCAGGCTGAATCTAAGCTTGCTCAAAAAGGTTTGAATGCTAGACTGATGGATGCAGTGAATTCTCCAAATGTTTCTGCTAGAGCTATTAATGATGCATTTGATAGACGTCAAGGGATTTCTGCTTCTGCAACATCAAGACTGAAAGCCGGAAGATCAATGTCAACTGAATCTGTTTTCGCTGGAAGTAAAACCTATTCTGGATTGAACAGTGGGGGTGCTAATTGGACTGGAGCTAACAGTTCTAGATTTTCAGGAGGGTACAATAGCAAAAAAGTTCGCAGATACGGTTAAATATATTTTCAGGGAAGGAGAATTGGCAACTCTTCTTAAGGTTTTATAAATGGAAAACAACACAAATCAAAATGTTGGCGCGGGGAGTAGTAATAGATCCCGTCCAAAACGAGATCATAAACAACAAAATCCTCAACAAAGGCAACAACAAATGGGTCAACCAAGAGATATGATGTTCGGGATTACAATTCCTAGAACAATAGGAGTCTCTGCCCTCCTATCTGCTTTTTCAATGGTTCTATATATTGCATGGGTTGTAGCAGGAATCAACAGTAAAATTGATAACTCTGTCGATCAGATTGAACAAACAAAAAGAGAGCTTCAACAACTTAAAAGTGAGATCGTAACTCGTTCCGAATTGGCAATCCAATTGCAATCAATGCAAAGGGATATCGATCGGGTTAATAACCAGATGCATGAAACACGCTCTAGTGTGAATGATTTGGACAAAGAGTTGAAATCTCTTATTAGGGAAACTAGCAAAAGATGATAGAAATTATAAAGAGAAATTTGGCACTGTTCGTTTCTAGAAAACTGTTCTTTTCTCTTTTTATCTTTTTGTCTTGTTGTGTTTTATTGGACCGCGGGAAACTTGTATCTACATCATTTGAGATGATTACTATTTCTATTGTTGCTGCTTATTTAACATCTAATGTAGCAACTAGATACACTGTTGGTAGAGATGGTTTCACCGCGGATTCATATGGGCAAAGAAGAAAGGCTCTCCCTTCTCCAGATGAGGGGACAGAGGAGGAGCCCGAAGAAGAATCCACAATGGAGGAAAGAGGGTTTATGTCTAAGATTAAGGTGAGCAAATGATCCTTGAAAGACTTAAACAAAATTCATCTATCAAACGTAAGTTTGGTGTTCACGGCCGGATTAAATTAAAACTTAAAGACGGTTCTGAAAAAATGATTTACACCCTTGAATCTCCATGGGATTTTAATGAAGATGAAAAGAATGGAATAGTTGGCTTATCATGTGTCAATGAGGGCAGCTATAATATTATTATAGAAGAATCTCCTGTGCTTGGAATTAAAGTCCCTTTTATTGTTAATACTAGTCTAAATGTTCAATTAAGACAAAAAGATAATGCGATTGACAGAACAGGACATGCTTTAGTTCCAAAAAACGATATAGATGTGTTCAGTATCTATGGCAGATATATTCTTATTGGATCAGATATTCTTCGTCACAATGAAGGATTCTATGAACCTACTGATGGAACAATTGCTTTAAGTTACCTTATGGAACATATCAAAGAAAATGGGGATAATAAATTGGTGATAAAATGGCTATAACTAAATATGAAAAACTTTCTAAAGCTGGAGAAGATCTAATTAAGGGATTTGAAGGCTTTATTGATCATGCCTACAATGATGGCGTAGGAATTATGACAATTGGTTGGGGGCATGCAATTAAAGCTGGAGAATCTTTTCCTCCTCAAATATCAATAGAGGAAGCGGATGAAGTCTTCAGAAAAGACGTTCAGTTCGCTATTGATGCTGTTAATAAAATAGTAACAGTTGAATTGTCTCAAAATCAATTTGATGCGCTTGTTTCATTTGTCTTCAATACCGGTGTTACAGCATTTAAAAATTCTACTCTATTAAGAGAATTAAATTCTGGCAATTATGATATAGCGGCCGAAGAATTTAAAAAATGGAACAAAGGGACAGTTAACGGAAAGAAAGTTGAACTGAAAGGTTTAACAAAAAGACGCAATGCCGAATCTGAATTGTTTAAAACAAAACAATGTGAAGGTGCAGAATGTTTCTTTGCCTAAAATAAAAGGACCACAGGTTAATTCCTGTGGTCTTATTTTTGTCTGTTTAATTTAGTTCAATTTCAAATTCAATCAGATGGAAGTCTGTGTCGCCTGTAATTTCTGCTGACACTAGGATTGAGAAGCCGTTTGTTCGCTCACCATTTTCATTGTATGTAAATGAATGTGATACATCGACTGTGTATCCGTTTCGTGTTTCCTCGGGATTAAGAATTCGCCCAAGAGCCGTATTGAGTTGTGCGCTTAGTAAATATGGAGATCTTGTTTCTGTTGCATGTTCGCTACAGTTTGATAAGGTTTCCAATATAGATTGTTTCAATTCCGAAATCAGTGCAGCATCTTCTGGCGTTACATCAGGACTAATTCCGGATTCATCGACCATGTAAAAAATCCCGTCTGGAAGTGTTGTATGGCTAAGTCTTACTAGCGGAATAGTTGATGATCCATCTGTCATTTCTTCCATTGATGTAGAATCTCCTGCACAAATTAGATCTGTGATATGTTCTGATTCATCTATAAAAACTTCTGTTGGCCTAGTGCCATCTATTTCAGGAGGATTAACCCATACTTGGTCAGGCTCCTCGATAAATGCTTTAAGTTCTTCAAAAGACATATTGCCACCTGAGGAATGAGTGGTTGGCGCCTCTCTTAAATCGGTTACGTTTATAACCTGACCAGTAACAAGATCTTTATTTCCGTTAAAGATAAAATCTTTTAGTTCGTTTTGAGTTAGTACATTGGGTTGCATCTGAATGATCCTTTATATGCTTCCATAATTTCAATATATGGTGTTGGGAAGTTTCTGTGTAATTTATTAACTGTTGTATCGTCTGTCACTTCGATATACAAGTTATCTTGATTGTATTTGTTTTCATATACTTCTGCCTCTTCTTGGTAAGTGTGGTTAATATAGTCAACCAATGCGCGAGGAGAGTTAAATGGGTTATCAGATTCATTTGGGAATCTATCATCAATTTCTGATTTTATTGTTTTTGGCAAATTTAAAACAATTTGCATATCTTTATGTGGAACATATTTAATTCCTCTATTGTAATTGATTGCCGAGTTAAACAGCATAACAATGATTTCTTTTAGAGGAACAACGTAGCCGTCTAGGCTTTGTTCTAGGATTATCGAGTAATTGATATTATTCTTAATTTGTTTAAACTCTGGTTCACCAGTTTCTTCATTTACTGTCTCAACAGTTGTTGTACGAACAATACGGTAAGTCAACAGGGCAGTTGATAAGATAAATTTATTTTCTAATTCTTCCATGCCAGTCATGGATTTCCGTTCTTCTTTTGAAACAAGATAGATAACTGGGTAAATATCTAGTCTTTCTAATTCAAATTCGCTGAAACCCATATAGTTTTCATAGAAAATCTTTCCTAGTTTTTCTGAGACTACATCATTCGCGGCCCACACATCTGTTTCGAGAGTCTTATCATTAAAAGATAATCTTGGTTGTGCACACCAAGCTGATACATATGCCAGATTGTGAAATGTCAATCTCTCTGGCTGAGATTGTAAATAACGGTCAGTTAAAAAATCGCCTTTAAGCATCTTATAATTCCTTTTTATTGTTTTATTTTCTATTGAACAGTTCTGTAGAGTCAACTACGGTTCGAATTTTACTAATTTTCGAAAACCATGTCAAGTTTTTTCTGAAAATATTGTTGTAAAAATATGTTCATAATTTGTTAAGAAACTTTTACACTATTTTGGAAAAATTCTTCTTGACAGGAATTGGGGAAAATATGATATAATGCATTCATGCTTTAAGTGAAAGGAAATATCCGTGTCGGGATAAACTACGGCTTCCGGATTCCTGGATAGAGCATCTCATAGGAAAGTACCGTTAGAAAGATCAACTCGTAATTGATTGAGTATAAATAACCTCTAGAGGGAGGTCGCGGGAAACTATGATGAAACTCCTAGAAGTGGGCGTGCCTGGCAGAAGGAGTAGGTCGAAAACTGGTTGCTGAAGCAGCGTAAGCTCCCTGATGTAAGCTCCCTGAATAAATTCACAGCAATACATCAAAGCAATATGAGAGTTGGCCAGTATAAATAAATTCCCTGTTAACAGGAAGAGGGTTTGCAAATCCAATGTCGGGAGACACGGACCTCATGGGAAGAAGAAACAACTCTAGTGTTAGAGAGATACTGTTAATGAGCTCTAACATGTTCAAATATCTTATTTAAGGTTTACGAGACTTACGGAATATTTGTTCTAACTGCAACTGGAAGGGTAGAGATAGACGGACTAATAATCCGCCGCCGTGATCGCCGTGTAATAGCGGGAGTTATGGAACTTATGCAACATGACCATAGCTGAGCAAATGTGTTAGATCTCGCTCAACAAGACGAATGACCTCTGTGCGGAGAAAATAGTTTAAAGTAGTATTAAGTAGTAGTAAATTGTAATTATTTTTTCTGAATCGTCGACACAGGCCAGGCCCTTAGTGTAGCTATAGTATTTGTAATGTTTCCTAAATGGCTTTCAAAACAAAGAGTTAACATCTCGGCGCCATTAAGTAAACAATCTTAAATTGATTACATTTGACTACAAATCCTAAGCTACAAAACTTAAGGATCTTATTTAGACAACATTTCAAATTGTTGTTTTGAACATCATAACAAATGTTGTACATCAGTTGTAATTGATAGCATCACTAAATAAGATCTTGGGATCCTAAACAACATTGTTTAGTCTCCTAACGCAGAGCTACAAAAGCTCTGCTAATAGAAACCTTAGAATAGAAAGCAATCAGTTTCTATTTACGGATCCTAAACAATAGAAAACAATCATTTTAAAAAGAAAAACAATCAAATATTGTTTAGTAGAACATTTCCCTATTGGTCTATATCAAATAGATGTAATTCAAACCAACAGGAAAATGTTACAAATACTAGGTTTGAGATTCAATACAAAGAAATTGGAAATCAAAACAAATTTTAGAAACCTAAATATATTAGAGAACTTATTTCTCTATTGGTTTATAAAAAATAGAAAACTTAAAAGCAAAGCTTAGAAGCTTTGCTATGAAACAATAGGAAAATAGAAATCAAGAAAACTGAATTTCATCTACTTTATTTTGAGATCTTAAAAAACAGTTGAATTGATTCCTTAAAAATTGAACCAATAGGAAAATAAGATCTTATATAACAGATTCCTATATAAGAAATTGTTTTACTTGAACAGTTAGTTAAATATTTTTAAACCTTAATCAGGAGTAGCTTAACGCTACTCCTTTTTTGTTTATCTGTAATTCTTGAACAGCCATCTATTTGAACTGATAGTTATCTATTTCCTCTATTGGTAATTAATAATAAATGAAGACTTTATCTGAAAGTATTTTAGATGTATTCTTCTAAATTATTGACTCTAACCAAGAGTCATGTTGTATTTGAAAAGGAAATCCTATTTGCGATAGGAAATAATTTAGACTATACTAAACTTTATCAGATTAAATAAGAAAAGAATTTTATTTGTAAAAAATATTTTGTAGACCTTTTAATAATACGAGTCTATTTGTTATCTCTATTTCACGGTCTTTTTAGTATTGAATTAAAATATCTATAATAACATTTTTAGGAAAAGAAAATTAATGTATAACAACCTAACTGGGAACGTATCCCAAGAAGAATTGGCCAATATGTTCACATTGGCAAACAAGCTTACCAATAAAAAAGGAGAAATGGATCTTCAAAAAGATATAGCCCATGTTAGAGAAGATCTTCCAACATTGAGAGATTCAGATATCAAAAAAGAAGTAACAGAAAATCCTATTGTTTTTGTTAAATCTGGATTAAAACTTCACGGCGATAAGCTTAGTCGTTTAGATTATCTAAGTGCTCTTGATATTGATGAGGGAGCATATGAGATGATGGCTATGACGCCAGAAGAAGCACAAAGATTCCATCGTAGCATTATAAAGACAACTACCGGCGGGATACTTAAAGCCGCGCCAATGCAATGCAGAGGGTCTAAATGCCATTTCAAAGAAACCTGTTTAACAGGCGATACAATCGTTTTAATGTATGACGGATCATACAGGCAAATAAAAGATATTACAAAACGAGACAGAATTTGGAGCTTCTCAGAAAAAGAGAAAAGAATGACTGAGGACTTCGCAAACTGCCACTCACAATCAATGGGTGTTAAACCGGTATTCCTTTTAACAACAAAACATGGGCACTATATTAAATGTACATCAGATCATTTGTTTTATGCAAAAGATGGCAACAATAAATATTGTTATATCTCTATTGATACTGGTTTACGTCCAGGCGTAAAATTATTATTTACAGATGGATTCTACAATAAACATCTAGAAGATGGTTTAGCTCCATGTAAAGAATATGGTGATGTATTCGTAACTGAGATTCTTTCTATAGAACCGGCCGGAGAAGAAGAGGTATTTGATATCTCTGTATTGGCCAATAAAAACTTTTTTGCTAACGGCCTTCTTGTTCACAATTGTGAACTGTACAAAATGAACAAGGCTCCAGTTGGAGCACCATGCCCATATGAACAAGCATATCTAAGAGAGCAAGCTGGAAGATATTTTGAAGAGTTCGATGTTACTCCTGATAAGCCAACAGAAATGAATCTGGTGTCAGAACTGGCGGAAATGGATATGTACGAAAGAAGGGTAACTATGCTTTTAGCAATGAAAGACCAAGATTTATCTCAGGAAGATATAGTCGGCTTTTCAGAAGATGGTAGCCCTATTATCAAAGAAGACGTATCCAAATATTTCAACATTAAAGAGCGAATCAAAAAACAGCGTCTCAAAAATCTTGAAGCATTATTGGCAACCAAAAAAGAGAGAGCAAAAGTTGCGTCTCAAATTTCAAATACTACTGCTAATCCAAATAGAGAAAGCCTTAAAGATAAAATTGATATGCTGCTAAAAGCCAGATCGGAAAATACATCTGGATTTGTTGACCCATCTGTACAGGAACTTTTAAAATGAGAAGTAGAAGAACTAGATTAAGAGAGAAAAAAGAGGGCAAGAAAAAAGAGCACATTAAAAAGAATGGCGCCTTCTTTAATAAAGATGGAAAATACAAAACTGGTCATTTCTATTCTAGAAAAATGCAAACAAAAGTTGTTTACAAATCTTCATATGAGTACACATTTTATAAATATTTAGAGTCCAATACAGAAGTTGTTAAATTCTTTTTGGAACCAATAAAGATTCCATATGTGGATGCAGACGGATTAAGAAAGAATTACATTCCAGATTGCCTTGTTTTGTATTCTGATGGAAGAATGGAGCTGTGTGAGATAAAGCCCTCAAATGCTCTTAAGGCTATTAATGTAAGGAGAAAAGCTCGCGCGGCTGTTAATTATTTAAAAGAACACTCTCCGAATGTTACATACCGATTTGTAACAGAAAAAGAGATTTTTAAAATTGATTCAGATTACAAAAAGGTTTTAAAGGAACTTAAAAAATGACACCATTCAAAACTGTCCACTCATTAGACTTTGAAACAACTGGAATAGATCCTAATTCTTCTATTGATGTGGTAGAGAATGGAATCATAAAAAAGAAACTTAAACCAAGAATCTGGTCAGCAGGTGTATACACAGAGGGTCGCAGTGGAGTTGAGGCAATCTTTGATACAGACTCCACTGGCGCTGCAAGAAGAGAAGAGGCAGCAGTCTTATCTAAAAATAAGTTTTACAACACAAACCAAGAGTACAAAGACTATGTATCTGGTAAGAAACATCATATAAATCCAAATTCAAAAGAAGTGAAGTTCGTCTACAATGACGGGAATAAAGGCGTATCGCATTTTATGGACTCCGTATTTAAGGCGGAGGACAGTGGGATGATTCTTGTACAGAACTTAGCATTTGAAAGAAAACATTTATCAGCAGCAGAGGGCGACGTTTCAGGATATTTGACATCAAATATGTTTGAACAGAACCTTAATGGCAAAACAAAACTGTATGCGCCATCAGGTGTAACCAATGCAAAAAGAAAATTAAAGGGCGCACTCAGCATTGCAGAGAAAGATAAAATCTATGATGAGGTTATTTCTGAATATGAGAAGGCTGACATCAAAATTAGACAAGAAGCTGAAAGACGTGCTAAAAATGCGGTAAAAGGTAAACAGCCAGCAAATATATTTTATGCGGCGGACCTTATGGATTTTTCAAAAGCAACATTAACAAAAGCTGCAGCAAAGGGATTTATACCAGAGTCCGTTGTGGAAAACGGAACAAGTATTGAATTTTTGGCTAAAATGGTTCTTGGAGAAACAGAGTCCCACGGAGCATTGTCAGATGCAAAACAGCAAACAAGAATCTTTCGTAGAATGCTGGATATTAGAAATCAACTAATGTCTCCGAATGGACTGTCTCAAGAAAATGCAGAGCTACTTAAAAAAATGAAAGCGGTCAGCGGTACATTAAAAGAAAAAGCCGCGGCCAAATCTGTGCTATCCAACATTGACAAACTAAGAGAAAACGGTACTCTTGATATAAGAGAACAAATAGGTTCTACACATATAGAAACAAAAGACATTATAACTGGTGAAGTAAACAAGGTTGAGTCAACAAGATTTAGACCAGTAGAATCTGAAACATCTGGACTTGCTAAAATCTCTGAGCTTATCAATTCTAGATACAAAGGAACCAAAGCGGCAGATGAGTTCAATAAAATTTTAGAAATTCATAAAGGCGACACGCCTGCAATCCTCGACGCATTAAAAAATGATGACTTGGTTAAAAAGTTAGAGGATATTCAATCTAGATCAGAAGATCTCATAGATAAGGTCTCTATGGGCTCAGAATTGACCCAGGAGGACGCATCAATCGTTAGAGAGGCTAACTCATCAGAAAGACAGTCATCGCGATCTGGAGGCGTTATAACCCGCCTAGAAGAGGAATATACAAAGGCTAGGAATAAGCATCAGTTCCTAAAAGATATCCTACCAGAAAATGCAAAGCATGGTTTACTAGGACTTGGTGCAGCTGCTATTGGTGGTGGTTTATTATTAGCAAGTGATTCAAACGATGCGAGCTTAAGAGTTAAAAAGATAAAAGAAAAACAAGAAAGATTAGATATGCAACAATACAACGATCCTACATTTAGACAGTTCTCTGGTTTAGATTATCAAATGCCAGCCGGCGTAGGCATGGCTAATAGAAAAGCATACAATCATTCTTATGAATATTAGGACTTAACGAATGCAAAATAATCAACAAGAAGATTTAAAAAGTTGGGCAAGAGAACAAGTCCAAAAGGGTAGAGAAAAAGCAGCAGGTGTTAGGTCTAGATTCGATCAACTAAAACTTGAGGCAGGCGATAGAGGTAGCGGTCATGATGCTATGCACCTATCTAAAATGATAATGCAACAAGATAAGGATGGCAATACATCCAGAAGACTTGCATTCGATATTCAAAAAATTGCTGGCAATAGCTCAGGCGGATTGCATGATGACCTTGCTGAAAAATTTCTTGGATCAGGTAAAAGTGTAAAAGAGGCCTTAGATACAAAGGCAATATCATCTGCAAGAAATAAAACTGCAGCACAAAGAAGATTTGGCTCAAGAATAGGATCAGAAGATTGGAAACTGACACAACCAACTAGAGGCGGCGGTGTACAGAACATGTATGCCTTCAAGAATTTCGAATCTTTTGTTTCTGCCGGAGCTACTGACCATCTTAGCAGAGCAGCAACATTTGCAGCTGGTAGAGGTGCCAGAGCAGACTTAATGAACTCTCTAGGATTTCTAACGAAACATCAAAAAAATATCCTAGCATCAACAACAGCTAGCAAAATGGACAAACTTTCAGCAGGAATGGGTGCATATCTTGGTGCAGCATTCGTTCTTAATGGATCTATGGAATATCTTGTAGGAGATAAAGAATCAACATTGACAGACAATGCGGCAACAAATGCGATAGGCATGGGTTTGTCATTCGCGGGCGGTACATATGCATTTAGAACCACCAAAGAATTGACACATGCTGCCACATCTCTTATTGGTACAGGAAGCTTAGGCATTAAGGCTGGTGGAAAATTAGGATTGCTTGGTAGAGCACTTGGCGCGGGAAAATGGTTAGTGGGTGCAGGTGTTGGGACTGGGGCATTTTTAGCAGCTAATACAGCTATTGATGCAGGCGTAGATATATTCAAGTCGGCAGCCAATAATGAAAATGCAGCAAGTAGACTCAAGAAAACTATTTACAGCGGAGATACAACAGTAGATGCAAGTGTTAGTACAAATCAGCTTTTAACAAGCAGACAAAGAGCCATGAGTAAACTTGCTAAGTCATCTCTAAATGATAGAGGATACGTTATGGGCAATGAAGCTATGATTCTTAAAGGTATTTATCAATGAGTAAAGTTATAGAGATAATTGACCAAGAGAGAATAAAAGAAGAGCGAAGATCCCAAATGGAATCATCTTCTTCTATTATGGATCTCTATAATATGAGCTGGCAGGATTATTTAAAAAAGAAAAATTATGACAAAGATGTTAAAAACATGTGTCGAAATTGCCAGCAAGAACAGATAAGAAAGTATGGTAAAATCACTATTAAATGCTCTGGGCCTAAAACAATAGATGTCTTACCGGAGGATATTATTTCTAGTTTAACAGCAGAAGAATATGAAGAAGCTAAACAAGAAATGGAACCATATTACTGGGCAGAAAAGAATATAGATATCCACCAAAGAGACCCTGATAAACGGCTATTTGTCCCAAGATGGTACCAAAAAATTCAGCTGAGTTGCAGTTCTAACAAAAAGGCTATCAGATGTGGTCGTCGCGCCGGCAAATCATATGGTCTTGCGTTGGATATAACAAACAGACTAATGGTTAATTCTAATTATCAGGTACTTGTAGTTACACCATTTCTTTCTCAGGCCAAAGAACTTGCAGACACAGTTAGAAAATTGATAAGAGCTATTAACCCTGAGCTTGGAGATTGGGATTCATTGGTTAAGAGATCAGTAACATCGCCTTACCAGGAAATACAGTTAACAAACGGCTCTACATTTAAAGCATTCACAGCTGGCAATGATAATGCAAATGCGGTACGTGGCCAAGGTGCGCACCTTATTGTAATTGATGAGGCAGATTTCTTGTCGCAAGAAGCATTTGACTCCATTATGGCAATCTTAATGGATAAGCCAAACACAGAAATTATTTGTACATCAACGCCTATGGGTGAGAACATTATGTACAAACTTTCTCAATCTCCGGAGTATAAAGAGTTTCATTTTCCTTCGTTTGTTATTCCTCATTATAATGACGATATGGATAAGGCCAATAGAGAAAACCTATCTATCATGGGATATACGCAAGAAATCCAGTCGGAATTCGGCCTTGACGATAATGCAGTATTTCAACCTGACTTTATTAATGAAGCAATTAAAAATGAAGTACAGGCTCCTGTGACAGATGTGATATCTAATCGCCAGAATTATATTGTATCATTGGGATGTGACTGGAATGCGGATAAAGTTGGTACACGTATAGTTATTCTTGCATATTCAAAAATAGAAAAGAAAATATTTGTTGCCTCAATTGACAATGTAAGAAGAGAGGGCTGGACACAGGTTGCAGCTGTACAAAAGATTGTTGATCTTAATAGAAAATTTGAGCCAGATTATCTATATGTAGATGAAGGGTTTGGCGAAGCAAACGTCCAACAATTGAAATTGATTGCTGTAAGTAATTATGGCAAACTGCCAAAAGACCACCCTGATCTACGATTGAATAATGTTACACCAGTAAACTTCGCATCAACATTAGAACTAAGAGACGTTGTAACCGGAGATGTCCGTAAAAAATTCTTTAAAAACTTTATAGTTGAAACAACAAAACGAGCATTGGAAAAAGGTCTACTATCTCTTGCCGGAGAAAATGCAAAAGACATTGTAGAACAAATGCGCGGATATATTGTTAAAAGTAGATTATCTAGTGGGCGGGAAATATATGAAGCCAAATCAAAAGAGCTTGGAGACCATGATTTAGATGCGTTCATGATTGCATTAGCAGGCATTCATTTAAATCAAGATTCTATTTTGGATACATATATTAAGTCTGACTATACAGTTTTACCTATTGATAAGAAGAGAGACCTCTCCTATAATCAGTCAGATAAAATTGAAAAACGTGTTTATTCATCTGACGATGTTTACGACAGAAGACGCAGGCCAAATAGCATATCAAGACGTTCAGAATTTGGAGGAAGAGCCCCAGCACTATCTAGGTCAACAGCAACAGGAAGAATGAACTCATATAGACAAAATATGAAATTAAAATATAGGTAAAGAATATGGATTACAACCTAATAAAAGTAACTGACGAGACCGTTATTTCAGATGCGGGCATATGCTACTTTGATCCTGTTGAAGAAACCATAAAGGAAATTGGCAGTGGCTATATGATGGGGACTAACCCATATTCTCCAGTTATCCATAAATTGCTATTTGTTGCAAAAAACAATTCTGTAAAATATCTAAAAATCAAAATTAAAACAAATAGAGATATAGAAAGAATGTTTGACATTAAGATCTTGCCAGGGGCCGTTGCTCCTGCATTATCAGATTTTGACAATACAGACAATTACAATGAATTGGTCGTTACAGAGAGTATTCAGTCATATAGCTTCGTGCCGTTCTTTGTGTACATAAAGGCCAAAGTTCCTGTAGATAGAATCAGTAGTCTTCCATTGGAGATCAATTATGAGTAATCCACAAAATATGGAAGAGATGACTGAACTCTTAAAACAATTGATTGATGCGAAAAATACATTATCAAACGGTTTAAGTCAGGTAAAAGTCGCTGCAACACAAGAGCGCGATCCAGATGTGATAACGGCGGTAAGAGCTTTGTTTGGGGATCAATACATTAAGGATGGAAAGACATCTATAACATTCAAGATGCTTACATCTTGTCTTGATACCATAAGGCTCGCCGGCAAAGATAAGGCTAAGGAGTTGATTAAATAATGTATTTATGGACAGATATAAATCAAAATACAATCACTGACCAACAGCGCGCCGAACTGTATATGCGCTTATTCTCCTATTGTTCAGAAGACTTTGTTAATAACCAAGATTTAATGCAATTCACAACAAATCTTGTAGCATGGGCGCAATCAATAGAGGAAAGATTAACTATGTTGGGGAATAATCTAGTTACACATACTCATATTATTCCTCCTCATACGCACCCTATTTTGCCACATACACATGCCACATCTATGGGTCCAACAGACGGCGGGACACTATTTATAACTCAGCCATCAACAGCTTATCCAGCAGAGCAGGCAACAGTAGATTTGTCATGGAAAACAGCGACAGTCCCTGCAAATTATTTGAACACGTCTGGATCAATAACAAATATGAATAACAAGGTTACAGTTGGCGCAGGACTTGTAGGCGACTCAACACCAGGACCAAGAAGAGCAACGCCAGCACCAAAAGCATTAACTCCGAATATACCTCCGTATTTAGTGCCTAATCCAGTATAAGGAAAGCATATGGAATTAACAAGAAAAGTAACACCGACAGCAAATGCGACATATCTTGTAGCGTATGCACAAATCATTGTGGATCACTTTTCCAAGGCTCTCCAAGAAAATGGGTGCATGATTCAGGTTCCGGCCGCGTTGTATGCAGAATTTGACGATCAATATAACAGACTTGTTGATTATTTAGAGTCAGCAAACAATGCTGGTTCAATAGATGACAATAAGAGACAAACAGCCACAGTTCCTATTGAAGATATCACTGGAAATAGAGAAATAGATGAAGCTATTAGGGATGCGATAAGAAACGCAAGTACAAAATGTTTTAATTGTAAAATTGAGAAACCTAAGTTTGATTTCTCTGGAATATTAGGAAACCTTACCGCTGATATTAGACATTCTTTAGATCAATTCAAGGGGATGTTCAAATATAATAAGGCATCAGTTTGCCAGTATTCTTTTTTCTTATCATATTTATGTATCCCAGATTTATTGAAGCTTATTTCATTAATATTGGCGGCAATAGTTAAATTAATGCAAAATATCCAGTTGCCAAGATTAACCATACAGGTTTTTATTAGCGGCATCCTGTCTGCAATTATAGAAGTATTAACCAAAAACATTTCTATATTGGCAAGATTTGCATTAACACCAGTCCTATGTATACTTGACGCTATTGACTCTATTATTTCCCAATTGCCAACACCAGAAGATATTCGCGCACAAAATGAGAGCGATCTGAGAAAACTTGGTGTTAATGAAAAGTTTATGTCTGGCAAATATGACACTGGCCTAGCTGAGAAGTCAAAACAAATTAGGCAGGCATATACATCTAGGGTTAGAAACTTTGAAAAAACGGCTTCAATGAATACAGAGAAATATGTTAGAGAAATTTTCGGTCCGCTAGAGGAAACAATAAATAAAAGTGTCGAATCTTTAAATAATTCAATAGCGGAATTAACAGGTCTTTTAAATCATTTTACATGCGAACCAAGTCGTTCAGGGATTTCGGTATCCCAATATTTAAGCAATCTTTCAGAGTTTATGGCTCTTGTAAATTTATTAAGATACATTGTTAGATTTAAAGCAGGCAAAGCCGCGCTTGATAAACTATGTAACTCACCAACAGATGGTGGCGGATTTGCAAACGACAATGATACAGAAGATTACGGACCAATGTCACTTGATAACATAGGATCAATGATAGGGAACATTATTGAGTCTGATGTAGATATTATTACAGATGATAAAGGCAATCCAGTTGCTATTGGTATTAGAGATCCAGAATCTAAAAGTGATAACACAGATAATTTATCTTTCTGGAGTTGTAATCTTAATGAATTTGCGGATTCTCTAACTGTCCCATCTTTAATAAACTACATTAGAGATCTAGATTTACCAAAATTAAATCTTGATGAATTTAATCAGTCTCCTTGGAAAGTTACAGTAGTTCCACAAAGTGAATACAACAAGCCAACAGTAAATACAGAGATTGTTCCACTTGTTATCGATGAAATATGGAATTTGCCACAACATATTAAAGATATAGTTTCAATGATTGAAACATATGACGCAGCTAAAGACCCATTGAAAAAGGCCGGAGATGTAGACTTCCTTGGTGAAAATGACATTAACGATATTATCAAAGATATTCCATACAAAGGAAGAAGCGGCAATAGACTTGACGACATTCCTGGCGCGAATATAAGAATTGTAAATCAAGATGGTGAAGTTAAAATCATAGATGACAATGGAAATATCCTTAAAGAGACTACAGATAAATCGCGCCTAGGCAATAATTCCTCTATTGATGACGTAGATAAACTTATTTACGAGTTCTCAAACAGTATAAATGGAATTGGACAATTAGATTGTCCTCCAGAGATTCAAAACATATTAAATAAACTTGGAGACTTTTAATGAATTTAATTGGTTTAGATCCGTTACTAAGGTCTAATTATTCTAGCAATCTGACTAGCATAAGAGATGCTAGAACCCAGGTTAAACTTATGGGAAGGAAGAAACTTGATAATCCAAGTTTCTCCTATTTTGGATCTAGAAATTACTGGTATAACAACGATAAATTTACAGGCTATCAGGGTCATGAATATGACTTATTTGAATATTCTCGCATTATAGACACAGAGGCGATGGTAGCAAAAGCCTTTGAAAGAAAGCGCGCGTTAATATTTAAAAACGGATATTTCTTTGAGTCTAATAACCAAGACAACATTGATTATATTAAAAGACGCATCAGAGAAATTGAGCATGTAACTGGGACAACATTCAGGTCATTTATAGAAGAGATGGCGTATAATTTAATTATGTTCCACAATGCCTATATTGTATTGATCCGCGACGAGGATAAGTCAAGTGGAGAAGAATACAACAACGGCTCAAAAATCCTTGAACCAATAGCAGGATGGTTTAACTTGCCAACTGAATCTGTTCAGCGCAAGATAAAACCAAATGGCGATATCTCAATGTATAGACAATACATTGATGGTCAGAATTATCGTATCTTCAGCCCAGAAAAGATTAGGCATCTTAAATATAATGCAAGAACAGGTTTCACAATTGGTACACCTCCATTAGAAGCTGTAAAAGACGACATATTGGCATTAAGAAGAATTGAAGAGTCAGTAGAGACATTAATCTATAAAGGCCTCTTCCCAATGATTCATGTTAAGATAGGCACAGAGTCAAAGCCAGCTGGCAAACTAATAGATGGTACTGATGAAGTAGAAATGATGTCAGATATCATGGACAGACTTGATGACTTCGGCGGAGTAACCACTTCGGAGCGCGTAGAAATTAAAGCTATCGGCGCAGAGTCTTTGGCTCTCAGAGTAGAGTCATATTTAAAATATTTCAAAGACAGGGTTATGCTAGGTCTTGGAGTATCAGATTTAGATATGGGAGTTGGCGACTCATCTGGTAAGGCAACAGGGCAAATTGTTTCACAAACCTTAAAAGAAGCTGTTATAAATATGCAAGACTCAATAGCAGATTTTATAACAAGCACACTCTTTATTCCGCTATTAGTAGAGTCTGGGAAATATAATGTAGATTACGAAATACCAGAATCTGACATTGTTAAATTTACATTTAATCATGTAGACCAAGAGGCTCAAATTAAAATTGAGTCACATATTCTAAACATGTTTAATAGTGGTTTGATTAGCATCAATGAGGCCAGAAAAGAAATCGGATTTAAAGAACTATCTGAGTCTGATATTAAATCAATAGGCCGAGAAAAAGAGGGTATAACTCCAACCTATCAGGTTGAGCAAGTTCGTCTATCTATGCAAACACAGACAGAACAAGCCAATCAAGAAGCAAACAGTTCCGGAAATAAAACAAAAAGCGATGGAAGCAAAAAGGCTGTCGCCGCGGTAAATAATCCATCTAATCAATACACTGACTCTATTGATCCAAAAATACTAGAAGTAGATTATCTAATACAAATAATGGATAATAAAGAACTTCTAAATATAGTTCTATCAAATCACCTAAAATCCGTAGTTGACAGAAATAATATATATACAGATAATGTCATCAATCAGATTAGTGAAATAGCTTCTAGTCAAATCAATTCTATAAAAGATAATGATTATGAAACTATAAAAGAAGACATTGAAGCTATCCTAGTCAGTGCATATGAGCCATTAGAGGATATAGTATGACCAATATAGAAGACAAGGTAAATGTCTTAGGAAAAATAACGATATCAGACGAAACGCGGCAGCGAATTGCTGATTCAATATCGTCCGGCTCCAAAGTAAAAAGCATCACAGTAAAAATGGAAGCAACCCATTCTGGGAAACCAAATGGGAACTTCTGGATTTACACTCCATACGGTATGAAGACTGGTCATGGTACATTTACTCAGCCAGTTTTTAAACCGGTAACAGAAGAGCATATTGAGGATTCTAAAACACTTGGAAGAGTGATAAAATCAGAATATGTTTCTTATGGAATCTCAGATAAATTAGAACGTCCATATGATAAAAATTATCTTCAGGACTATAAGAAATTTATGCTGAGCAAAGAATACAAATCTCGCGGATTCAAAGGCCTTGGACATGTAGAATTAACAGCCAAGATTACTGATAAAGAATCGATACAAAAGATTCTAGATGGCAAGTATGGATTTGTATCAGTTGGTGGTGGAGTAAAATCAGCACACTGCTCAATTTGTGGTTCTAGCAAATTAGGCAAAACAACATGCGATCATGTTCGCGGTGCAAAATATCAAGGAGAGACATGCTACTATATTGGTGGCATAATGGACTTTGAACATATCTCATATGTAGGAACACCGGCAGATAAAAATGCTAAATCTACATTGATTAGGGATAGCAAGTCAAATACATCCCACTTTCAGATATTAGATTTTGAGACAGATAAAGGTAATATAATGACAATTAAAATTGAAGACTTTGATAAGTCTAACGATTCTCTTGTCCAACATGCTAAATCATTGGGCATTGCCGATTACCAACTTCCAAGTGAAGATGGTTTGACCGCATTGGATTATGTATTTGGCGAAGAAAAGACATTTCCGTTAGCAGACAAAGTTACAGCACTGGTTGCTTACGACTTTGCAAAAACACAATTTGAAGACTCTTCAGATAAAGAAACTGTACTGAGATTGATCCAAGACAAATTAGACGAATTGGAAGTTAAAGATGCAGAAGCAGAACTCGAAGCCATTATCCAGGCAAGCAAAGTTCAGGATAGCGAGAGCGAGAAATCAGAGAATGATGAAAAAGATCATCAAGAGATGATTGAAAAGATTGCTGATGCAGTTGTAGCTAAAATTCAAGATTCTATCTCAGGCACTTCTTATCAAAATTCTCAAATTAAAGTTTTGCGTAACGAAGTAAAAACTTTGGCCTCAGCTAAACAAGAATTGGAAGCCGAATTGAGAGACTCACTTGTTTCTCAAATTTCATCAATTGAAAAAATCACAGATTCTTCTAAATTAGAAGCGTTGAAAAAACGCTCACTGCAATCACTTAAAGATAAACTGTCTGATCTTATTGAAGCTCTTTACGAAGGCGGCAAAGATGATGGTGTTGAGGACAGCAAAGAAGTGAAAGACAGTCAAGAAAAACCGCAACTACCTAAAGATAGTTTATCTATTGAAGATGGTGCAAGCGGATCTGGTACTGATGATAAAGATGAAGAAAAAGAAGGTTCTGAAGAAAACGGTAAAGTAGAAGACAGCGAAAAAGGCTTCGTCTTTAAAGATTCAAAAGAACTTAATAGTCGTTATTTGGAAATCATGAAAAAAGAAGGTCTCCAAGCAGCGAAAGCATTCAAATTAAAAGCCAAGATTGGCTAATTTATTAACATTAGGACTATAAGATATGTTTTCACCATATTCAGTAAATCACAAACAAAAAACTAAACATTTCAGTACACGTGACTGGAATACTCCTACAGTAACATTCTCTGAGGGTATGCAGCCATCTGGTCAATTTATGCCAGCACCATACTTGAAGTTGTTGCGAGAAAAAGGAACTGAAGATACTAAAATTTACACTCAGGTTGTTGTATCAACTGGTAAAGTGTTGGCATTGGACAGCAATGGTTTCGTTGTTCCTGCAGGCATTTTGGATTCAGACGATACTTACACTGAGAAAGATGTTGAAGAAGGCGTAATCGCTGCCGATGGCACTCCTGCTGTAGCTGGCGATAAAGTTGCAGATAAAATGCGCGCGGCTAATATTACCGTTTCTGCCCCTATTGGTGTTGCACTGTTTGACTTCTTCCGTCATCCAGGTGGCGATGGTATTAATCCATTGCAGTTCAATTACCAAAACTTGAACTATCAAGCTCGTGTAACATTCCTGTGTGATTATGTATTGGAATTGCCAATCGTAGAATCTGACACAGTATACGAAAAAGCTCCTTTGAAAGGTATCAGTGCATTTATTGCTGCTAAAGGACCTAACGCAGGACAAAACACTGTAGCAGACTTCACCACTATTAAACCAGGTGACTTTGTAACATTTGACAAAAATTCTAACTTTGTTGTTGCACAGGCATCTGATGACAGCAAAAAAATTATCGGACAAGTTTTGCAAGTTGTTAAACCAAGCAAAGAAAATATGCTCAAATGGGTTCGCAGTTCTAGCGCAGGTGGAAGCGACTTGGATAAAATGCCAGGCACCGCTACTAATGGCTTGGTAGATAAAATTTCTTACTCTGGTGGATATGGCTTAGTGCGTGTCAACCTTATTAACAGATAATTGTACAATCAAGGATTTAATAATATGTATAAAAAACCATTTACATCAGAAGAACTGAAAATTCAAGATAGTATCCAGGAAGTTCGCAACTTGTTCGCAAATAATGGTGTTAACAGCGACGGTGTTGCAATGTCAATCGAAGATACCCTGGCAACTCCAAACATGCCTATGGCATTTAAACGTGTAATCGAAGAATATGTTATCGATGCAATCGAACCAAACTTGATCGGTACACAATTGCTACAACGAATCTCTGTTGATCCTTTCCGCACTGAAGTTCGTTTCCGCACTTACGGTGCAATGGGTGCAGAAGACTTGAGCATCGGCGAAGGTCAAGAATACCCAGAACTGAGCATGACTAATGGCGGTGGCCAAGTTAATGCCAACATCGGTAAATATGGTGTAGCAGTTCGCATCACTGAAGAAATGTTGAAACAATCTCAATGGGACATCATCGGTCATCACCTGAAAAAACTTGGTCAAGTTATGGCTCGTGATAAAGAGAAAAATATCTTCAACATGATTAACAACGCCGGTGTTGTAGTGTTCGATAACGCTAACCCTGCTCAGTCACAATTGGGTCGTACAACTGGCCGTGATTTGACCGGTGCAGGCAATGGCTCATTCACTGCTGACGACATGTATGATATGTATGCATCTATGCTGGAACGTGGATTCACTCCTAATGTGATTCTGTGCCACCCATTGGCCTGGGCTACATTCACTAAAGATCCTGTTATGCGCGAATATGCATTGCAAGGTGGCGGTTTGAACAGCTGGTTCAGCACTATGCCTAAAGAAAATATTGGTATGGGCGCATTCTTGCCAGAGGCATGGAAATCATTCACTCGTATGTCCGGTGACACAGCTTTCAATCCTACTCGTCAAGAGCGCGAAGGCACTCAAACTAGCACATTCCAATTCCCTGGTTATTTCCCTGGTACTAATCTGCGCATTATTGCATCTCCACATGTACCATTTGATGAAACACACAAAACAACATCAATCATCATGTTGGATACAACTGAGTTGGGCGCAATCTTCGTAAGTGAAGAGCCAACTGTGGATGAATGGGATGATCCAGCACGTGACATCAAGAAAATTAAAATTCGTGAACGTTACGGTTTGGCAATCTTCAACGAAGGTCAAGCTATCTCTTTGGCTAAAAATGTTAGCATCGAACCTAACGAAATTGTGTTGCCGCCTCAAGCTATCGTTAACGATATCCCACGTATTCAACGCAAGTAATTTTAAAAAACTTGGTGTATAATAGATACCATAGTTGAATAACACAACATGGGGGTAGGGTAAAACTCCCTACCCCCATTTTTTAATGGAATAAAAATATGAGCGCATTACACGCAAAACTTAAACTTGTTGGACAGACATATCTGTTCTGTGAAAAGGTTTCACTTATTAAGAATGTTGAAACAGTATTAGACTTGAACAAATTGAATATTGCAGATTTGGAAGTTATTGGACATCACATTCAACATGGTGGCATTGAGTCTAATGTATCTGCCGATGAATTTATGGATCGCGCAGCAAAACTTCGTGAAGAAGTAAAAGAGGGCAAAGTAGACGAAGTTGCTAAACTTCAAGATGTAACAGAAGTCCGTGTTCTTGATGCAGAAGTCGAATTGGAAGACGGCACAGTTACTACTGTCAAAGAGGTCGGCAATAAAAAAGAAGACCCTCGTAAAACTTATGTTCAAGAAAAAGTTATCGATGTTCCAGCTGCCGTTGCATTGATTAATGTAAAAAATATTCCAGACTGCGATCGTGAAGTGTTGGAATACGCCTTGGCTACAGAGACAGCTACAAAAGGACGCAAATCTGTATTGACAGAGATCAAAAACCTCCTGGAAGAGCTTGACAAAGAAGACGGCAAAGACGGCGAGTAAGGAGTTGAACTATGTCGGATAAGCTAATAGTCGAAAGTGTTGAAAACACAAAAGAACAATTAACTTTTATGCCATTAAAAGGCTCTATACGTTTAAAGCTGTCTGACAATGTTAGTCCTGAACTTATTAAAAACAATATCAGCGTTTATAGAGTGAAAAAATCTGACGGAGTAAAATCATTAGATATTTCATACTCTGACGCTTACACTCAAGACCTGGCTGGATTTGCTGATATAGATATCACATCATCTGGCCAGGTTTTAATTGTATCTCCAAAAGATTCTTTTATTCCAAGTTCAGACTACATTCTCTATATCAGTAAAGATGTTCATAGTGTAAAAAATAAAGTTATTGTTGGTCAAAACGAAGTAGACTCTGTGACGATTTCTCCTCCAATAGAAAATAAAGTAGAGATTATTCCTGTTTCGCAAATTCTAGGCGATGTCTTTGTTTGCAATATTAGAATTGACGATAAACCGTATTTAGATAATGAACTATTTTCATTGGAAGATGGAATTGTTATTAATGGTTCACGAATAAAGATAACTGACCAATCTATCATTGATGGCGCATCAATAATTATAAGTTCTGAAATATCTAAAATACTTGAAGCTGATTACAGTCTCCATTTTTCAACTGGTTCTACAACAGGTATAGAAGATAAGATTCCAGATGGGTCATCTAAGAGAATAACAACAGATGACATCATGAGCTTTTATAATTCTCCATATAGGGATATTATAGGGAATTCCGGTTCGTCAGTTGGAACACCTGGACAGGGTAATCAAAATGCTCCAAGTGGCAGTCAAAACAATAGCGCCGGGGCGATAATCTCTTTTAGACTTCCAAATAAAATCTTAATCAAGTTTGAAAAAGAAATAGACAAGGATAATACAGATATTTCCTCTATTGATATAGACATCTACGAAGCATTTGATAATTACAACCTTCCAAAGATGGGCCTTTATAATGATGATCTAAAATACATTTTGGAATTCAGTTTAATCAGAGGGAATAAAACTCTTCAAATTGAATTGCTCCCAGATTTGAGATCAGAAGTTCCTGTCGGAGAAAAATATATTAAAAGGTGGAAATGATGACAGAAGTTCACTATAAATATCTCGCTGGAGATTATTACAGAGGAACAGACAAACTTACTGGCATTGGGCCAAGAGTTGTTTATAATGTAAAAAATACATTCGCCATACCATCTGTTTGGGATACTTTTACAGGATTTCATGGTCCAAAACAAAATAGATCTTTCTCATCTAAAGTTAATTCTGGCGCCGGTGGTGGCAGTGGAGATGTAAAAGTTAAGGTTCAATATAGAGAACCTTTTCACTCTTTTAAATATTTCGAAGCACTTGGATCCATTTATGGTATGCATGAGATCATAAATGAAAAAGAAGATCTTGATGGGACGTGGCAAGAGATAAGAGAGAAGTGGAAATCAGAGCCTGCATACATAGACAGATATGACAGGTTAAGAAATTCATCGCCGCTAAAATATAATAATTCATCCAACGATTTGAGTTGCATTTCCCTATTGGCCACAATAGATAATGGAAAAGTAGATTTCGGTTTTCGGCAATCTATCAAACATGATGAAGATAAAAAACCTTATCTAGAAATTCATATTGGAGAATTTCATCTCTTACCAAATACGCCAAGAAGTATTTTTAGATGCAATTTGGCAACTGACCTCCTATACATAAAAGAGGGAATAGATCATTTTATTGCAGATGATAAAATAAAATCAGAGGTATTAAGCTTCCCTGATCAAAGTGTAACATCAAATAGCCCAGTAGAGTTCTATATGGGGATAGCGGCATTAGGAAGTAAAAATAGACCAAAAGATTTTAATTCAAATAATTTAGATGGAAGACATCCTAACTATATTGAGGCCGGTGCACAAATAAGATGGAAATCTCTATCTGACAGATGTTCTGCATGGGTAAGGATCTATGATGGACTTGATATGTCAAGAGTCCTGTCAACAGACGTTTACAGAAATTCTCATTATGTTCTTAATACAAAAGTTATTATTAGACTAGATAAGCTTGAAGAATTAATTCTGGCTCATGGCGGAGTCGATCATTCTGCATACAAACTCTTGATTCATTTGCCATCATATTCATTACTTGGATATGATATGGTAAAAGCATTAAAAGAACCAAGAATATTTATGATTCTTAGCGACATATCGGAAATTAAATTTGATGTGCCTCGAAATTACAAAACTAACGGTGGACATCATTATACATTAAAAATCTACGACACAGACAAAGAAACACTTTTATTTTCTGATAGCACAGATACATCAATAGGTATTTATAAAAATCCAAGAATTGATGTAGAGTTAAAAAGAGGAAAATGGCGCGTAGATTATGGGAATACAAATTCCTCTATTGGTCCAGGAGATATTCCATTTAGTTCTTCATATAAGAACAACACTGGTATTCCAATAGAACAATACGGAACAATGATTTACACACTGAGCGAATCATTATCAAAATATTTAAAAGACAAAGAAAAAGTTTACGCCTCTATTGAGGCTTATGATGGAACGAGGCAAAATAATGGCTAATATCGAAGTACGTCTTTCAACCGGAAGTGCAGTTTCTACAAATGTTGACAGTCCTAATAATTCTCTGGGTGGGAAAATGGCGGAAACGGCATCAGGTAGCGCAAAAGCAATTATTGAAGAAGGGTCATTCTTGATGAATTCAATCTGGGACAATATCACCCAGTTAGACAATGTTGCAGGTGAACCCGACTATCGCTGTATTTATATTTACAATAACGCCACTGGACCCAAACCTGGTCCTATTATCGGAACAAAATTCTACATCTCTGGAACTACATATGCCAGATTTCAAGCAGGTGCAGTAGATCAAAAAAACAAAGACGCAGGCGTAATCAGAAATGAAAAAGAAGAGCCTCTTGGTGTCCTAATGGAGTCTCATACAAAAGACTCTCCAATTGTGCTTGGTACACTAAATCCAGGTGACTTCTATGCTATTTGGTTAAAACGAACACCGGTAAATGTATCTGGCGCAGGTGAAATCAGAGAATCATTTGACTTTGTAATTAAAGGTTCAGAATAAGGAATTAAGATATGGCAGATTTATTAAATGTACCAAGATCAACTGGCGATGACTTAAATCATTATTATTTCTTATATCTGCCATTTAATCTTGAGGATCAAATTGATAGTAAGGGCGATAATCCATTCTTTATTATGAATTACAAAGGTGATCCATCAGACGATACACAGGTATCTGAATGGAAAAACGCAGTAAATGAGTTTTGCTCATCTCTTTATTTAACTGGTCTTAATCCATCTTTTCCAAGAATATTTCCAGTTCCATGTGACAATAGGGAGCTTGGACCTGGTGTATCAGTTTTTGAACGAGCGACAATATCAGAAGTCACTGAAGTAAGAGAGGATGACGGATATAGTATAGATGGTGAAACAGCATGTGAAGACGAGGGCCTAAATAGATTATATTTGTTTAGCGACATTAAGAAAACATCAACAGAAACATCAGAAGATACAACTGGACAATACTCATATAGTGGATCTGCATCTGGGCCAATAGGGCACCTATCTAGCGTTATTAATTTTGGAAACAGTTATACCGGCGCAGCAACGCCATATCCTGCGAGCCTAAACACTTTGATGTGGGACAAAAAAGTACGAACAAGTCAACAGCATTCAGATTTATCGGCCGGCGCAAAGACTATGAGCTTCCAGTTTGCATTGGTTAGAAATGGAAACACAGCAGTCCCAGGAATAACTAATTTTGATAAAATCGGTATCAAAGTTTATCCAAGAGATTTTGTTCTATTATCTATTGACAACAATAATATTAATGGAACAGAAAAAATAAATGGAATAACCTTTAATGAATACCGTTTTAAAATTCATGGAACAAACGGTGGCCCAGCTTCCCATTATAAAAAACATAAAGACCTTAAAAAGGCATTTGAGTATATGTTTGCAGAAGGATCTTTTGGTGTATTGAGTTGGGATATATTTGTACCAAAACAAGGTATGATGGCAGACGGATATCGCTCAGAATCTAATATAGTAAAAATCAAAAAATATAGCAATAATTGCGAATATATTTCAATATTGTATCCTAGCAATAAGCCAATTCCTCCTACAGGAACAGAGTTGATACTGTCAACTGGATCTACATTAGTTAATGTGGATGTAACATCTTCTATTAAGCTTTTTGACGGTAAAGACATAAAAAGTTCATCTAGCACCAATCAAACAGAAAGTGTCTTTACAAATAATAACCAATGGAAAGACAATGGCGCGGCTGAACATATGAATATTGTGAAGGCAGAGCTTCTAAACGCTGTATACGGCAGAAATGATCTCAATCCTTTTCATGGAGAAACTTCATTTTGTTCTCCACAGAAGAATATAATAATGGAGAAAATTTACAGCTATGTCATTGTGAGGGTTGATGTAACATATAATCCATATGAATTATCTCAATTTGTCAATGAGGATTATAGAAAGATCCCTATGTTTATAGGTAAAAGATCAGGCGCCGATGATAAAGAATATTATTATGTGAATTATGATGCAGCAGAATATGATGTCTCAAGATTAAAAACATCTTCAAATGTTTTAGATATGTTTGGATTTGATTTAAGATTTAGAAATGTATAGGGGGATAAATGTATTTAAAGATTTCAGAATTCCCCACAGAGAAAGGCTTTGGTGGACAAGGTTTATCTGTATACGCAACGGTGTTAGCAGATTCAGCTGGGGAGAAAAGATTTTACTCTGGTTACGATTCAAAACACATACAAGAGCAGGTTTTTCAATATCGCTCTGGATATATGATAACAAATCAGGACTCTGTTCATATCTATCATTCTCCATTTATGAACAATAAGAAATCAAATTTTGTTGAGCATAAATATTCGGACATGTATGATATTGAAGGTCAAAACTTGATGGAGTTCTATTTTAGATCTCCATATAAAGTTTATAGCCTTAGAAGAGGAGAGCAGGAGCACAAATTTGTTTCTCAGTATTCAATTTACACTGACTATATTCCAAAAGAGCGTAAATACAGAGACGGATATCTGCTTCAAACATACAGTGATTCTCCAATCCATTTAGAATATAAATCTGGGTACAGGCATTCGAGAAGTAGAGAAAGACAGCGAACTTATGGGTGTTTGTACAATAATAAGTTTGTTTCCGATGGAATATATCAGTATAAGAGCGGATATCTAGATGGACAGTCATTCTTCATATTTTCTGACGGCAAAACTAAGCAGGGCCGGCCGGAATATAAAATTGATCCCAACAATGATGTGTCAATTATTATTCCTATTGATAAATCAAGATTGAATTTAAATACAGATCAAAAATTAAGAATCTTCGTAAATCTGCCGCCTAAATATATTAATTATTGCGCAACAGTGGATAGCGACAAAAGGTTAGCCTACATAGATGAAACATCTGGTACTAAATTAATAATTCCAAATGTAACTGTTTCTGCTGGGCAATCAGAACAAGAAGTTACAGAAGCTTTATCAAAAGTATCATACTTATCGATATCTATTTACAGATACGACACAACTGAAAAAGATCCACGCCATGTCAGAGATGGGATAACATATGTGGATGATGACGCATACGATCCAGAACTGTTCTCTAACCTTAATCTTAAAAAGGTCGATATTAGAGACGAGTCTATAACATATAAAGCAGATCCAAAACGGGTTATTTCAGATTCAGTTAAATTTGAATTAAGGTTCTCAAGAAATGCACAATGTTGTTTCGATAAGAAAATAACAATAAATAGTGATTCATCTGTAGCATGTCAAATTCCTGAAGCCCTGGTTGAATATGATATTATTGAAAAAGAGAAAAATACTGAATTCAGGTTCTCTACAAATTTAGATGGATTTGAAAGAAAAATTGGAAAAATAGAAAAAGACAGCGCAGATAAAGCAAGGCCATAAGAAATGAAAATTTTTATAGATAAAGAAATAACTGGCAGCGATAATTTAAATAAATTAATAGAAGACAGTATTTCTTCTACTGTAAGATTCTCTGCCTCTTATGATAAACAAACAATACGAAAAACTCCTCCCGATACCTTCGGGAGGAATACTGCTGTCAATGTGAGATTAAGTGATGGCGGAGGCACTAATATCGACGCTGTTGCATTCTATAAGCGTCCAAGTATAAGTGTTGTTCCGGAAGGAAGAATTGATCCAGAAGAGGATTTGCCAGTTTATCAATATAATGGTGAAACTAAATATCTCTACGACCAATCTGGGCTTGGAAAATTTGTCGCGCCGCTAGTGTCTAATAGATTAAATATCCCAACAGATTCTTTTCGCATTGAAAATATAGTGACATCAAACTGGGTTAAAGGTGTTATTAAATTTGACATCGTTGCATATGAGTTATCAGAAGTCATCATAGGAAAAACATTCGGCTTCTTGAATTGCCCACCAAGCAAACACACTATCTACGATAAAGCCAAAGAATATGGGTTATGGGCGCCGGAACATTTTAGAACTGGATTGCAGCAACCACTAAGACCAATAGATCACGACACATTTTTCTTTTCTACAAATGTAACATCTTTCGCTAATATGAATTCCGGGAATAAAGATAAGGAAATTCATAACAAAGAAATTTCGGCATATATTTCAAAAGAACTTAGAGACGAACTTAGAGATGACCTCATCGTTTCTGATCCAATCCAAAATACAGATGATACATCAACAGTTGGCGTCAAAATAAAGAATTCAACAGATTATCAATTTTTTGGTCAATATATAACAAAACAATTTGATCCAAATAAGGACTTCGCCGTATCCAGTAGGGCAGATGATAAATGGGACGAAACCAATCAGGGCAAAGTTATGTATAACTCAGGCCTAAATAAAATAGTCTTTTACGCACATAAAGGTTTTTCATCAGATGACGTTACATTAGAAGAGTCTAAATCAATTTTAGATACATTATGCCAACAATTATTTGGACACTATGGACTACCTATTGATACAGTAGTAACACAAAAAGATTTCACATCTAATTTCCCAGAAAAAGGAAAACCAGTAAAAACTTTCACATTCTCATATAAAGGATCAGCAGTAGTTCTTAATGGAGACTATACAATTCATTTAATATATGAAAAAGTAAATAAATGTCCTAGATTAAACGTTTACAAATTGATGGATGGATATAATTCAATAGGGATATTAGAGGGCATACAAGATGGATGGTCATCAGATGGAGTTGAATGGTGGGAAATTGATTCTGGTCGCGTAACAGATAAAAGCGGCAATGTCATCAGAACACCAGAAAAATGGAAAGAAACAGAAGATCACTGGTATCATCCTGTTCCTGGCGATGGTGATGCTAAAAGCGGCCATTGGTTCAAAGAGTCTGAAAAAGGTGGAGGGCCAAGCGATGTCCGCAGAACAGAAAATAAAGACGGCGAGAAAAAAGAAGGCGATTACGAAAAACTTCCAACAGACGGTAAATACCAATATACTGATTTAAACACATTCGGTGATCCACATCTTCCTGGGTATAAATTATGAGTGATAATAAAGAACTTGAAACAAAACCGTTTTTACTACGAGATGGAGAGGTTCGTAATAGTGATGAATTCTTATTAAAAATATTTAAGCGAATCAACCCTAGAATAAGAGAAAAGATTGAGGAACTCAGTATAACAGGGGATATTTTCAAAATTATTAGGATTTATAAAAATGAACATCCAGATGAAATTCTTCGTTATAATACAATAGCAGAGATAACAACAGACGGATGTTATTTTTCTAATCAGGATGGCGATAAGGCCATTTTAATGATGTCATACGGTAGATGGGATGCATCATTGATGGAGTTCAAAGAAACAAAAACTGTTGGCGTTCCTGACGTCCCGCTGGTTGTAGAGTCCAATACAAAAGAAGGTGTTAATAAAAGCTTTTATAATTTGCTTGATGATGTTATCTTAGTTAAAGATACTGTTGATGGATTTCCTGGCGTTAAACTCTGGAGAGGCATAGTTAAAAGAGATAACCGCGCGTGTATCTATACCAGATGGAAGAAACAAGAAAGAATTTACTACGAAGATTTTGAGATATATGCAAAAGCATACACTCCAGATCGAGGATTTGAGGCATCTGATTTTGTGGAGTAAAATATGAAAATAGATTACGAAAAATATGATTTCTCTAGATCTGATCTTAGGAACTTCTTACTGCTTCTATCAAAAGAATTCAAAAAGCGCGGCTTAGTGCTAATTCCAGATGGCCTAATCCTTAAAAAACCACAGCAGGTAACTGTTGAACACGGCAATACTTCTATTGATCTTGTCGGTATTCCATTTAAAAAGGTATTTGGCAGAACAAAAATATTTTATTATCGAATAAAACTGTCAGAGTTTGCAGATGCCTATAGGGTTCAATTGGGTACAGCAAGATTTCCAATAAGGATGACTATAAATCCAAATGATGAAGAGATGCTCGAAAATGTTAAAACAATTTTATCAAAAAGGACCGGGGTCGGAAAAGATCATTTTGTATTAACATTAAAGTCAAAAACAGAAAAGTTACAAATCTTTAAATTTAAATTTGTTATTAAGCCAACTGAGTTCACAACAGAGGATGAGGGTCTTTGTTTAATAAATGACGTAGAGGCTCTTATATACGTTGCAGAGCCTAATATAAAAATTCAAAACGGCGTAGCTATTCTTGGATTAGAAGATCAACTAACATCTAACACTTTATTGTCGTCAAATGTATTATACGAAAGCAATGAAGATAGAGTAGAATTTCATTCAACAGATGGCGATTATCCTCCTGAATTAAGACTTGGTAATCTTACATACACTCCGATATACCCAAGAGTAATTGTAAATAAACAATTAAGAAAAACCGAAGGATCTAGAATTACTGGTTTAATAACAGATGATATTAAAAATTTCTCTGTACCTGGATCAGCATCATTTTCCGGCGATATTTCTAATCTCTCAAATGACGGCACAAATTTCTTATTCGATATAGAATCAGGTAGGGAAGCGTTATTTAGTTTTAACGGAAGTAATGGTAAAAAATATATTGAACATCTAAAATCAAATGATCAAGAGATTTCAAATAAAACACCAACAATTCTAGATGGACTGTTTTCAAACACATTGTCATCGGCCACGCTAAACTCCTATATAGAAGTAAAAACGCAAAAAATCTCTATTATTTCAAAAGAGTTCTCAGATACATTAAGCAATAATTCTCTATTTGAATCTAATTCTTATAGCGGAAACATAATTCAAAATAGATATAGTGTTAAGTCTTTAAATATCAATCCTGTATTGATATCTTCAAATAAATTAGAAACATCAAATTCAATATTAATAAAAACAAAATAGGAAATAATATGTCAAATTTCATAGGAATTCCAACTCTAACTATTAGAGATAAAAATACAGGAAATGTAATCAAAGAGATTACAGTTAAAAATACACAGACATTCCATGTGGACTTGAATATGAGTCCAGAGTTTTTAGCTACTGGCTTATTTTTAGATAGATATAAGAATGATGGAGTAATTCAGGAACCTACAGATAGACCGCATATTATTGTTGCCCCATTTTTAAAGACAAAATCAAAAAGGTCTGGAGGCCTTTTTGCAAATCAAAGTTATAATATCAATAATGGTTTTACTGTAAATAATCAAAAATATTACACAATGGCAGATCTTAATCCTGGAGAGAACGGCTATACCACAGAAATAGATAATTTGGGTAGATTAAATTTAGTTTTCAAAGGAAAACTGCAGGCTCCTGCACAAACAAGAGATATCGGGACTATATTTGTTGGAAATTTTTCCAATCCGTCTGCTATTTCAAAAAGTAATCCATTTACATTTTTTACTCCTTTGGATGAATTAATTATTCAAGACTCTACTATGATAATAGATATTACATATAGAGTTATTCTAGACGAAGATAAAAATGATCCAATTAAAACAGGAATTGTTGGATCTATTTTTAATCATGGGACAAAAATAAATATTGGAACAAGAAAAGATTTTGATTTTGATATACCGTCAGACCCTTCCAGCGCCGACACAAGAGAGGCGACAACATCTATAAAATATAAGAATCATCTTAAAGATAAATATACTGGATATATAATTCCTAAAAATGTAAAAATAAAAAATGTATCTAATTCTCCTGACAATATTTTTACAAGGCCAATGCAATCATCGGTTGTTCAAAATCTTATATATGACTCTTTGAATACATGCGGCAACTTTACAGCAACATCCTCATATGTGAATGCCGCAAAGGACTATTGGGGATTCGGCAATGAGTCATCAACAATGTTAACTGGCATATCTGGTAACCAAACCCCTGTTGTATTTGAAAAGAAACTTCAAAGTGGCAAAACGCCAAAACCATTCTTGGATTCTGGATCATTCAAAGCTGGGACTGGACAAATTTCTGTTAAACGACTAGAAGATAATAAATATCTACCAGAAAGATGGTCTTTAAGGGTTGCCAAAGGTGGTATTCCTGGTGTTGCAGAATTCGAACTCAAGAAAACGTATGTATCATCATATATTGGGAATAATAATATTCAACTTGGTGCAAGTGTTCCACATCTCAGTACAAATGCATCAGGGCATTTAATTATTCCTCAATTTAAATGTAAAAATGCAGAATGGTATTCTTATGCTGGAACATACTTTGCATTGTGGGGGTTTAATGTCGCAATAGTATCTCAAAAAGGTTTAATTTTAACAGGCATCACTGAAAATAATTATCATCTTTTTGACAAAGACAATCTTCCTGGTGCGACAAATGATGTATGGATCACAGGTATAGGTTGGGATATCGCCAAGGAAGAAATTTATCTTGCATGTAAGAATAATGGCCTATGGAAAATAAAAGGAGATATTTATGATACTGCCGCGCCGGTAGTTACTAAAATCTCCTCTATTGATAATGTATATGCAATCAATACGAATGGAAAAGGCGGAGTAACTATAGTAGACAATACAGGAATGAGGTTCACAAAAGACGGATGTCAAACTTGGACTACTATTAGCAAAGCAGAGTTAATAAATGAAAACGGATTTAAAGATGAAAATTATTTAAAATACCTATCATCAATCTGTACTGATTATGACTCTCCAGATTTTAAAACATTTGTACTATTCGATGTAAATGGCAGAATAAGTACAAATTACGCAAAAGGATTATGGATATCTACTTCCAATAAAACTGGCAAACAAGTACAAATATATTGTGATTCATATTCGGATTCATATGGATCTACATATGGTGTAAATCTATGTTCATATTGTAAAGAAGGATATTATGTAACAGATGATTTAAAAACTCAATTAGTTCCATATTTTAGATATCAAAGCAATAAATATAGTATATTGGGCATCAATCATCTGTACAATATAATGCCTCAAAAGATTTCAATGTCGGCCAATAATAGATTTTTTCTAGGATATACCAAATCTGCTAAAATATTTTTTGGGGCAGTTACGGAAATTATATTTGGATCTACCAGTATTTCAAATTATAGTTCATCAGATAGTATGCTATGCGATATGTCTGGAAATAATCTTGCCGATGAAGTTATATGCGCATACAGAGGTACAAATATTTTAAATTTATCAAATGTATCAAGCGGATTAATGTCCGGAACAATAGCAGAGATAAATAAAAGTGTCGGAGATAAAACTAAATCTCTTGTTTTATCTGAGAAATATGTTCCAATGAGGGATGATAATTACAGTTATATTCCAGTAACAGCTGCAACAAATGGACTATACGATCTTGTTGTTGCATTTAATAGAAATGCATGTTATCAGTACACGCCTGAGGAATATGCCGAATATTTTAAACCAAATAGAGAAACTCCGTTAAAAGTCATGACAACTGCATATGTCTTGGGTCAAGACGAATATGGCGACTTTAACAGTGTAAATAATATTAAAATTATAAAAAATTCTGATAATACATTCTCTGAAAAAGTTGGGCTATTTGAAACAGGCGACAAATTCATTCTTAGTGGAACAACAGTCATAGATGGCATGGAGATCACAGTTGGAACAAGTGGTACATTTATAGAAAATGATGTTTACGAATTTTATAAATTCGATGGATATCTAAATGATAATGTATCCACAGCAATAATTCAATCTGAATTCAGTTCATCTAAGTTGTCAGATACAATTTCTCATGAGGGAACAATTTCTACGGAAGGGCCTATCCAGGAATTGAGATATCCATTTATATCAAATGGCAACGCTAGAATTACACGCGATGGGTTTATTAAATCTGATGGTATGCCAAACGGAATATGTTCAGATAGCTTTAACTGCGCCACATTTGGTGACTTCAAATTGAAAATAGATACAGAGAAAGTAAAAGGCCTATGGTGCATTGCTATTAATATAACACAGTCAGACAGAGGCCCGACATATGGATATGGACAAGGATTAAGAGTCTATGTCGGAAATGTGAAAGGAAATAAATTCTGGTTCATTAAAACTGATGCAGGCGCAATTCAACCAATAAATGTTTCGGCAGCAACAATAAAAAGTAATACGTTATCTGGTAAAACAAATGTTCGAATTGAATACGACAGTGAGACAAGAATTATTTCATTCAGAGCAGATGATAAAGTATTTTATAAAACATCTCCATTTAGTGATAAAACAATCGCCATGAATACAATTCATACGGCCGGATTCTTTTATTCTATGGATGTAAATGGGAATCTAACAAGTCGTCTAGATCCGTGGTCTGATTTAACTGCAAATAATTTCACTCTTGTTACGGAGCAATCAGAATTCAAGATTCCAGAGTTTATAAGCGCGAATGGAAAAGTTTTGTGCACTCTCCTTGGCAACAAAGAGAAGAAAACAGGCTACTTCAATCCGAAGTATGTGGGTTTACCTAAACTTCCAAATATGTTTACTGTATTGATAAATGGAGCACCAGCTAAAAAAGTTTATACCAATACAGAGAATATATTAGATATCAGAACAGAGGCAGAAGGATTTATACGTCCACCATTCTTGCCGCAAGGTGAACAATCTCAAACAGCTATTATTGAGACATCTTTAAAAACTGGCGAAGTATATATCGAACCTACAACAGCAATGGTATTCTTCTCGCAGGAAGATAAAGGTAAACCATACAAAATCGAGTACAAACATTATATTGACACTCATTGGGGCGTAGACGAGGTTACAAATGAATAACAGATTAGAAATTCAATCTTTTCAAGTTGTGTTTGCAGATGGAACTAAAGGGGGGGTTCCATCTCAATTCCATGACACATTTCTAGTTCCTTTTTACGCCTCTATTCATGATATAGAGATTTCTCTTCCAATAGGAACTGTAACATTCACAGATGAGTTTGCATTAAAGGTTGCAGAAATAATTTTTAATAAATCTATCTGGATAGACCTTTACACCAAAAGAAAGGGAATCAAGTTATCAGAAGAAGATATGTTTATTTTAAAACGAGATTATGTCATTTGTGCTACGCTTGCTCAAATAGGGACAATTCTTTATGGCATCATTTTAAAAGGACAGTCTGTTAAAAAGGTTCTTGGTGATTTTGAAGTTGACAGAGATCTCAGTTACGACACTGACAAGGCTTTGAATTTTGCAAAAGATGCCAAAAAATGCATGGAAGATATTGTAGCAGAAATAGATAAACTTGCTGCTACGCTTGCTGATCCATTCTTACTTGGTAGTTTGAATTGCAAAAATAGGCGCGCAGATAGATTATGGCATCATCCTCCTTTCTTATCTAAAATGCCTATCGCGGCAAATAAAAAGTTAGAATGGGACGGCAGATTCTATAAAACAGGATTTGGACATGGCAACGAATATATCCCCCTTTATACAAGAGATTGATCTTCGTCAAGAATTGATAGATTTGTTCACGGGCAATGAATTTGTCAATAAAATGAGGGAGCTCATCCTTAGAGACTCCAGAAAAGACAGCAATGGCAAAAAGATTAAGTGTCATTGCTACAATCCACAAACAAACGAGGGTAAATCAGACTGTCCAGATTGCTTTGGTGCTGGATATTTATGGGATGAAAAATTGATTGTCGGCTATATGTGGATGCCGCGGGAAATTGTTATGACAAAATCAAATTCATTCAATTCTATAAACGGCAAACTAGGAAGATCTATGAATTCAGAATGGATGCTAATAGTCCCATATTCAATAAGTGTATCGGAAAGAGATGTCATTTATACTCCAATAATTAATGATGAGGGGCGCATTAAATTCCCTATTGTTCCTGATAAAACTTTTTATGTATCAGAAGTAGCAAGGATGGGATTCGACTTTGGTAGAAGAGATTTCACAGCAATAGGATTATCAATAAGATGAGTGCATATACAGATCCATTTGAAACAGCATTAGTAGCATTAAGACAAAAGGCCGGGAGACTAAAGCTAGATACAATTCCATTAGATGTTTTTTATAAAACATATAGAAGATTAACAATTGACAAATTCCTGGACCTCCTTTATTCTCTATTCAAAATGGAAGGGCTGTTAAATGATGAGCAGGATCCGCTAGGTCCTAACAGTAATGATAAATTCTTCTATACAGAAATCTATCCCGATCTTCCTGAGGGAAAGAACTTCTCAAACACTGTCACATACGAAATTTATAAAAGACAACCGGCGGAGTTTGATTCTAAGGTCATCAAAGAGCCAGGAACAACTCAATATCGCCCAGATTATAAATGTGTAGTAACAGACACCGATTCTCGTTTGGCAATTTGCTATGAGAAACATTATGAGAACTATCTTAAGTTCACGGTGTTTTCAGAAAAAGCGGAAGACGCCAGAAAAATTTCTTTGGTTCTAGAAAATTTCTTTACAAAATATTATCATTTACTAAGAATGCATGTTGGTCATCTAGTATACGAAGGAAGAGGTCAAACAATTATGACTGAAGCCTTTGGGAATAAACGTGTATTTGGAATCCCGCTATTATTCAGAGTCAGAACAGATGAACCTGGCTTTATTAAAAAAGACGATATTGTGTCTATCGACACTTATGGTCATGTCGTTGACTCATTCTTTATGGATGAATTAAATAAGATTAATAATTTTGAAAACAAAAACTGATAAGGCATAAAAATATGGCTACATATCAAAACCTACCCGGTGTTAATCTAGAGCTTCTAGACGGCAACCTTCGTGTAGATAACACAAGCGATGCTCGCCGCGTCCTTGTAATTGGTCGTTCAACAACCGGTAAAAGCAATCGTCTTTATACTGTGCGAGACACCAACCAAGCTGTAAATGCTCACGGCGCAGGAACCCCTTTGATTCGTAAAATGTCAGAGGCGATTCTTGGTGGAGCAACTCAAGTTCAGCTGTACCGTATCGGTGGACGTGCTGCCTCTCTGGATGGAATCTTCGGCGAAGGAACTTACATTCGCACTGTTGAAGAATCCGTAACAGCAGCTGATAACATCCGCCTTTACATCGGTCCACGTCCAAGCAATGATGGCAAATCATGCTTGATCGCGTTTAAAGGCAAAAATATCATTTACTCAAATGTTCCAGGATCAGAAGTTAATCGCAACCAAATTGAGGTTGTCGGATTCGACTATGATACAGACTTGGTATTGGGCACTCCAACTGAGCCTGTGTTGTTCTCTAATATTATTCCTACTGCTAAACCACGTACTGTAACAAGTCGCGGCAATGGTTCTACTTCAGACTACACTTTAACTGGCGCAACTAAAACTGATGCAGTTTCTGACGTAGTTGTAAAAGTTAATGGTGTAGAAAAAGCTTCTGGCACAGATTACACTGCTAAACTGGATAAAGCTGCTAATCGTCATTACGTTTCATTCACTGCCCCAGTTCCAGCCGGCGAACGTATTCAGATTAAATACTCAGTTAAACCAACTGGTAATGAATCTGGATCAGCAGTGTTCTCTGGTGATGGCACAACTGTTAAATTTAACTTGCCAGGCACTAGAGCCGCAGATGATTTGGAATTGACCAAAGTCACAGTTGCGAATGTTGACGAACTGACTAACACAACTCTTGGCAATTCAGATGACGGCCTGCAAAAAGCTGTCACTCTGACAACTGCTCCTGGTGCACAAAAAACAGTTCTGGTTGAATACATCCTTAAGAAAACTCCTGTACATGTTCCAGGTAAATTCGTTGAGGGCGAAGACAACATCGACACCACTTGGAAACGTTACTTCGAGTTGCTACATTCAGCACTGTTGGATTTGGAAACTGTAAACTCATTCTCTATTGTTACAGACTCCGCAATTATCGACGCTCCAAATATCGCAGATGGTTCCACTGCAGAAGATCGCTTGGAATACGTTTATGTATACGAAGAAGACGGCGAGGTTAAATATGATTGGTCAGACACCAAAATCCTGTATCGCAAGGGCACTACAACTACTAAAGATGTTGCAGAAGCTGATTTGAATGGGAACGGTCAACCTATCGTTGCACGTCGTTACCACGAAGCTAACTTTGCATATCTGTTGGCCAACTTTGCACATACAATCTCTGAAAATGAAGACTTTGTATTGGCAACAATCGGTGCATCATTGCCAACCTCTTTGACAACATTCGAAGTGAACAAATGGATTGGCACTCCGGCCACTAAAGACTCTGCTGGCAATATCGTTACTAACGGGACCGGATTGCTGGGTCTCCGCAATATGGTAGAACGTGCAGACACTCGTCAAGGCTTCTACAAAACAGACAGCGGGTTCGTTGATGGTGATATCATCTATGACTCTAACGGCGCTCCCGTTGATATTGGTAAATATCTGTCAGTTGTTCCTCAAGTGATCGTGACTCAGGCTTCTGCTTCTAGCGGAACCACGGCAGGTGTTACAAACGGTGCAGCAGTTTATGCAGGTTTGTTGACCACTATCCAGCCAGGCAACTCTACTACCAACACTATTGTAAATCGTATCTCTCTGCCAGGTGAGATCAAAAAAGTTAAACTTGATCAACTTGCAGGTTCTGGATATGTGATGTTCACAACTCGTGACGGTCAAGTTCGCGTGGTTTCTGGTGAGTTGGCAACCAACATCAATTCTGACTACGATTATGTATCTACAACAATTATCGTTGCAGAAACTATCAACCGAGTTCGTAAAGTTTGCTTGCCATTCATCGGACGAGGATTGACAGAAGCAACATTGGTAGCTTTGGATACCGCAATCGAATCTGAATTGCAAAAACTTGCAGACTCCGATGTGATTGTAAACTTCGCACACGTTGTTAACCAACGTCAAGTTGTTAACGGTAAAGGTGTTCTGGATGTCGCTCTGACAATTGTTCCAGCATTCGAACTGCGTGAAGTTAACGTCTCACTGAAACTGGCCCTAGAGGTATAAGATAAAAAGATAAGGAGAGGCTATACAGTCTCTCCTAGTTATAATCAATATAGGAATAAATATGGCTATTAAAGAATATCACAGCTTTGGTGGTGTTGATATCACTCCGGTGTTTGGCAATACAGCTTTCGGCGAAATGCAAATGGTTTCATACCGTGCAGACCGTGAAAAAGCTCCAATTCACACAATGGGATCTCCCGATGCTCGCTCAATTGCTCGTGGCAAACGTTATATCTCTGGTGCATGTGTATTCACAGTGTTTGACCGTGATACATTGCTTGAAGCTATGGATGAAGCTGGACGTACTGATGTATGGTTGAGCAAACATGAAACTGCCAACTATCGTCGCGGCGGGATTTACAAAAATATCAACAACGGTCAATACCAAGATGCGATCACTGATGCTGCTCGTAATGCAATTTACGGTTCTAATAACATCAAAGATAACAACGGTTCTCGTGGCGGCGGCACTCTGACTGCTGACTACGGCAAAATCAATTTGGATACATCTCAAAATATTCGTTCATCTTTGCGTACTGCTGCTAAAGCTCGCTTGGCTGACCAAGTATTGCCATTCGACATTAACTTGGTTGCTACAAATGAATATGGTCACACAACTAAGATGGTTATCTACGGTGTTGAATTGATGACCGAAAGTGGTGGTGTATCTATTGACGATTTGGTATTGGAAAAACAACATACATTTATTGCGCGTTCTATTTCTAACTGGATGCCAATGGATCAATACAACACCCGATAATTTAATCTAACTCTTTGGAGTATAGTTTATGGCTACAACAATAAGTACAAGTAGACAAGAAACATACAAAAGAGAGTATCATAGCGTGGGTGGCGATGCTACCCACGTTATTTTTAATTTCCCTGGACACGGAGCGTTGTACATGGGGAGTTTGATTTCTCTTTCATATCAATCTTTCAGGGACAAAGTTCCCATCTACAATCTTGGAAATACTAATATAGACGGATTCGCTATTGGTAAACGTTATGTTGCTGGATCACTTATTAGAACAATTTTCCTTCATGACGACCTGTCAGACTTTTTAACGAAAATCACAAAAGCTATCGGTTTAAAGAAAAACATTGATAGCATCTATCAAAACAAATTAGAAAAAATGAGAACGTATCATCATCTTATGTTTGATGACATCATTCCATTTGATATTATTATTCTTTTAAGTTCTGAATACGGGGCATATTCCGTTTCAGAAGTTATATACGGCGCCACACTTATTAATAGTGGGCAAGTGCATTCTATTAACGACTTAATAGCAGAGGGAACAATGTCCTTTGTTGCTAGAGACGTTAGACAAACCAGGGATAAAATTGGTTCAGTAAAATATGGCCAAGCATTAACCAATGATAGAAAAGCTTCAGATTTAGGCGACAAAGCGGATTACAAACCAGAAAGCCAATTTAAAAATAAAGAAGCTGAGCAATTGAATCAAATCTTCAATCAAATAAAAGAAGACGCCAATGAAGACGGCGTAGTTACGGCGCAAGAATTAAGGGAGCAAACAATTGTTTCTCAAATACTTAGAGCGGTAAATGACGGCGAAGATTTATCAAATTATATTCCACAGATAAACGAATTGTCTGATAAATATAAAAGCAAAGTATCGGAATTAGTTTCTCAATCTTATAAAAATCAAACTGGATCGCCAAGACAATTGCCATCAGTTTTCGACAACAAGACAGCAGACAAAAACACACTTGTTTATAGAAATAATCCGTCATCTGATCCATCTGAAATAACAGACGGTGATACTGTCAAATTTAAAGGCGTAAAAAATATCGGCGGCGAGTTATACAAAGAAGAATATGGTACCAATGGAAATTACAATACATCTAATAGCACAGATAAAATGAAAGAGGGTGAATATAAAGCCCGTCTATTCCCTATTGATGCCCCAGAAACATCTCATACTCCAGGTGGAGAAGACCAGCCATTCGGAAGAGAAGCGAAACAATTCCTTGAAGAATATATGAAATCTGGTAAATGGGATGAAGATGTTAGACGTGGATATGTAAAAAATGTTCCATATAATACATATGGTCGTCATGTGATTTACAACTACAATTATGCATTGGCTGCAATTAAAGCCGGAATGGCTCACTATAGTCCATCTGGAGCAAGATTAGCTGGAGCAACAGCAGCAGAAATGAGAGAAATGGAGACAGCCTATGAGAATGCTAAAAAGAATGGTGTTGGACTATGGGGTCAACCACCTGTTGTAATGCCAGACGAATGGAGAAGAAAACATGGGAACTCTAGCTAGTAAACGACACGTCAGATACGAAACTGATAGACAAAATAACACTATCAAAGTATTTGCAGTTGATGAACAAGGTAACAAACAAGAGCTTCATTCTGCAGGAACAGCTGGCGATCTATATGACATTGCTATGAGTTATTATGCGGCTCATTTTAATGGCACATCAATGGAAACTCAGTCTGTCAAAAAAGCAAATCTGGATAAGATTGATTTAGAGTACGGAACAGCTTTTAACACAGATAAATCCACATATTTCAAATCAAATGAAACATGGCGCGGCTATTCTAATTATGTAAAAGATCAACAAGGCATTGATGCTGTAAATCAGCAAACAAAATTAGGCTTCATCCCGGGCAATAATAAATGGGTTAATCCAACCAAAACAAAGCCAGATGAACCGACATTCACTCCTCCAAAAGCAACAGAACCTGGTACAGGCGTAGAACAGCTTCGTCCACTTGGCGCAGATGATGCATTTAAATATCAGATTGATCCACCAGAAATTCCAGAAGAAAATGAAGTCCTAGATAAAGATGAACAACAGGAAAAAATAAAAAGAGAAGCAGAGTTAGCAAATAAGACAATTAGTTCTGTTGGTTATAGTGGACTGTATACCAAATACTATTCTTCAAGTGATTTTAAAATCTATATTGGAGATATTCTTCTTGATTATGCTGCGAGTGTTGCATTTAGTGAATCATTATCTTCAGTTCCAGTTTATACAATAGGCAATAGTAGATACAGTTTCTTATCGCGCGGCAATCTTTTAGTTTCTGGATACATAAGTATCAATAAGGCTGGCAAAGATTATCTCGCTAGGACATTGGCAAACTTCAGAGATAATAAAGTAAGCTTCAAATCTTTAAGTCCTTATGAACAAATGCAATTAACAGCAGATGAGCTTAATGCATATAAAGAAAAAGAAGCTAGATATATGGCGTCAGAAGTCTCCGCTAAGTCTGTATTGGATTTATCTGATTTAGATCCATTTACTCTTAATCTTGTTTACAACAATTCAGATGTGATTTCTAGAGGTGTACAGCAACAAATATCTATAATAGAATGTAGAGTCATAGGGTTCGAACATAATGTAGACATAGGTTCAGATGGACAATTAATAGACGGATACAAATTTATAGGTAAGGAAGTTGTACCAAGATGAGAACAGAAGAAATTGAAGGCTTAAGCGCATTGCCCCAAGACGATCTTACAAGTGAAGAGATTGAACAGCTTGAGATGGCAAAAGAAAAGCAACAAGAAGAAGAGAAGCGAGAGTATACAGATGTAGATATGCTCATTGAACTTCTTTCGGACAAAGAAGATGCACCAACTGTTTATGACATTGAAGGATGGAAAGATGAATACGGTATTATTCAAGTTTCTACAATCCTTAATGAAGATGACATTTATCTGTGGCGCATTTTAAGGCGGCAAGAATATAAATCACTTCTTAAAAGTGGAACATTAAATGAGCAGGCAAGGGCAGAAGAAGCAATCGTAAGAAGATGTCTTCTATATCCTAAGCCAAACGAGAAGTTTATGTATAACTCTCCAGCTGGGGTTATTTCAACACTAAAAGAGCAAATCATGTATAAATCTGGTTTCGTTCCGGATGCAGTTGCTTTATCTCAAATTAAGGTATTATAAAAATGAACACAGTAAACCTCGGCGCGGGAAATGTTTTAATTCCCTTCAATAATTCCATAATTGAAATAGATGGAATCATGTATAAGGATTTAGTTGTCATAGCTAGACTTCTAAATAGTGAAGAAATAACTCGCGTTTTGAGGATTTCTGTAAAAGATGCGTATGGCGCAGACGAAATGTTTGAAGATATTTTTCGTTCATGCGTTGTTAGCATTCCGGGAATAAAAGATGGTTCAGATTTAGAAAAATCATCGGCAGGATTTATAGCTACAGTTGGCTCAGCAATATTAACCAAATCAATGTCTCATATTGATGATCCAATAAAAACGTTTAAAGAATATACGGAAAATGTAGACATCTTAGACACGATGTCTGCTATTGTTTCAAAATATTTATCTACTCCATATTTGGAAGTGAAAAAGCTTCCAATAAACAAACTATTTGAAATGTACGCAGTTTGCCATAGAGCATTCCCAAATGAAGTAACCGAAATTCAGGAACAAGAAGATACTATTAATAAAGATGTAGGGGTCAATACAGATGACTAGCGGCGTAACAGTAGCAATGCTATTCAATAATGGGGTTATTCCAAAAGAAGGAATTCAGCCTGGAGAAATAAGAAGCCCTTATATTAAAGAAAAATTATACACAACAAGTTCGTCTCCAAATGAAATCCAGTCAGATGAAGAAGCCAAAAAGATAATAGGCTCTATCACAAAATATGGACTATCTGCTGGGGCAATGTATCTTATTAAACGTGCACTTGAAAATCAAAAAATACAAAAACGAGTTAGGGAATACTCTAACTTTGGATACTTAGCAGAGTCTGTTTCAGGAACAAAAGATGATGCCTTAAGAATCTTTGGTGGCGGGAGAGTTACCTTAACCAACTTGCTAATGAACACAGCAAGAATGGCTGAGGAGCTCTCCCCTTTTCATATTTTAAGAACATTCCAGGTTTCACACATCCTTCAGCCATTCGCAACAAGAGACAGTGAACATTTCTTTGATTCTGATGCATTAGCTGCACAGAAAAACTATTTCAGAGAAATGTTCAAAATGCATGGTGAAAGAGAATTGACAACTTCAGATTTCGCAAATGGAATCACTTACCGCTCTGGCCAAATGTTAGACTCAGAAGGCAATATTATTCTTAAAGATGCGAGATTGGTTGCATCTGAATTCACAGGTATAAACAGACTCCATGATGAATCATCTGCTTACAACAGAATTCTATCCAGATTTGTTGCAAGGGCAGGCATATCTAAAAATGCAGAACAAGAAGTTTTCAATCTCGGTAAAAATGTAGCAGAAGGAGCTCCGCCTTTAACATTTATAGCTTCAAGTGGCAATGAATCTTCAGAATTTAAATGGGCCAAAACAGTTGTTGGCCAGGCTGTTGCACAAGGTTTTAATACGGTAAATGAACCAGTCGCTTTCGTAGAAGAAATGACTGGGACATTAATCAATAAAGAAAATAAGGTTTTTCAATTTCTTAAAAAGTATGGAAAGATAAATCCAAATGCACATCAAAATGCAGAGATAGGTGAGCTTGCTTTAGGATATATAAAACACGGCGCAACAAAACTAGGAGCATTGGGACTTGGATATTATGTCTTAGATAACGCATCAAAAGTATTTGGTTCAGATGGAAGCGGATATGATAAAGGCGTCTTAGAGGGCTTATCTGCAAGCGCAGTAAACGCTAAAATTAAATATAACGAAGTTGTATCTGATAATTTTAGAGAGTATGTTGCAGAGCAGGAATATATGGCTCCAGGTTCAACTAGTTTACTAAGACTAGCTGGGTTTCCATTAGCAGGAGCTATGGCCGCCGGCACATATGCCTATGCAGAAAGAGCTCTTCCTTCATTACTAAGCGGGACATACAAGGAGGGGGTAAGGAATGCCGTACAACAATCAAATGTAATATCCGGCGCAGTATCTGATGCAGTAGATCATACTATTCTAAATTCCTCTATTGGTAGAGTTACAAGAACAAAACAATTCGCAATGAGAGGTGCACTAGTAGGTGCATTGTTAACTTTACCATTCCTTCCTGGCGCATTAATGGGTGAATCATCTGAAGATGCAAAAGCCGAATATTATGAAGGAAAAGATGTAGCAATCAAGCGCAATCGTATGTGGTTTAGCTCTAGTACAGATATTGAAGGCGAAGGCGTAAAATACTTTACTAAAAACTGGTTCAATAGATTACAAGCTGGCAATAGAGATAAAATCCTGTATGGAGATGGAGATACAAAAGAATCTCTAAACCCATTTTTACACCCATTTGACTATCTTAGAAATCCGTATAGATTTGAAGAAATGCATAAACATGATATGCCATATCCTGTATGGGGCATGGATGTATCAGTTGGCGGCTGGGCTGGTAAAATATTTGAGAAAACAATCTGGCAAATAATCAAACCAGATATTATCAATCCGGAAATGTATAAAATATCTGGTAATAATATTCAACAAGGATACGAATACGATCCAAACAGTGTTTCTGAGTCAGGAGACTTAGGCCTATATAATAACGGCGATATCCAAGCGGGAAGCTATTTTCAAATAGCCGGGCAATATACATCTAAGTTTAAATCTCTCATTGATGACAATTTGGCAACTGGAAAAGTTAATCCAAGATATGACCCAGTAAGCGAAGGCTTCAATTATACCTTTAACGCCGCACAAGACTTTATTGGCCTTAAGGGCTGGGCAATGTCAGGAATCACCTCAAGTCTTGGAGTAGGAGATACAGATCACTCTAACCAAATAGCTAGATCAGGTGAAGCAACAAACTTTGCAAGAGAATTCCAATCATGGAATTTAGGCGGCTTATTTGGCGGCGCTGACGTATTACGCCGTATTGTCCCAATGTCAACTGAGGTCACTTACGACAGAGTAAATCCATTAAGTAACCAGGTCTCTACTACATGGCTTCCTAATGGCAATTCAAATTATACTGATTTCTCAAAAGGTGCATTTTGGGATAAAGTAGAAAATGGATATGATAGACTTCCTGGCGCAGGGTACGAAACATATAATCCATCATTAAAGGGTGTCAATCCAGAAGACTATCCAGACATCAATAAATTTGAAATACTTTCAGATGTTGCATACGGCAGCAAAGAATATTTCGCAATGAATAAAAAGATGTCTGACCTTTATCAGTCTGGAGAAATGGAAGAACAAGATCGCGCCAAGTTTGATGAAATTTATATTCAAAACCAAGAGCGAGTCAGACAGAAGGTCTTCCATGAATACAAAACAGATGATGACGTAGAAGGTATTTCTCTATGGGGCAGAGCATTGGGAACGATGTGGGAAACCACAACACACAATGCAGAATTGCCAACAGAAAGATTATCTTTCTTCAGGCCAGCTGGCAAGTTATTGCATCAAAGAACAGCTGTTGAAGATTATCAACATACGCAATTATCTGGTAGCGATACAGCGCTGTGGAATAGGCCATATGATCATTTTATTCGTCCATTCTTTTCAGATGTAAATAAATACTTTGATCCAGATTCTATTCCTGATCATGTTCAAGAAAAACGAAATGTAGACAACTATTTCGATGCTCTTGAATATTACAAACAGATGAAACTGTATAGAAAGAATTATTACACGAATGCCGGTCTAGCAAGTCAGGCAAGAAGAAACGCCGGCAGAACTCTATATGGTGCAGTAGCAAGCGGATTAGATTCCCAACAAGATGTAGAGGCCGCATATTCAGCATTATCAGATAATGAAAGAGCGTACTTCTCCTCATTTGTAAATGCCAAAGGAGATGATCGCGCTAGAATATCTGCAATGGTTGATGGAGCAAATGAGTCCCAAGTGTACAAAATGCTTTGGGAAAGAAAAGATGCACTTGAGAATGGTGAGAATATTCATGCGCTACTAGAACAAGAAGAATCAGATTTAATAAAATCTCACGCCGCAGCATATAAGGGATACCAGTCTAGTGGAGATTCTCGTATTGGTATATCATTTAGAGAATACCTCCAAGAAAAAAGAGCAGAAGAGGTAATATCCGATGCGACAGGGATCCCAGATGAAAACTTTGTAGGTTGGGATCCAAGGATTGAGGTTAACGATATTAAACTAAGAACTCTTCAGGTTTCCAAAGCAGATGTAAAAGAATATGGATATTGGAAACAAGACGAACAGGCTCTATCTCAAAACTTAGCAGTCCTCAAAGAGACACAGGTTACTACAAAACTGAAATCCATAAGTAATATAAGTGCGAGAAGAGATTTCAATAATTATTTAGCAATAAAAGATACACTCCACCAACAAGGCATTAGAACAAAAGATGTTATTTTTTCTAATACAGGTTTTGGAGATACAGACATAAACATAGGTTAAGACAATGGCAGAAATTAAAAATCCAAGACTGATGCTCGCAGGTGCAGCATTAGGAGCTTACACACAGGATCCAGAAAATCATCCAGTTATGGGATTAGCGGGCGTTGGTATTGGTGCCTATGTCGGGGCTAACCTACAAATAGTTAGAGAAATTCCAAAAGCTAAAAATAGTGTTGATAGACTTGGTGCAGGTGTATTGGATTACATAAATGTAAATCCAGAAGAATTTAACGCTACAAAACATGCGACAGTAAAAGAGTCTGAGATGGAAAGATTTATTCGTAATAGAGTAAGAGATTCCTCTCGGGCTAATACAGCTATGAGAAGACATATCAACGACAGAATTAAGGCATCAATGCAAAATTCTGGAATTGATACATCCATGTTTAAAAAATCATTCATAAATGAAATGATGAATTCTTTTGACGGCGAAAAATTCACATCCGGCTTTGATAAGTTTCTCCGAAACAAATCTTCTCTCGGCAGAAATGTAGATTCAGGCCTCTTTTCCGAAAGACTTGCTAATATAGAAAAACAAGTATCTGGCATTATAAAAGGTGCACAGCAGAGATATGTAGAAATGCAGACATCGTATAGAAAAGCTGTGGATGCAAACTTTGTAGCTCTAACAGGAAATTCTTTATCAGATGTGTTTACAGATGACCAAATTAAATTTCTATTAAATGGCAAAAGCGCAGTTGAAAATCCTCGAGAAGTCATTAAGTCAATTGAGAATGCAAAGATAGAAAAAGACTATATCCGCGCGCTTAAATCTTCAACAGACCCAGAGAATATTGCTATTGATGAAAAAGGTATGTTCTCAGCAGACATAAAATCAATAGATAGAACAAATATTAAAAGTGTGGAAAGTTTACAAAGGGGTGTTCTAAATCTAACTGAGTCTGCATCCAAAGATGACAAGATAGATTCTATTAAAAAATACCTAGTTCAAGCACTGGGTAATACAGAGGGCGAAGCAGAAAGAATAGCCACAAATCTTGTAGAGTCTAATCCAAACGCATCTTTTAGTATTTCAGATAATAATCTCCAGATTAAAAGACCTGGAGAGAAGTCTGTGTCAATGTCTCTTATGGAAAGAAGTAATGGTAGAGCAATAGAGCGCATTGGTGGTAATACATATAATCCAATTATGTTTAATCCATTCGGCAATGCAAACGGAAATGCAAAACTGCCAAACGGGCAAAGAGTTGCTGCATGGCATTTCGGAATGGGGGACTCTGCACAAGTGTCCGGTATCATTGGAGACAATCATAAACTAACTGGTTACACAGCGGCAGAAGCAGCATCTCTTCATTCTGCAGTTACAGGGATGCCATTGGGCGAAGCATACGAGATGTATAATAAACGAGAGTTCATTGGTGCATCTAGTGTAGTAGCTGATTTGGGTATCCTTCCGAGAAACTCTCAAATTGATTTCTCAAATTCTATGACATTTAGCAAGAGTGGTGTAGCAAAAGGATACACAGACAGTCTAACATCCTCTGGATACAAAAAGATTATTGAAGATATCGATATGGCTGCTAGAAAAGCTGGTATACCATCTCCTGCATTAGCTAAAATTCGTTCTCAAAATACAGGTATAAATGACACTAGCACTATGAATTCTGTAGCTGCCGGGATTTCGCCACATCCAGAACGTTCAAGCGGGAATTTAAGCAGAACAAACATTGCTACAGTATCAGATTTAGAGATACCATTTAAGGCAACTGCAGAACAATTGGATGCAGGCCTAAATCAAAAACTAAGATCAGAATGGGTTAACGCGACTGAGGCAATGGCAAAAGATGGTAGAGGTGTAAACCTTAGAGGTTCAATTCCAGTAACACTTGGTACATCTGCCGGAAGAAATTCTTTGGGATCATTGGTTCATGGCATTACTGTGTCAGATGGTCAATCTGCTACATCATTAAAAGGTGTAAATGTAAATTTCCCATTATCAATAAATCTCGGAGAAGGAGACATTAAAGGCAATAAACGCCAAAGAGAAATTATAGAGTCACTTATAAATGGTGGTGGACCAGTAGAAATTTCTCATAATGACATCGTTGCTTTTTCTGGAGGTAAACCAAATCAGGTTCCAAGATATGCAAATAAAATGGTTTTAACAGGCATAGAAGAAAGCGAAGGCAATGTTAGACTATTGGGCTATGGTGTAAACTCTATAGACGATCATAACGCCGTTGGCATGAAGGGATTTGGAGATATTAAATCTAATATGGTTTTTCAAGATGAAAGAACAAGAAAAGCTGCTAAGATATTAGACGAGATGGAAAAACTTGGAGTCCTAACAAATAATAATGGCGCAATTGAATTTGGTGATGATACAAATCTCTCTAAAGAAGGAAAAAGATTTAAAAAACTTCTTCAAGAATTTAAATCTAGTAGAGAATCTAATAAAGAGTATTTAAAACAATACGGCGCGGATAATTATAAAAAGCTAACTTTGGACATGGTAGATCAATTAGAAAATGATCTAACAAAACCAGCATATAAAAGAACTACTCTTACTCGCGCATTATCTTCTATTGGTTTAGATAAAAATCTTCCAGATGTAGTATTGAGACAGCAAGATTCAAAAACAGTTGCCGCATTAGAGCAACTATATGAACCAATAAAAGAGTTAAATAGCTCAAAAAATATATCAGAGCAAACTATTAATAGAGCTCAACAAAGTATGACGAATACTTTAGACCTATTAATCAATAATGCCGATGATGGGAAAGTAAAAGAATCTCTGCTTAATATAAGAGAACAGGTTAAAGTCGCTCATGAGTCACATTCTCCAGTGGATGTACTAAAAGATATATCTTCTCAAGCAAGGGGAACACTAATAGCAGAGAGAGCAATTAACGATGGTAAAAGCTCCAATATAGCTTTATCAACAATGCTAAATAATCTGTCAGAGTACAATAAGAAGCTAAAAGATGGTATTCAAGAAGAATTCCTATTCCATCATGGGGATGGAAATACATCTAAGATTCTTCTTGGTACAGATGCGTTTGGGAACAGAGTTAGATCAGAAGATGTAATAATTCAATATCTGGAGCACAATACCGAGCGTATGAAAAGAGCCGCAAATGGAGTTCCTAAATTAGGAGGAATAACATCTAGTGGTTTTTATGAGGCTGTACAAAATGACTTTACACAGTTGTACAGAAAATTAGATTCTAAAGGCATGGCTCCAAAGATTTGGGGATTAGTCACATTCCAATCTGGCAATGAGGCAATAACGGGCGCAAATGCATCTAAGGGGACTATCTCATGGATGGCGCAAGATGCAATGTCTATGAACGGGATGTCAAAAGAATCTATAGCATCAATGACATCTTCAAACAATGATGCAATATATGCTTTTAAATCTAGACTAGCGCAAAGATATGAAGCTCAGGGTATAAACCAGGCATTCAGCAATGATGTAGATGTCGCAAAAGGTCAAATAAACAAACTTTTCAATCCAGATACGGCGCGAAAAGAATATGTTGAAAAATATTTAACAAATGCTAAAGTCGACAACGGAGTTATGACAATCTCTCTGGATAACGAGGCATTAAAAAATATTAAAGGCAACTATTCTAAATTCAAATCTTTGTCTATTGAATTATTAGATACAGACCTAAGCGGCTCTGTAACTATGGAAGACGGTAAACCAGTAAATAGACAAATAGATAAATTAAAAAGAAATGTGCTGATTTCTCAATTAGATTTACAACAGGCCAGAAAAAGTGGCCATCAAGAAACAATCAGATTGGCAGAAGAGGCATATCGTGATTCATTTAAAAAATGGGCAGATATGGAAATTGCAACAGATAAGAATGTTGTAAAAGAGGCCATCAAAAGGGAGTTCAATCAAGGTGCAACTGTCACAGCTGTTGAAACAACTGGTTACGAAGAAGCAATCAGAATCAGAGATTCTAAAGCTAATAAGAACGCTGTATTCATAAATGATGAAACATATAGAGCTTTAGGATTTAACAATGGAGATTATTCTCTAATAGATGAAGGTAATAGTATTCAAAAGATTGTATTTAAACACGATAAGTCAAAAGCGGCAGTAGGTTTCTCCATTCGTGAACCTGCATCTGGTCCATTATCATCTATGGCCGGCGAGTTTTATTTGAATACCAAAAGAGATAGAAATGGGCTTATTCTCGGCATTGGTACTAAACAACTAGCTGCGCAATCTGGTGACTATGATGGCGACAAATTGGTATTAGGAATTCTCAAAAAGAATGCTCAAAAATTTGATGACATTCATAAAGAGATTTCTAATATAGGATCAATGCAAACAGAGGTCTTCAATAAGTATGGAGAATTCATCGAGGGAATTAACTTAAAAATGGCCGAAGCGTCAAAAGAGGCCAAGGCAATTAATATAGTTCCGTCTATGAAAAACATCCCAGAAGACATGCCAGCTGCTCTAGTAGAAAAGATTGCTAAAGGATCGAGAAGGGATTTCGATGCGCCAGCAATTACCTCATTGCAACAATTGATAACAAATTCATTAGTTGCAGAGCATGAAAGAAATGTCGCTACATTAATGTCAAATGAGAAAATAGATGCAATAGCAAAAGCTGGAGCAATAAAGAATTCTCAAATGGAAATGATGTTGGCGTTTGAGGCATCAAGATCTATTCAAGAGGATACACTTAAATCTGTTCGTAAATCTTCTACTGGTGCAGCAGTTCATGACACTTTATTAGATTTGACATCAAGAATTAAAGAGGGTTGGGGCAAAAATCCTGATGCAGATTTCACAGAGCTTGGAAGTACAATAAAAGGCTTTATGCATGAAATGTATGGAAAGCACTTCACATCTGATGAAGGAAAACAACTCCTAGATAGAGTGTCAGAAACAATTAAAACTTCGATTGTAAATCATGGCCCGGGGATAAATGCAAATCCTGCAAATATGGTAGGTGATTTATACACCGCCTCTGATAAATTAACAGCCGGCGCAGTAAGATTATCCGGCATATCTGACAAGGCACTTGAAAGCATTCAAGCTGGATCAGAACAATTGCAAAGAGCACTGGAATCAAATATAATTTCAGAAACAGACGATGGTCTGAAATCAATGGTTTCAACACTCAAAAAGAATAAACATTCTTTAATTCTCGGCGCGGCAGGACTTGGAGCGTTGGCCTTTATTGGTGGCGCAGAATCTCCAAATATGTCTTCTCCAATGTATAATTCTCCAGTAGCAAGAACAAATCCAACACTACCTCCATTAACAAGTGAATCAGCATATATTCAAAAATGGGGATCAGATGGTCAGTCTGTTACTATCAATGGTCAACAAATCAATAACTATTCAGAATCTAGAATCAAGCAAAATATGCGATCAATGTTCCAAGGTGATACAAATAGTCGTAACACTGTAAGGTTTGATAATAGAAACTATTAATAAGGCAAATAATAAAATGGCAAGATTTACATTTAGTATCAATGGACGACTAGACTTAGAGCCAGTTTCATTTGATAAGGTAGATAAATTTTACTCATCACAAGAGGAGTTCCTGAGGGACTCCTCAGTTTTGGTGTCCACATCGAGATATAGCGAAATGCTAAGCCTTGTAACATTCCAATTCGATGTATCAAAAGAGGATGATGTAGAAAAACTATCACAGCTAATCTCTATGTGTAGAGCTTGTCCATATGTATTTATTAAGTCTGATGCGATAGAAGAGAATCATTTATCTGATTTAAATCTAGCCATTGGATCTGGATACTTCATGTATGCTATTCGTGAATACGAAGCAGAGATGAATTCATCTGACCAGGGACAAGGTGTTGTAACATTCTCTATGCGCCTCCAAATGGTGAACTGGAGACCATTAGCTAAGTCTATTAAATTCATTTCCCTATATGGAGATAAGAAAACAATTTCCACAGAAGTAGGAAGTGTTAGAGATGTTGCATTAGCCGGTGATGTTAAAAGTGCAGAAGAAGGCGGCGGATTAACCGAATATACTGATAATCCAGAAGACTCGAATGTTTTAGAGGCAATGATAGAATATTATCTTTCTGATGTTAATAAACATTCCGGCGGGCTATTAAATAAAGGAAATGATAGAAGTTATGACTTTAGCATTGGTTCACCAAAAATTTATTCATCAGAAGAAATTGCAAAAGTTGATAAAACAAAATTCCTATGGGGACAAGTTAGATCATTCCGTGTATTGAAAACAGTAGAAACTTCAAATACTGGGAATATCGACATCTCTGCGCCAAGAGATTCTGGAAAAACAAAAAATAGAAACACATCAGAAATAACAGGAAAAGATGTTGGCGACAGACAAAGATTTGATGAAGATGGAAGAATCTATATCGGCTGGTTAAGAAAACGCATTGCAGGTACATCTACATCCGAAACCAATACAGCAATTCAGTCTATTAGGGTAAGAAGACGTAATAGATTTGCCAATCAGACTGTTCAAGGATATGTTTATCCATTCTGCCAATATCTTGGACACTCTCCAACAGAACTGCTTATTACGACAATAAGTAATCACGAAAAGGGAATGTCTAGCTCAGCAATCATGGCAGCTGTAGCGGAAACTCAAGCAGCTATCGATTGGATCCGACATAACAATCCATCTTTAAAGGGTTTAGATGTGATGGCCGTTGAGAGTCCACTTGTAAATGCAATGGGCTTATCTTACGTGACACTTGATTCTAGTCATTCATCTACAGCCGGCGAAGCAAACAATGTCCTTGTTCACAATCATACATTTATCGAGTCAGATTCATATCAGGCAATAGAAAATGGAAAATATTCTTTGGCATCCAAAGTTGATGCATGGAATGACTATGTAAACCAAGGGACAAGACTTCTTGAGTTTATCAAACTGAAAATTGAAAAAGATAAAACAGGGGCAGTTGACACAGGACTTGATTCAGTTATTCAGAGAATCAACGAAGAAATTCTTGCGGCAACTAATGAAATGATTGACAGGGACCGCGCGAATGATTTAGAAAAATCAAAAGGAATGACTGTTCACCCAGATTCTCTATTGGCCCCAATGGTGAACCATGAATCATGGAAGAAATCAACACCAGCAGAGAAAGTCCAAAAGATAGTCGGACTATATGTAAGTCTTCAAAGTCAAAAATCTGCAACAGGCTCAGAAGAAAGAGTTAAAGGCGAAGCACTAAGAAGATTGGAAAGCGCTGTTAAAAGAGCCTATAGAAAAGCCCTAACGGGAGGCTTAGACACTCCAGAAGTAATTAAAGCCTTAAGCGAGGACATTCAAAAACAAGAGCAGTGGATTGCAGAAAACGGTGGCTCTCAAACAAGAATGTATGGAGAGGGTTTACCAGATTTCAATTATGGAGAAGTCCTAAGAAACATTGTTCAAACAAAAGAATATCCTGCATGGCAATCACTCCCTGCGCTTCCATTTGTGTATGATGTTAACATCATCTCAGGTGAAAAATTATTAGCCACATGGCAAGAGATGCTTCCACAAATAAATGAACTCTTAGTTAGCACACAGGCTTTAATAGCTCCAGGAATGGCAGAGTTCACAAATGTAACAGACTTGTCAGGAGAACTACCAACGACAGGTGCAACAAGGGTTGTTCAAAATCCAGATGGGTCAGTCACAGATGTTAAGCGCAATAATGATGGTGTTAAAGTTGATTATAATGGAGACTTCAGTGGCAAATCAGAAGTAGACTCTGCTTTATCTGCACAACCTGGTAAATGGCTAACAATAGGACAAGTTGTTAGATATGAAAGGGTATCGTGCTATTTCAGGGAAATAAGAAGAGTTGGGAGTAGTCCACACTTAGGAGTTGATTTAACGTGCCCAATTGGCACACCAGTTTATGCTCCGGCAGATGGCACAGTCTTAAGGGCTGGCCATGCTGGTGGATACGGAAACCTTATGGAACTATCTCATGAAGGAGGAATTGTAACCAGATATGGGCATAATTCTAGACTATTAGTTAGCAGAGGTCAAAGAGTTTCAAAAGGACAAAAGATAGCAATAAGCGGGAATACAGGTCATTCAACTGGCCCACATGTGCATTATGAAATAAGGAAAAATGGCGGAGTTATAAGTCCATTTGGGTTCCATAATCAAATGGGGGCATACAGTGGTACCGGCACGAAAGGCAGTAGAAGAGTAGATTCAAAAGGCCCATCGGGTGTTCCAGTTGCGACTAAGCAAAATGATACAAAAGCTGTATCAGATAAAGTGCAAGATGATATGCAAAAACTTCGCAATCAGGTTAAAGCTACAAATGCAAAAGCTGGATTAGGCGCTATCAGCAAAGACCACATGGATATGCAGCGAATCATTGCCGAGGAAGCAACTAAACTAGGGTTCGACCCAAACCTTGCATTAGCTATGGCATGGCACGAATCTAAATTTAGCCCAAAAGCATGGAATCCAGACACAAAAGCTGCCGGCCTTATGCAGATCGTCAGAAAGTTCCATAGTGATTATGGAGTCAATGACACAACTGTTTGGGACCCAAGAACTAATGTTAGACAAGCATTAAAAATGCGACAACAAGATATCAACTCGTTTAAGAGAAGATATCACAGAGAGCCTACTCCTGGCGAAGTGTATATGATGCACCAACAAGGCCTTGGTGGTTTCTATAAAATGTATGATAACAGAAATAGAAGGGCAGTTGACGTGCTTGGTCAAGCAAAAGTGTTTAAGAATGGTGGCAATGCGTCTATGACTGTTGAACAGTTCATGAGATTGCATACAAGAGAAATTGACCAAAACTATTCTAAGGCAGCCGGTGGACAAGTTGGGATAGGAGTTCTAAATACCGGGGATCTTGATATTCAAGGAGATAAAGTCGCCGCGCCAAGAAGTTCTGAACCTGTAGATATCGCTATTGATCCAATTCCTTGGACAGAAGAGATCCAAGCAGAATCAAGATTAGAAACTCTTTCTAAAGATTTCAGAACTGGACTAGATAAACTTCTGCCAACATATAAGGTTTATATGGTTCATGGCAACAATGAAAATAGCCTCATTAAACTTATTAACTTCCGCACAAATGCAAGTTACTATGAAATACCAGCAGTACGAAACATCAAGGTTGAGATGGCCAATCAGGATAACCCTGTAGCAGTTGCATCATTTGAAGTTATGAATCCGATGAACACTTCATCTGACCCAAGAGAGATTAGAAGCCTAAAAAATACAGCCATAGATTTATCATCATTGGAAAGTGAAGAAGCGCAAATTATCACTTTAGACATGTTAAGAATTAAAGCTGGTAATAAAATTCAAATCAGAATGGGTTATGGTAATGATCCTAATCTACTGCCTATTGTGTTTAATGGCATGATAACAGAAACAAATACAGGTGAGGTGTTGCAAGTTGTAGCAGAGGGATATGGAAGAGAACTTCAAAATGAGTTATTGTTCTTAGGAGACATTCTCCCTACATTCAATTCATCTGCAAATGATGATTTATATATCTCAGCAGCTGTTGCCAAGGTTCTCAAATATGCAAACATTCAGCACTTTGGTAGGGGTCCACGATGGTTTGAGGACGCAGATGAGGCTGAACAAGAAGGCGCAAATGTTAATGTGAACGTTGCTCAACAAGAGATGGATAAAAACCACGCTTGGGCTACAGCATGGAATACTAAGACAGATGAATATTTCTTCACTAGCTTTGGTGGCCAAACAGATGTCCTTGAAAACACATGGCTTATGAATGTGGATATGGCAGATAGATTCTTTATTACTAAATGGCATGATATCTTTCCATTTGGGCTTAGAGACTATTTCCCAGATTTCCATGTTCAGAATAAAACTGTTTGGGATGTAATAACTACCGGCCGCCGGATATTCCCTTCTTCTATCGCATTGGTTAAAAATCTTGATGGCAGATCAACTACATTTACTGGTATTAAAGAGCAGATGATGATTAAGGGCGAAAAACCCCAAAGTTTAGCATCTCAAATAAGACAAAGCATATCCAAAGATAATAAACCAACACTAGCAGGGAATGGTGAAGAAGAACTATTTGCGCCACAAGACACAACAATGTCTGGAGTTAAAAAAGTTGTGCAAGCTAGAAATGGATCTAGGGAAGAGCAACTTAAAGCAGAACAATCCGCAGTTGATTTAGCACATGTAGCACATGCTGCACAACAAACAAAAGAAGTCGATATCGGGATGTATGGCCCAGCCACGAATTTCCATATTCTTAGCGATTCATACAACATCTTGTCTAATCAGTTAAGATTAAATCAGAATTGTATTACAGGCGCAGCAGTTGAATATGGTAGTGAGCCGGGAGACTTCGGGCTTGGTAAAAATGACCAATTCAGTATGAACTCTAACGGTGGCTTATATCCAGCATATGTTAAGAAAAACTTCATATCTGACTCTTCAGTGTCTTCACAAGGCATGGCGGTGAAAACTGCACAAGGATATCTACTTGAAGAACTAGAAAAAATGTATGACGGACAAATTATCATAACTGGTAATCCAAATATTCAGCCTGGCGACTATGCTTATGTAGTCGACGATTTGAGAGTTATGAAAGGTGTAATTAAATGCAGAGAGGTCCAACATGTTTACAATGAATGGGATGGTTACATAACAATAATCACACCAGGCATGTTTGTTGAGCCAGCAACACATTTGTATTCAAATCTTTATATGAAGTTCGGCATCTATATGTCATTTGTTTCAAGGGCATTCTCCGAATTTAAAGAAGCTCAAGTTGGATCATCTCACGCTGCGTATATCTACAACCAGGCAGATATTTCTCCAACACCAGGCGCATCATGGGAGAACGCTTTATCATTTGGTGGAAACGCTGCCGTTACAGGATTAAGTGGATTCCTAACATATAAAGCTGCACGAGCCGGCTTAAGTTGGATCGGCGGGAAAGTAACTCAGTCAGCACTACTAAGCGGATGGACATCAAGAATCATAGGCCTAGCATCTAGATTTAGTTCCTCTATTGGTACAGGGTTCTTAAGATTTTTCCCAAGAACAAGCGCATTAATACAACAAACAATAACAATGGGTGCAAGACTCTTTGGTGGAGGATTGCTATCAGGAGGCTTTGTAGTTGTAACAGTCTACGCAGTAATTATTATTCTTGTGGCACTGGCTATATTCGGGTTTTTTAAAAACCTGTATGAATCATATACAGTAAAAAGAGAAATGCGACATAGATCTTTATTAAAAATGCCATTAACAGTATTTGAACAAGAATATACAGCAGGTCTATTTGGCTGGAATAATGATAAATCTGCTTTAGAGTTACAATGGGAAAATATCAAAAGAACTGCATCCAATATTAGCGATATCTGGAATGCCGGCAAAGGCGAAGATGCACACAGATTTAGAATCATAACAAAACTAGCAATGGATGAATGACAATGTTAACACCTAAAAAGCCTACATTGGTTGACCAAACAATTAATAACGCAGGTATTAAATATACTGACCAAGGTAAGATTGAGTCAGTATCAATACAGGGGACACAAATATTTGTCGTTGTTAGACTTGTCGGTAAAAATCTTCCAGATATGATGGGTAACACAGTTAGTTGCGGGAGGCACTTAGTGGGCCTCCCCACTCATGCTCCTGAACATACAGCTACGATGGCAGAGGTCTTAATTCCATTAAATATGAATTCTTCAACTCAAGTTGTTGATCCAAAAACACTAATAGGATCTCGCGTTCAGGTGTTTTTTAAGTCTTCAGGGTTTCCAGAAGGATGCACATTGCTTTCTAACCCAGACGCAAGATCAGTATCGAGAGAAGAGTTGTTCAATTTACGATTTGAAAGTAAAGATGGTATAATAGACCAGTTTACAGAAAAGAAAATTCAATTAACTGACAGTCAAAAAGCTGAACTAATATCAATCCTTAAAAAAGAAAAATACGATCAAACATTTCATAAGGGCGCAGTTGGGGTATATGGGAACAGTCAAAATATGTTTGTATCAAACCCAATGCATCAATCAACTTTTGTAGATTTTCAACAAAAGGCAGATGAAAAAACAGTTATCAATGATGTTAAAAAAGAGATTAGAGAAAAGGATTGCTATATGCCAGCAACAGTATTTACAGGAAAATCATAAATGATAATTAGGCCATCTCCAACAAGTACAACAGTAGTAGATATAAGAGAAGATGTCGCAACAATGTCGGCCGGCTCTATGTCTGTATCTACACACAAAGACTATGGATCATTTATCAATGGTCCATTATCAATCTCTTCTCCTCCAACATCTATCACTATTGGTGGATTCTACAAATTCAATCCGGTAGCCTTATCTGGTATGCCATCAACAATCATCACTCCAGTTCCAACATTTGAAGTAACAGTTCCAGTCAAAAATATTGCAACACAAAATATTATCAATGGAATCGTTACAAGCACAATAACAGGACTGTTTTAATATGCTAATAGATACAATAACTAGAGATATTTCTCAAGACAAATATGGCGATCTTATTTTTAATGGATCAGACATAGTTACATCTTATAATAAAGATGAAATAGCAAAAATGAATGCAGCCCACAGAGTGTTTTCAGCAAATGGAGATTTGTTTAAATATAAACTATACGGCGCGAACCTTATAAATTACATAGGAAAACAATTAACAGATGAAACAATAGATGAAATGGCGAGATCTATAAGACAATCATTGACATCAGATTTGTTTCTGTCTGCATATGAAATAATGATTGTGCCGGTTAGAAATGGTGTAGACTCTGTATATTTTAAGATATCGGTTGGAACATCTGAAGGGTTCACAAGAGAAAAAGTTCAAGAAATCAATATAGAATTTACAACTACAGGCGGAGTTAGATATGTATAGCGAAATATCAAATCCCGAATTATTTAAAAACCAAGTTTTAACAGAACTTGGAAAAAGTACAGGGCTGAATAATACATCTAGATCCTCTGTATTGACCCAGTTAGTAGATGCAGTATCAGAATCAATGGTAAATGTGTCGAAATATAATGCGTCATTAATTAATTCCACTTTTACAGAATTAGCATCTGGAGATTTATTAACAGATAATGCATATGAATTTGGCGTATTAAGAAACGTTTATTCTGATCTATATGTAAAAGCAGAAGATCAAATTGTAGTCTTATCAACTGATGATGGGAATACATTTCCAAAATTCTCTCACGGCAAACTTGCAATTCCAAAAGGAAAGAGATACACAATAGGCAATACAACGATTGAGGTTCTAACAGACGTCTACTTGCAATCTGACCTATATGAGATCCCATTGTCTATAAGGGTAATATCATCATCTACGACAGATATTAAAAATGGCGCCGTAATAGATATAACTGACAAGAAAAATATCGATACATCTGGTCTTAAAATAAAATTTAAGGAACCAGTGTATAATCAGTTAACAGAGGAAGATGACAATTCTCTTCGCTCAAGAACTATGTCAGCCAAAATGAAAGTTCATGGTTCAAGCATAGATTCTATTACGGGTATTGTTCAATATACTCCACTTGTCAAAGCATTCTTTATTGACGAAGATCAATCTAGCGGCGTTGTAAGAGTTTATATTGCCACAGATAAAACATTGAAAGGCGAGGAAGATAGTTCATTCCCGCATATCAGATCTAAACTCTTAAATACATTTGACGCGATTGGTTCAGCAGAGCAGTCATTTCAAATCCTCCAGCCACAAATCTTAAAAGTTTATCCTACATTCACTTATTCAAATACGACAGAGGTAATGGCATTAGGAGCTATTAACCAGTCGTTCTATTCTACATACACACCTTTCTCAAAAATAATAGACATAGATGCAATTAAAACAGAATTAACATCATATGGCTTAAATGTAAAAATTGACGCGCTAAGTTTAAAATCTGAAACATACGGAACATCAGAATCTGCTAGTAGTGGAGTAATTGAAATTCCGGATGGATATGTGATTTACTTCTCGGCAGCAGACGCATTGGGGATAGAAGAATGAAGCAGAATTTATCTACAAATATCATAACAAGATATTTTGCCAAATGGTCAACTCCATATAAGAGCAGATATTCAAATATGGCAAGAGTAATCTTGCCTTTTTCTTCTATTGTAAATTCATCTATGGAGAAAGCTATCAATACGGTGGCAATGAGATATAGAAATACAAAGCTAGAAGTAACTGACGAACTTCATATTCTTGATGTGTATGGAGATTATAAGGAAATAAAAACCGAAGGATCAAGAATAGAGTATAAAGACGGAACATATAAAACTGTCGGTTCACGCATTCTTGAAAACGTTGGGCATTATTTATATTCCGATTATTCTCAATTTCCTTCTGATGGCGTTATTCTTACAGAATCAGATATAGACTGGATAGAGGACGTATATGATTTGATTATAAGCGCAGGCCAGACAAAGATTAATCATAGGTTTGTAAAAGAAAACAGATTGTATATTAAATTGCCGCAGACATATGATGAAAGTTTTACAGTTACTATTTTGGGATACGATAAAGATTTCAAATATATAACTGAACATATTGGTGTAAGATATGAAGGTGTGTACGAGACGTTTAAAAAATTCATCTACATTGATTCAATTTCATCGCCGGCAGAAATTATATTAACTAACTATGTTAATTGCTCTATTGATCATTTTGTTTATCCTAAGCATATACCATTAAAAAGGATTACAAATACAGAGGGAGAATTTATCTTCCCATATATAACAAAAGATGAATCATCTGTTTATATGTATGATATGTCCAGCACAACATTTGATCCGTTAATGCAGATTGACTTGGATAATAAACCTAAATATTTATTTGTATCAAACAATTCAGACGTGTTCTCGGTTGATGCTAATAACTGGCTGACAATATCTAAGCCAACTTATAATTTAACAACAGAAACAGAATCAAATGGGTCTGCAAATAACAACCATTTTATATTCTTAGAGGATGAGGAGAATAGAATCGGTACAACAATAAGATGCACAGTTATGGCTCATGATCTTGCAAGAAGATCATCTTCTACAAATATTAGAATCTCAGTTAAAAATAACGGCTTCACATATTATGTAAACAGATATGGTCAACTTGTAGAAGATAATAACACTTGGATCAATACACTTAATTCAGAGAGTATTATAACTATCCCGGTTATATGCGATAATAAGCTTCCATATATCTTCTCAGTGAGAAATGAAGATGGGGAACTATATCAGGCAATATCTGCACAGGGAATATCTCAATCATCTATGGTTCTGCCAAAAGTTAAAACAATGCATCTTTATGATTCTGAGCTATATGTTAATTATGAAGGAAAGATCTTTAAGATTAAGCCAGTAAGACATGTCTATTCAAGATATTCTCCAAGATCGCTGTCGCTGGACTCTCTATATAAGGAGATTAGATTAAAATGATCAATACAAAAAATATAAGTATTAATCCCTTTGAAAGAGCCGAGTTCTTTCCTTCTTATAAGAAGAATATTGGAGAGCTATATCCAGCATTCCTTATTAAGAATACAGATAAAATCATTTCCATATATGATGGTAATCTTACAATTGGAGACTTAGAAATTCCTATGTATGAATTGTCGCTTGCTGATGTATTCTTTAAAATCAAAGAAGCCGGTGTGGATGTCAAAATGTTTACACCTGGAATGGAAACTGTAACTGCCCTATCTCTTGTTGATTTTTCAAATGTAAATGTATCAGAAGTAGAGTTGGTTTCGTCTCCAATGAGTGCCGCCGCGGCAGTGTCTAATAACATCGCACCAAATATTCCAGGTACGTATCTTGACATGGTAGATATCTCTATTGATCAAACTCAAAATGTAAAACTTCACAATGGATTAATCATCTCAAATTCAAATCTTCACAATACAAAAATAAATGTAAAGCATTTTGCAAAAACGTTTATTCTCTATGTCTCAGAATCCAATATTATTCGGAACATAAAAGATTCTTATAAACTTCCACAGGTAAGAAACGCAGTAATCAATTACAATCTAGAAACATTCGGAGCAGAAAGATGAAGACATTAAAGTATTCAATTAGGGTTGGCACATCATCTTTAAGTGCAAAACTCTCACATAATGTCCATATAAGGAAATCCGAGGTTAACTACGACAGAATGGAGACATTGGAGATATTGTCTGATGATCCAGATAAATCGGAATTTGGATGGGGAAACGAGATATCAACATCTCAAGAGTATGGGAGTGTAAATATCCCAAACGAGATGTTCGTTCTTGATGGAGCTAGAATCTCTGGGACAGGGTGCTATAATATTCCCGTAAGAGAAAGAACAACTTGGCTTGGTGATTCAGACGTTATAGAATCAATATCTATTTTATCAAGAAAAAACGGATACATAGATTCATTTGTAACTTATAAAAAAGATGGCAAATCAAAATTCTCATATACCGGGATGACAGAATATGCCACTGAATTCTTAGATGATGATGATTTTGTTAAAGCCTATAATAAGAATAGAAAAATATTTATCCCAAAACCGGAAACATATACTCGCCATGTAGTGATTGATAAGATAGCTATTCCAAGAGCAGAGATTAAAAACTCGAACGAAAAAGAGCTTTGCCAAACAGAGAGAGATGGGAACAAAACAATCGCATATACAGAGTTTCTAAATATTTCTGAATATGAATTCTTTGATTTCTCTAATTCTAAAATAGTTCCAGAAAAAGAAGATAACTATGGCGGCATATTTGTTTTCAATGGCAATCTTGATAAGGTCTATGCCGAATACAAGGTCTCTCCAATTGTGCAGGTAAGTGGGAAACCTATTTATTATACGAATAAAGTAAATCCAGCCGCAGAGATAAACTTATTTCAATTATCAAGCCCAGATATAAGAACAGAAACAGTAGGTGCCGTAGAAGATCTTTCTATTGATAATGGCTCAACAATTTCAGAATTAGTTCTTTATGCACCAGACTATAGAGAATCAATTTTTATAGAGCCAGATGCAAACATCTTTATAAATGGGGACTTAGTAAAAGCTGGAGACAAATATGAAATATCGAATCAAGGAACAAATTCTTTAACAATTTCTGCCCCAACATCTGCTATTGATTTGCTAACACCAGTTATCAATACTGCGGGCAAATATGAGTTACCTGGATATATTCAAGGAGCTCTTGCAGCCATATATGGCGAATTTAGAGATGGAGACACATCATCTATTCAGCATATTTCATTCAATAAAAAATCAGAAAAACTGCCTGAATATCTAAGTGGTACATTAAACATGTCAAACTCTGGACTATATACTGTAAGACAAACTGGCCCGGGGCTAGACATAACCTTCAATACAGATACGGCCGGGATGTCATTGGCTCTGCCTGCATTATCTACTAGAGATGCTATCACAGTTTACAAAGAAGCATATGGTGTGATGGCCGAATATGATAAATGGGAATACGCTATTCCTGGAATAGTAACAGTTAAAGAAAGCGGTGTTTACAAGGTTTCATACACGCCTATTATAAGTCCAGACGAAACGACAATTAGAATCACAGATAAGAAACTTCAGCAATCTTTTATAGACAAATTATCAGTATTCAGAGATAATTTAGTTAATCTATATTCAATACATTCTCGTATTGTTAATCTTAAAATTGGATACATTACAAATAACAGTGTAGAGTATTCAGATAAAAATATCTCATTCAATCTAAATATTTCTCCATCTGCAATAAGGAAGATGGTTTCAGAAAGTAAAAATATAATCCTTTAAAGGTTAAATATGAAAAAATTAAATTTATTGTCTGGAGGAGCAGTTTCGCCAGAAGATACGTTTAAAGCCATTAATGGTGTAATAGGAGCCATGAATTCTTTAAGCGATGATATAGGTGATATTAATAACCACTCTGGAACCACATCTAGCTCTTTTAACAGCAGTGTTATTGGAACAATAGGGGATGTAGAAAAATTAGCTCCGAATGTTCCAATTGGGGAAACGCTTACAAACTTTACAGAAACATTCGCGCCGTCTGTTAATTCTGATTACTATCTAACATTAACTCCAATAGCAGATATATCTATTATAGACGGTACAAATACCTATACTAAGGTCGATAAAACTCTCTTAACAGATGCTACACATTATGCAATTGATGGCCGTAAGTTAATATTCTTCAGAAGCCCAACAAATAACTTTACAGTCAATTATAAAGGGAAATTCCCAACAGTATTAGGCTTAGAGAAATATACTCCTAACACTTATCCTTCTATTGATAATGTCAAATCTGGTAATCAGCAAAAATCTACAGTAACAAAAATCTCTGATAAACTATACGAAGTAGATATTAAACAAACAAACAAAGTTGGAAATATAAATATTCCAAATGGTATTTATGCTTCACTTCCAGACAAAGTGAGAAACTTTGTTAGTGCATCAGGATCAATTAAGGCCCCTGTGTCAGATGTATCAGTTTGGATCTATTACAATAATATGTTCCAAAAAATTGATGATGCATCGGTTTACTTAATGTCTGATCAAAAATTCAGATTTCAAACAGAATTAACAATTCCTGCAGATGCGTTTATTGTTTTATCTGTTAATAGCTGGACAATTGCAGACTCTGTTAAATTCTTAATGGATTTTGCAATCAACCATTCTCATAATGGAGAAGAGCTAGGCTCTGTTATTTCTCATAGTAATCTATCTGGACTAAGATCAGAAAGATATGTCCAGGGAAAAGAATACGGCGTATCTAAGTTCAGTGGAGATGATCATCCTCAATATTTCAATAGGGATGGATATGTAGCAGACAATCCTGGCAACTTTAATAATGCCATTATTGGCGATGTGTTGATTGGTTCTTCTAATGAGTACAATCTGCACAACAATGTGTTAGATAATTCTAGAAAATTGTTCTTTGGGTCCATTTCAGATGGCTCATCTTTAATGTATGATTATGCGTCAAAAGGACTAAAACTATTTGGCGCAGAAAATGGTCTTAAAATTTCTACACATGCTCCACAAAGCTCTACAGACAATCTGTATGGGAAAGGCTTAGAGATAGACGGAAACTCTATCTACTCAACCGGAGATAAAGGTGGAGCAGATAATATATTTAACATCGAGGCAAAAACAGGTGTAATCAAATTCCCATCTGCACTTGGCGGGCTTTCAGAGTTATTTGCCAAAGCTCTTAATGTTCAAGATGTCAATCTTAGCGGTATCTTAACGGCTAGAAATGATGCCGGACTTAAAATTGGGGATGTTTCATTTATTGCCAAAGATGGATCAGTAGAGGTTTCATCTGACAACGCCGCAGCCAGTGTAAAATATACCACTCCTGTAAGTATTAAAAATCTTACAACTGAAACTATTACACCAAAAGACATCCGAATAAGAGACGATGGCAAAATAAGTTTCGGTGACACAGATAAAGATGGATCTATTTCCGCAAAAGATGGACACATAACGGTATCTGGTAATTATCCTATTGATATAGCTAACTCTGGCAAAAATACTGGTATCAGATATCATAAAGATGGTTCAAGTGTGTATGCAAATATGTATACATCAGCGGAGAATGGTGGAACATCAACAGAGACAGACCATGACACTTATCTGGAGTCTGGCAACGGCAAGGTATATCTCCTTAAAGACACAACAAAGGTTCAAACTTTAAACGGTAAGAAATATGGATTTGGAGATCTAGCTGGACAAGGTTCTGATACAACTAGAGTTGACAATCTCAAGTTGATGCCAAGAGCAAGTCTTAATGCTGGTTCAGGCGATTTCTATGACCTAAGAGTTGAGTCATCTAGCTTAAAAGATAGACGAGGAATCAATCTAGGTGATACATCTGCTATTTATGTAACAGGAACTGATACAGAATGTCCTCCAGGCTGGCTTGTTGTTGAAAGTAAAAATGGCGTTGTGTTTGTAGATGCACGAGCAGGCGCAATTGATTGTCAAACAATCGTATATAGCGAAGTTACAACTGGTAACTTAAAAACATTTGGCACTGCATCAATAGATAAATCACTTGGTGTTTCAGAAAACATAGATGCCGGTGGAGCTATCGGCGGCAAAGAATTAAATATCAAAAACAAAGCAACAATAGGAAGTATAGAAGTAAAAGACGAATCCAGATTTACTGGTTCAGTATCGTTTACTGAAAATGTATCTATTAACTCTAGTCTAGATGTTGGTGGCTCTATTGTATCTAAAAACAGATTGACAACTAATGAATTGCAGGTTGATTCAAGTTCAATCTTTAATGGTCCGGTATCTATTCTTAAGTCTGCTCGTATTGATGGTAATATCGTAGCAAATGGTTCATTTAACACCGGCGGTGATCTTACTGTAGGCGGTAAACTGGCTGCAGAAGGTGGCAGGTTTGAAGACGTATCAATCTCCAAATTGAGAACTGTAAACGTTATTGATGCTAAAGGCGGTGTTGAGTCATCTAGTAAAATAACTGCTACAGGAAATATTGAAACCGATGCAGATATTGTTGCAGACGGAGGAAGATTCTCCACTCAGGTTAAAACAAATAACCTTATTGTAGATAGAGACACAACTATCGGCGGCGAGGCATATGTCAAAGGAAGACTGCAAGTCTCTGGGGACGTAACACTTGGTGAAAGTAAAAACAATAAACTTTCAGTTAATGCTGATACGATTTTCAATAATAATAAAACATCATTTATTGGTGTAGTAGACTTTGCAGATGAAGCAACATTCAAATCAGAAATGAATGTCGGCGGGCAATCTAAGTTTATGTCTCTATTGACGGCGAGAGCCGGAATAGAGATGGATGGTCCATTAACATCAAGATCAACAGCAGAGTTTAAATCTTTAAATGTTAAAGAGTCCACATATCTAAATGGAGATGTATCTGTATCAGGCGGAATTGCAGTATCAAGCACAATTCGCGGAGATAAAGGTGCGAACATTTCCGGTGATTTACAATTAGGTAGTGCAGGATCAAATGCTATCATCTCTGCTGATACACATTTCAGCAACCAGAAAAATATCTTCGGCGGAGAAATCTTAGCAACAGAGAAAATGACTGTTTCTGGCGATGCAGTGTTTAACTCTAAGATTTCTATTGAAGGCGCATTGAATGCAGCAGGCAATATTAATGCCGGCGGTGTATCAACTCTTAACACACTTAAAGTTCAAGGTTCGGCAGAATTCCTTAACGGGTTCAGGGCAGAGAAGCAGGCGCAATTCCAAAACATCTATGCAACAGGGAAAACTATCCTTGCTGGAGATGTATCAACAGATGGCGACGTTCATATCAACGGAAGTTTAACATCTCTTCCTGGCGCTATTGCAACTCTTGGCGTAGTATCTGTATTGGGATCCGTATCTCAAACAGATAACAAAGCTACTAACCAATTTGCTGGCGACACATTCTTCAACAACAAGGTTTCTGTAGCTGGAGCACTTAATGTTAATGGAACATTTAAAACTGGATCAGATGATGCTGGCGTGGTGATCGAAGGAAACTCTGTAAGGATTAACGGCGAGACATCTTTCATATCGTCTAAAAGAGCATCTATCGATGCATTAGAGGGCAAAACTAGAAAAGTTGTTCAGTTAGCCAATAACAGATCTCAAAGAGCATCTCAGGCTGCAATAGCATTAAGCACTAAGCAGTATACAACAATAAACAATGCATTCATTGAGGACTCAATAGTTTCTTCTGGTGACATGCTTTGCCAAGGAACGCTATTCATAAATGACTTGGTAATTATGGATTCGTCAGGAAGAATGCTTGATTCATCTTCCCCAGTATTAGAAGTAATTGCAAGAAGGGCTAGATACGCACCATGAAAACTATAACTTACGATCTAAGTATTGTAGGATATGATTCTGGCGTTACAGTTAGACATGCAAAGGATAGCAGAAATGCTATCCTTGCTGTTGATACGAGTAAATTTGAGGGATCAAAATACAATATCAATTATAAAGACCATTCTGATAGAACACGGTTTGCTAAGGTTGAAGAGAAATCAATACGAGGAATAATGATAAGATCAAATTCTCCAGAAATTCTGATAACAGATATTATTAGAGACGGTATTCCATTCTATTATAAAACATTAAATAGATACCCCGGCGCGGAATTTATTACTGTAAACGGGTCTATTTCTCCTATTGATAATAATTTTGTATACAGCCAAGAAAAGATTGGTACTGTAAAATATAAATTAAGAAACGGAACAGAATTAGAATCATTTGAAGAATTTGTTCCAGTTTGTATAAATGAAAACAATCATTTCAATAAACCTATATCAGATATAGATAATAAACTCTACACCTATATTCAGGATACAAATAAGGACTTTATAATTTCATGTCCAAATCCAGAAGTTGCATTTACAGCGGTCCCTGGAGAACTAATCCTAGTAGAACAATATTCAAAATCCAATAAAGATCATTTGTCTTTTATTTTAAGAGACTTCTATAAAGAAAAGAAAGTTTCATTGCTAAATAGAGAATTGCTCTTAGCTTATAAACAAGAGCCAAGAGTTTCTGAAGTAATAAGAATTATAAATGAAACTGCTTTCTTATCTAACAACATAATTCAGTTAAATAATTCAAATCTACTTCCAGAACATTTGAGCTTGGATTTCAAAACTCAATCTGGTATCAAAACAATAAGAGTAAATAAAGAAGCTATTATAAATAATAAAGGACAGATAAATATTCAATTTCTAAATGAATCAATTCCAAATGAATTTGAATATATCAAAGCTTCTTATAATTACATTTCTCCTAAAATAAATAATATCGAAATCCCAATTAGGATTATTAATAATTCTAGCTTTGTTAAGTTGTATATTAAGCCAACTCAAAACGGATCAAAAATATGTGCCGCGGCATTTGATAAATTTGGAGTGTGCGTATATAACACAATGGGTATAGATATTCCGCAAGGAATTGTAAATATCAAAAATGGAGAAGGTAAGTATCTAGACAAATCTGGAAATACATTGGCGTCTGTTTCTAATATCGGGAGCGTTATAGATGACAAGGCAATCTTCTTGGAAGTTGCAACAGTATTTAAAAAGGATATTCAACCAGACTTTGCATTTAGTGGAAGAATCTCAAGACCTAAAAAAGATTCTACTCCTTTGCACAGGATTATCGTTCCAAAGATGTCCTATTTAAAAATTGTACTAGGCAAAGATTATGAAGAGTCCGTAAATGCCGGTGTAGCTGTTATTAGAGCAGGGTTATCAACAAACGCGACAATAACCAAATACTCAAGCACAGATACAACTACAACATATAAAATAGACATCAGTAAAGATAAGTATTCTGGCAATCCGATTGATTATGTGGAAGATGAAGATCTTTTAAGGTTTGTTAAATATAAAGTTCCATCATTTTTAAAAACTAATACAGATGGATACAAAATCATATTCAATGAGGCTGGAGAAAAAACATTTGCTAGAGAAACAAAAAGAGTTCTTGATGGCAATGATCTTTATATAACAGTAGACACATCAACTGTTGAATATCTAGATTCTGTATCAGTTGGATTTAACTCCATTTTTAACACAATAGAGATAAAAGAATGAAAAAGTTTATAGAAAACCAACAGTTTAATTATATAAATGATGTGCTAAGAGTCCCTCAGCAAGCTGTACTAGATGAACTGTCTTTTGAATTACTGACACAGGAGATAGACAGATTCGCGGCTACTGCCAATACATCTGTTGATTTCTTAGTTGAATCTATGGGAGATATAGAGAATGATCTTGAGAGATGGCATAAATCTTATATAGAAAAGATTGCAATGGTAAAAAACGGCGCGGCATTTATACAAGGAAATAATCTAGCATCAGAAGATCCGGGTCATTATGGAATAATGGAAATAGATACATCTATAAATAACTCTGTTGTGTTTTCTATTGATGATGCTGGATATACAATGCCCCCATATGACGAAAGATATGCAAAATGAGTGAATTAAAAAAGATAGTGTCATCAGACTCAGTATTCTTTAATAGGGTTGTATTAAAACCCAATGTCTCAGAAGTGTTTATTAAGTCTGTAACAGCAATTGATTCAAATGGAACAGCCATTAGTCTATCCAATATTCCTTTTGTATTAGAAGACACAATTATTCTTAAAAATAAAAATAAGAATGCAATAGCTGTAGAAATCATAATTGAGCATCCATTTATAACAAATGGAGACGACATCTCTAGATATGTAGATATAGATGTTAATAGAGTTTCAATGTCTAGAACTGCGAGAATAGAAACTAAAGCTGTTCAAGTCTTAAGCAAAGGCTCACTTCACGTCGTATCCAAAATGGAAGATGCTGAATCGTTAATTGTATCTGCTAATGTAGGGATAACAGGATATGGCAATGACGGAAGAATTATCCTCAGCGAATTTGTCAGAATGGGGCTTGGCAATACCAGAGAGCTTATATCTAACGGAGATAAAGTCGATCATACACCTACATGTATTGTAAGATATAAGGATGGAATTGTTTCTAAAGATAAGATAGAAGTTAAAGATGGAATCATCCAGGAATATGACGACTCATGTCTATACATCTATAAACCAGACTACCTAGATAAACAAAAAGACATTAGTGAAGATATTACCATAGACTCATCTAACTCTATCATTATTAAAAATAAAGATGTTGTAAGACTAGAGTGCAGACTTGGTGCAGATATCTTGGATATAGATGGATCGGAACCAGTAATAAAATACATAGGAATTATATCAAAATGATTTTAGATTTTATGTCATCTCTCGCAAGATATACCAGAAGAGAATTGGGATGGAAATCTGCACTGGTTTCTGATATTAAAAACAGAGCAGATAAACTGACCGAAGATAATAATAATCTTAATAATGAAATGTCAGAATCTGTGGCCAAATTTGCAGAGGGAGTTGTAGACATTAGAAAAAGAATGCAATCTGTATCAGATATATATTTAACTATCTCTACAATAAGCGGTAACTCAAACACTGAATACAATTTATCTAGAATGCCTATCTTTTCAAAAGAAAAGATTGTTATCTCTGGCAATACAATAAGACTTGAGTCTGGCGTAAATATTCCACTTCCAATAGTAGATATTGATATTCTAACAAATGGAACACTCGGCAATCATAATGATTATGATGATGTCCGTAATAACAATAGGGAAACATTAGTAACAGATTCTCCTGTAGAAGTAGAGAGAATTGACGGTGCGATAAATATGTCCATCATTGCGACTATTCGTGATAAGTCAAGTGTGAATGCGATAGGCTTTACTCTTTCTGATTTTGGGGTTTCTCATGCCGATGTATCTTATGTAGAGATTTCTGAAGATGGTAAATCATTCCGGCGCGTAAATTTTGATTTAGAAAAAACAGGAGATAATTTCACTGTAACAATTCAAAATTCAGCAGCAAAAGCAGTAAGGATTTCTCTAATTCAAAATAATCCATATATAGCAAAGAATGGTAAATCAAGATATGCAATAGGTGTATCTAATTTCTCTATTGGCCTATCATCTTCTGTTGAATCTGGCAATATAGTATTCGGACCTATAAATAGCAATTCGGAAGTTATTAAGGCGTCTATTCAAGCAAATATGCCTATGGATGGGTATTCATTTAATAATACTCAAATAGAAATAAGTCCAGATAACGAAAACTGGGAAAGAGCTTCAATTCCATTTTCTGTATCAGAATATCCAAAACATTTGGATTTCAATACGCTATCAGAGAAATCAATTAAAACTAAGAACCCAGTTAAAACACTATTCTTAAGGTTAACTCTTCATGGTTCTGATGCTAAAAATAATTACACATCAGATAATATAAATAGACATGTACAACAGTTAATGTCTGCCAACCCTTATATAACAATTCCATTTGCATTAAGTGATAAATATATTATTGGCAAAATGCATGGTTATCCATATGGAGAAAGATTTACATATAGTAGTTTCTCCGATGATCTAAATGTGCTTGATACATTAACATCAATAAAAAGTGAGTCAGATTATGTTATTAAATCTCTCGCGCCGATGGGTAATATATTAAAAGCAACAACAAGATCATTTTATCATAAATGTGCAATAGAGAAGAATGAATTGTTTAGAATTATCCCATCTCAACAAATGGACACAGGAACTGTAAAAGCGTTTAAGATTTCCAATCCAATTAAACGCCCAATGAGAGTTATTGATTCCAACAATGTGATTCTTCCATTCTCTAATGACGCTGGTGTGTACACTCTTACAGACGGAACAATAAGTAGAAAAATAGACTTAAGATCTGGTTTCTTTTCTTCTGCATACCAGTGGGTATATAAGGCCCATGATAAGGATAGTTACCTAATAGGTCCATTGGGATTTAAAGCTCATATCTTTGAAAAGGGGAGACCAATAAATCTTTTGGATTATTTCCAAATTGAGACTCCTGTTCAAAATGCAGACACACCAACTGGTGTAGTTTTCAATAAGAACTATCCGGCCGCGCCATTATTGGACGGAGAATTCTCTATTGTTGATAATAAACTATACTCAACAAGTTCTTCTGCTATTGTAGATACATATACATTTACTAAGGAAGAAATAAATCCAATCTTCAAAGCTAATTTGAATTCCGTCTCTATCTACACAGATAATGCTAAATTCTCAAAGACATCTGAACGTCTAACAAAATATGACGGACTTAAAATAGCAAAATTATCTAAATCAGGCATATTAAAAGGCTCACTTGTTTTTAAAAATAAGAATGCATCATTAGTATCGTTTATTAAAGAAGTCGAGTATAAAAATGGAATAGATGAATTCAGAGTTGGAGATAAATTAGAAATATCAATCCCTAAAAGAGTTAATAGATTTTCATTAGGAAGAAAAGTAGACCACTTCTCAGATTTGAATATTATAGGCTACACAGAGGTCTTCAAATCAAAGGTGTTCTCAAGAGATGAATTAATCTTCGCCGGCGATTACATGATGGAAGATGTTGGCAATGAAACATTTATTCAGCTTCCAGATGGAGTATTCACACATGACCTTATTGAGACATCTATTATAATTAATACAGATACTAGTTCAGCTGCTAATGGGTATTATTCTATTGACTATAATAATGGAATACTGTATTCTCAATCTATTATAAGTGGCGAAACAGAGGTTGAATATATAAGCTCAAATGTTTATATAACCGGCAATATGATAGATCCAATAAGCAAATCTGAATACACTGTCGCCGGATCTCAAATTCAAATTAAGAATATCTCTGACGGAGACAAATTCGTTGTCTTATCTCCAGCAAAAGAGGATAAGTCATCGGAGGTGTTGAAGTCTCCTATTGTCAAAAATCTAACACTAAATACGGTAACAATCTAAAATGAGTAAATTAGAACAAATAATGAATTCTTTAAACTCATACAGAAAGGTTGGAACAAAAACATCAGGCCCTGCTATCACTATAAATAGGAGCAATCCTTTTTATACGAGGCAGGGTCTCAATGCTATGTTGTATCAATGGTATACGAAACTGTTTCACAACCAGGATAAACTGAATGAATTAAAGATACGTTCAACTAAATTTAAACAGAAATCTAAAGATTACATCAAGGATATTAAAATTAGACTGAATGAAGCATCATCAGAAGCAAAAGCTGCGAACATAGCAGATAGATCAATTTCTTCTTATACGACAGCAATATATTACACTCCAAATAAAGTTTCTTACAATAAAAATGAAACAACTGCTAAAGTTGAAGGAAATAAAATTTACGGAGTCCAAGAATCAGATACATTCTTAGACGATTCTAAAATATCATCATTTAAAATTCCATTAGAATCTATTTCTATTTATCATATTGATGATTCAGATAAAAGAAACGCAATCTGGGTTAATCAAGATGGATCTCCAATTATTGATTCTGCTATTAATAAAATCGCAAAAACAAAAATGGAGTTTTATTCAAGAAGTCCTGGCAAACAGGATTTAGTAATTAATATTGATAGACTTCAATATGGTTCATATAACAATATTCAATTAAAAACATCGCGGGCATATATTTACACTGTCTATACAAGTAAAGATGGAAATGAATACAATAAGATAGTAGACAAAGAATTAACAAACAATCTCAATGTTTCTATCTCAAACAATAATGAAAGATATATCAGAATATACATAAACATTTCCAAAGAAGAATTTATTAAGAATGCTGAATATCTGTACAGAGTTGATATTGAAAAGTTCTTTATTGCGACTAAAAAATATTCTACACCAACAACTTGTGTTACTGGAGAAATTCCAATTAATTCAATCGGCGAATTCATCGGGATTGATACATGCGATAATTATCAAAATCCGAATGTAGAAATGAATTACGCAGTTTCAATTAATGGCGGGCCATTTAAAGATATTAAGCCGTTAAGAAAACTAAATACAAGAAATCCATCAATCAGAGCAATCATCCCAATAAATGATTATCTAGATAACAATATAGTTAGATTAGACGAGTACACTTCAACAGTAGATGGAAATGTGTTTAAGTCTGAAATCAGTTCAGAACTTCTAGAAACTAATATCTTTAAATATTATGATTGCACGAATCCAATACAAGAGTTTGGGAATTATGTTGTAACAACTGGCATCAATACAGAAGAAAGAGAAATAGAATTTGATGATACATATTTTGTAAATGGCATTCCGTTTGTTGGTAAAACAAAAGTTCCGGCCGGCGTCAATACTTTTATGTTCCCATCTAAAAACTATTCAAAATTATTTAACACATATCAAGTAAAGATTCTTTCCGTATTGGATGGGACAATAAAATACAAAACAGAAGACGGAAAAGAATTAGAAATATCAGATCCAACATATAGAGTGAATCCATTTTATAAAATAGTTTCAGTATGTAAATATGTTCTCGGCAAAGAAATTGACCAAGATGACGTAAAAATAAAAACAACAGATGATAAATATCAAATAGTCGTTAATAACGACATAGAAAGAATTTACGTTTCAGCTAGAAGAAAAATAGCAAACGTAGATAATGTCAGATTCAAAATCGACATGAAAACACTAGATGGATATACAATCCCATATGTATCAAGAATACTAATTAAGGTAGCATAACACATGGAAATAAAGATTAAGTTAAAAGAGGCAAAACGATTCTTTGCAAACGGGATAGATGCAATAAAAGAATGGAAATCTTTTAAGGTTGGTGAAGGAGATTTCCGCACTATTAAGGCAATTGTTGCAGGCGCAGAAGATAAGCAAATCGAATGCGTCCCAGGTGCAGAAGTTTTAAGAGTCTATATCACTAGAGGCGGATCAGGATCAAGTGGCTCAGGTGGTGGATCAGGAGCTCCAGGGCCAGCTGGTAAAGATGGGGAAGACGGAAAATCGGCTTATCAGATTGCTGTAGCAAACGGGTTTACAGGTTCAGAACAAGCTTGGTTAACATCATTAAGGGGTCCACGTGGAGAAAAAGGACCACAGGGTCCACAAGGTGATCAGGGCCCAGCAGGGCAGCAAGGCCCTCAGGGTGAACAAGGTAAAACTGGTCAGCAGGGTCCAAGAGGCATTCAAGGCGAACAAGGTATCCCAGGACCACAAGGTTCACAAGGAGAAAGAGGTCTCAAAGGCGATCGAGGAGATCGCGGAGAACAAGGTCCTGCCGGTATTCAAGGTGCTCAAGGCCCTGCTGGTGCTATTGGTCCTAAAGGGGAAAACGGTGCCAATGGTAAATCAGCTTACGAACTAGCAGTGCAAAATGGATATATTGGATCACTATCTCAATGGTTGGCATCTATCAAAGGACAACAAGGTGAACAGGGGTTGCAAGGTCCAATTGGAGCAACAGGCCCAGCTGGCCCTCAGGGTGAACAAGGCCCTCAAGGATTGCAAGGCTTACAAGGTGTTGAAGGCCCACAAGGACAAAAAGGTGAAAAAGGTGAAGACGGTAAGGACGGTAAATCAGCCTATGAAGTTGCTGTTCAAAATGGATTCACTGGCACAGTTCAAGAATGGTTGCAAAGTCTAAAAGGTTCAGGTTCAGGTGGCGGTTCAGGTGGCGCAACTCCAGTTCCAGGACCAAAAGGAGATAAAGGCGAACCTGGAAAAGATGGAGTACAAGGTCCAGTTGGTCCAGTGGGTCCACAGGGTCCGACAGGCGAAGCCGGCCCACAAGGCCCACAGGGCATTCCAGGTCCAACGGGTCCTCAAGGTTTAACTGGAGAAAAAGGCGCACCTGGTGAACGTGGTGAGCAGGGACCCAAAGGTGATCCCGGTGCCAATGGCAAATCAGCATACGAATTAGCCAAAGAAGAAGGATTCACTGGTTCACAAACTGAATGGTTGGCATCCTTAAAAGGTCAAGATGGTCAAAAAGGCGAGCGAGGAGAACCAGGTTTACAGGGCCCGGTGGGACCTAAAGGCGAACAGGGACAACAAGGCGTTCAAGGCCCTATTGGTCAACAAGGTGTACAAGGCGAACAGGGTCCAATCGGTCCAAAAGGAGAAACCGGAGCTCAAGGTCCACAAGGAGATGTAGGTCCTAAAGGTGATACAGGACCTCGTGGCGAAAAAGGTGAAAAAGGTAGCGATGGACTTCCGGGTGCAGCAGGTGCGAACGGTAAATCGGCTTATGAGTTAGCACAGGATAACGGGTTTACCGGAACACTTCAAGAGTGGTTAGCGTCACTTAAAGGAAAAGACGGCAAAACTGGCGAGGCATCAGAACAAAAATTGACACCTCAATCACTAACTTCTATAGCGAAAGAAGTAGAAAAACTGACATCTGATGATTCAAAACCGGTGACATATGGCCCAGCAGTATATGGATTAAGCACTGTGTTCTGGAAAGTTCCAAACACATCAGTGTACATAAATGCATCGGAATTTACAAGAATAGGCGATGCAATAAGTGGAGACGTTAGATCAGCAAATAAAGCAGCCGGATCGGCAATAGCTACAATAGCTCCAATAATAAGTAATAGCGCTCTTGCAGCTGCACCTAAATCAAGAGGGCTTGTAACAGAATATAACGGTCTTGAATATACGTTAAAATCAACTGGTGGCGTATACAAATCTATTTCAGAAAAAGTCCCAAGCGGTAAATTGAAAATGGTTAGAACCATTAACAAGTCCGATACAGAAGACGGAGCATATAAATTTGTATTAAAAGACGGTGAATTAGATGGATTCATGACGCCAAATTCAACTTTTGAATTATCCTCAAATGTACCAGATGTCACAATGACAAATGGAGCTGTTATAAAAGGGTTTGAATTCAGCAAAGCATTAACAAATGCAATTTCAAATCAAGAAGCAGTGTACAATGCTCTGTCTGATACAGATCTTCCTACATTATCTGGTGAAATTTCATATACGCAGACATCTTCAAGTAGCTATGAATTAACGTACACAGGGGATAGCGAAAAGGATAAGACTGCGGCATATCCAGGATTAATAGCGTGCGGATTGGGCAATTATTATGTAGCTTTAGATATTTATGGCGTATTGGATGACGGCAGAGAAATAGAAATTGGCGACGGATATATGTATTTTGAACCGAAATTAATAATTCGGGGAAGAATGTCTAAAATAAGAGATTGGAAAAGTTCCGCAGAAGGAAGAGGCTACAATGGCAAAATGAAATTCAAACCATATGTTAAAACTAGATATGATGGCTCCGATAGAAAACCATTCTGGGGCGATCTACTAGTAAAAGAATTCGAATGGATTGGATACTCATAATAGATAAGGGAAAATAAAGAATGGCATACAGGGTTATAGCAATAATTATGATCCTGCTTTCCATTGCTCTATCTGTAAATCAATATGGTGAGTATAGGTATAAAAAAGGAAAAGAGGCCGCCCTTGAAGAATATAGGGCAGCCTCTATGGAAACTGAAAATCGTATTTTAAAGATGGAGCAAAGACTTCATGAGAGCTTTGCTGAAACAAAAAAAGAGCTCTCAGATAAACTGGAGCAGGAGAATATAAGTTTAAGGGAAAACCTTAAAAGAGATTATTATAGTAGAGCCTGTATTCAAGATGACGTTAGAAATAGTTTAAACAAAAAGGCTAAATAAGATGAATAAAAAAATACTTCAGCTTAGCTTGATTGCCTTTATAATTGCAGGATGTTCTACTCATAAACCACCAATAAAACCACCACAAATAACAATACCAAAAAACATACAAACAGGTGAGTGTGAGAGAAAGATCACAGAATTAAAAGGTAATTCAGCACGAGAATTAGTTTTGTATGCATCATCACTTATTGATAAGGTGAAATACTGTAGACTTGAAAAGGCATCTATAATAAAACAGATCCAGAAATATAACGAGGAAATAGGAAAATGATTCAAAAGAATTTTTCCATTGAAGGTAATGGGCACAATCTTTTTGAAATGCCTGAACCATATATTTATGGAACTGTATCAACAGGAACTTCTGGTTATGTTGTAACTGAAATAGCGCCACGGCCTAATGAAAGTGGCGGCGCAGGATATATATTAGTTAAACCAAATCTTCCTATTGGTGAAACATTAAATTTAACTTATAAAGTTAAAGAACAAGATACATCTTTAAGACGTTTAGAAAAGAACGCATTTAAAGAGACAGTATCAAATAGAGCCTTAATTGAGATAATTGCAATTCTAAAAGATATTATTGAAACACAAGATAATTTATTAAAAGAAATGAAACAACGTGTTACATATAGTCAATTAGATACAGCAGTATATCCAATAAAGGAAAAAATAGATCTAATAGAAAAAACATTAGAACTTAAGGCTAAGAAAAAGCCGTAAAAACAGCCCCTAGGTTAGAGCCTAGGGGTTCTATTTATATAAAGAAGAATTGTATTCATCTAATTCAAAGAAATCTAATGGATTAAGTCTTCCAGATAATCCTAATCCAACATCTTTTTGAGTGCGTACTTCAAAATGTAGATGTGAACCAGTATCCATAGTTTTCATAGTTCTTGCATTGCCTGTACTGCCTGTTAATCCAACAACATCGCCAGCTTTAACTTTTTGTCCAGGTTTAACCTTAATTCCACTTAAATGTGCATAAAACACATATTCAGGACGACCATCTAATTTAATTAAAATAGTTTTACCATAATCGCCAAGTCCTTCTGTATTGGTACGAATAGCGGTCCCATCATCAACAGCATAACAGCGATATCCATTAGGAACAGCAATATCAACACCTTGATGAGGTCTTGGTTTCCCATTTGCACCAATGCGGACTAAGCCAAATGTAGCAGATTTCTTACTGGCCAATCCTGCCCAACGTAAAACATTAAGGCCATCTTTTAATGGTTTATGTGGAAACACATATTTTTCAGGTTTATTGGGTTTTACATCTTCGGCGACAGAATTTTCTTCTATTGGCTTAAGTTCTGTTTCAGGTTCAGAGCTTTCAGAATCCTGTAAATCAATATCTGTATCAACTTTGAGTTGTACTTCTTGCTTAGATTCTTCAACTGGAACAAGTTCCACAGCTGTCTCTTCTTTATTATCAATATCACGAACAACAGGTTCGTTTTTAATAGAAATAGGTTTTTTACTAATACTCATTATAACATTCCTCACAAATCGTCTTCGCTTCTAAATCCAATAAACACTGGATGCCTGGGTGCATCTTTAACACCTATATCGAAGCTTTTAAATTTTACTAGTTTTCCAAGATAAGATTCTTTATTATTCCAAATCTCTTGTCTTTCAGATTCTTTAAATCCTGTTCCGATATTAAATTGGATTCCATTCATTTCACAAATTAGCGCGCCAAGTGTATTGCCAGGTTCCAAGTTTTCCATAGATGAAGATCTAGATGTTTTTCCATAAGCATCTTTTTCAGCTTCATTATGATTTATCATCAATTCGGTAAAGCCAATTATCTTAGCTTCATAATCTGAATAACGTTTAACCTTAACAAGTTCACCACCTTTAATAGTCGCGCGCCCATGCTTATACGGAACATTAATTTTATTAATCATCAAACCTTCATAACCAAGATTTAAATAATCTTTTTCATATTGATTAACACATTCAACAATATTGTTACTGACAGGATTAAGAATAATACCAAAATTAGCTAAGAAGAAAACTTTAATATTAAAACCAGTAAAATCAATTCCAGATTTACAAATATTTTCTAACGGCGCATTGGGATTAAAGCCATCTCTACTAATAGTATCAAATACACAAAAGACAACATCAAAACCATCTTCAGGAACACCATCAATAGAATTGATATAAGATGAAGTTCTTCTATAACAGTCTTCATCATTAATAAGATTAGGAACAACACCTTTTGAATTATTAAAAGTCTTACAAACTAAAACTTCTCCATCAAAAGATAATCCAGTATCTAAAATTGGATTAACCAAATCTAAGAAATGCTTATTTCTAAATGGCTTACCAGAGCGACTATAAACTTGGCCTTCATTTATAATTGCCCTAACGCCATCTATTTTTGGAGTAATCCAAATAGGATAATCAATAGAGGATAGATAGGCATCTACATCTCCATTAATTGATGCTGCTAACATGGGTCTTACAATGCTCATTTATTGAACCTCGATAAAAATTCAATCGCTAATAATCTCCGCGGGTGATATATTTCGCCATCGCTCATCAATTCACTCTTATGCACTTCTTCTATTGGAAAGAAGGTTTGTTTTTCAAATTCCATTTTAACAAGTTTTTCTGGTCTTCGAAAATTCAAAAATTCTTTCTGATAACAATCAGGGAAAACTGCATTAAAATATGTTGCAAATTTGAGGTCATATTCTCTATCAAATGTAGGCATGGCCCATGTCATAAATTTTTTTAAAGCATTAGTTAAAATAAGTTCCCAGTTATTATCAATAATCTGTTTATTTAGTTCACTTTTGCTATATCCGCATTTAGATAAAGCATGATTCATAGCAGGATCAATATATCCATTTTCTACAAATGCATCATAAATATCTTTATTGCGGTAAACAGACAATATATAAGATATAAGTCTATTTTTATCTCTGAGCCTACTTAAACGCTCCATGATCCTTGTATCATACAAGGTCATAATTTGTGAAAGATCTTTTTTATTCTCTCGAATTAAATACCAACGAGAGACTAATTGTTTTTTACCTTTCTTTTTATAATAACTTTTATATGCCATAGTATTCTAGATTATTTTAAAATCTGGAACAGCTGTTCTATTGTAGCTTTTAATCATTTGCTGTTTCTTGTTTGTTACAACATCCAGACAATAATTAATAATACGTTTGGCAACAATAAGCATAGCTTGAAAAGTTAAAATCCCAAAAAATTTAGTAAAGGACAACATTTCATAATACCGCGATTACTTTGGTTAATTCTTTCTAAATGGATTAAGAATGGTGAATCGTATAACCACTAATAATACCATCGGAATTTATTTGGGGTCTTATATTAAAAATGACGCCACAACTAGTGGCTGTTCCATAAATAATAGGTCTCTCAAGTGTTTCGGACCATTTTGTTTTTAAATCCCATTCTAGAGGAGTCCCGCATAAGTGACATTTAGTCATTAGGGCATCCTCTATTGTATCGAATTCAATTCCACCTTCAGCATCAAGATATTGATCAATCATCTTAATTGCTCCATATATGGAATAAGAATTTCTTTAAGGGAACTTATATAATTAGATGTAAAATCATTAAAGATTTCAATTCTTGGGTCAAGATTTCCAACAATAGAAATCATTTCAGATTCATGTTCAAAGAATTTAGATTTCTTATATTTTTGACTGTCGGCAATTACATTTAAAACAATGCCGCCGCGATTAATAATATATTCAATCTCATTTTGAAATCTACAATCAGAAATAACAATAACATTAGCTTCAGCAAGAAATGGACTATCGTTAATTCTTTTATTAAGAATATTCACCCAAAAATTATCACCAAAAATATGTCTTCCCCAGTCGGTTCCAAGACTTTGCATAAGCTCTCTTAATGAAACTCCAAGTCCCTCAATTGGCTCTTCTTTTTTATTCAATTTGTAAATAGCATCAACATCAACAATACTTTTAAGCATGTTTCTTACTGCATCTGCATAAGCAATTTTATAAATTTTTAAATCTGGAAATAGTTGTTTAATAGCATCAGCAGTGAAATCTTTTCCACTGTATGCTTTTCCAGAAATACCAATGAGAAATGGTTTTTTCATTCTTTTACTTCCTATTCTTCAACTTTATGACCGTTTACGGCTATTATTTTACAGAAACCCCAAGTATCATCAATATCAATAGTAACATTTATATTATTAAATGCTCTTGATATTGCATCTTGTTGTTCTTCGTTAAAATTAACGGCGCAACCTTCTAACTTAGGAAGCTCGCCGCTAACTATTTTGTATTGGCAATCTACTATCATAATTTTATTATCATTATTCTATTTCAATAGCCAATAAACGGCCATCTAGTTTATCAAATATTTACAACTACAGTACAATTATTAAACACATAAGAAGGCTCACACTCAAACAGATCTGCAAAACAATAATCTTCTTCGCATTCTGCTGGTGGAACATCTTCACAATCATAGTCATTAGACATACCTTCAAGTGTGTAATCTTCTACAAAACTTGCAAAATCGTTTTCGTCATCTGTGTAATAACAAGTATAACCATCGCCATCTGGCAGATTGACACTAAGGAGCATACTCTTAATATTATAAGGAGACTCGCTAGGCAAATCAGCAAATGATTTACGAACAGCAGGTTTTGTATAAGTGTCTTTTAGTTTATCATATCCTCTTTGCATTTCCTTTAATTTAGCAAAGAGTTCACCATCAAATTTTTTAATTTCCATCACAATTTACACGATTCACAATCGTCTTCATCACTGCTTGTAACAATTGTAACATCGCCGCCGGAGATAATATCTTTACCATCCATAAATGACTGCGATTGTCCATCATAATTATTATTATAATAAAGAGTTTTACCACCTAATGCTTTATGCAAAAAGATATCATAATTAATAATCTCATTTGGAATTTTACCAGATGGATAATTACTCTTATTATAATAAGTGTTACAAGAAATTGCTTGATCTGTATACTTTTGGATCACTCCATAAGTCTTAATAAGGCTTGTGTTATCTAAATTATCCCAAACCCTATCGTATTTATTTTTTAGTCGTTTTAATTCAGGCACGACAAATATAGCCCGTTTATTTTTGCCACCTTTGGCAATCAATAATTCTCTTATTGGCTCAATACCATTTGTAGTTCCGGAACCAGAAACCTTAGCAGATGTCTCAGCAGGAAACATAGCTAACAAAGAAGCATTGCGAATACCATATTTAGACAATTTAGCTCTTAAAGAATCCCAATCAACATGATCAATATGGGGCATAAATTTCTCATAGTAATCATTAACCATATCCATTGGCAATTTACCTTCAGACCATTTAGTGTCTTCATATCCAAGACACTTGCCGCGCTCTTTGGCTAACTCAACAGAAGCATCAATAGCCGCATAACTAAAATATTGCATCCATTTGTCAAGTTCATGATAACAATTTGAATAATTCAAATCATGTCGCGCCATCCAATATGCCAATCCAGTAATACCAATTCCTAATGGTCTAAACAATTCATTATGACGTCTAGCAGCAGGGAAAGGATGTTCTTGGTAACTTAGCAAATTATCCAATGCACGATGACCAACTTTAACAATGCGCAACAAATCTTCTGGTTTATCAACTGCACCAAAATTCACGCCGCCAAGATTACACAAAGCAATCAAACCTTCTTGGGTGTATGTTTCTGTTTCAGAATTATACACTTTTCTTATTGGTTCAGTTGGCAGAACGATTTCTAAACAATTGCCAGTAAGAATTCCATTAAACATAACTTTATGTTCAAATGGTTCATTAACGCAATAAGTATCATCGATTCTCCCATTATCTTCTACAGATATAATAGAAATAAATCTGTTAGCATCTCTATTGGGAATATTTGAATAATGAATTTTAAGACGATGTGTTTTAAATCCAAGTTCACAAAGTTTATTTAATCCATTATTTGTAATAATAAGCCTATATGAACTTTCACACCAAAAATCTCCAAGTTCACCAGTTCCATCATTTTTAGGCAATTTTCTAAAACCTGCATCAACAGTTTTTCTAACTTTTGAATTAATGCCAAGGGTCTGTAACATTAGTTGAACATCTTTTAAAAATTCAAAATTAATACTACTCAAAACCAATTGTTCATTATTTTGATTTCTGTATATAGACCCATCTGCATCAGCATAGCCAGCAAGCCATTTTAATCTAGAATCTATGGTGTATTCAGACATAGGAACGAAAAATTTATCTTCAAGATTATAAAAATGTTTATACATTCTATTCAAAGAATTGGATTGGTCAATCCACTTTGAAGAATCTTCACTTTCAAATAAATCTTTAAGTTTAATTTTTTCATCATATAAATAAATTCTTTGCCCATTTTTGGTAAAACATCCGTCACCAGAATAAAATCCATTAATATATGATTTATCAAGAGATTTGTTTCCATCGATAATTGGCAAATTAAATTTACATAATTTATCACCGGCTTTCAATTCGTGGGCGCGTACCTCTTTATATTCTTTGCCGTATCCATCAAAAATATAAAATTTATGATAAGGAGTGCATTCTATAGATTGCCCAGAATCTGTTTTAACGGATAATAGCTTTTGATTTGCTCCAGTTTTAATAACTTTTGTTTTTGACCAAATATTACCATTCCATACTTCCACATCTTGATTTTCAAGAGATGAAATTGGCAAATAACCATCTTTAGTTAAAATCAATGTTTCAGGGGCAACACATAAATTTGACTGTGTAATCTGATACTTATCATTTTTATACATTGACTGCTTATTAATATTATCAGCAAAAGCAATATATACCCGGCCGGTATTAAACCGTTCTGAAATCAATGAATCCCAATAAGTTCTTGCATTGATAATACTTCTTGGCAAATCAGATTCAACTGCCTTTTTATATTCTCGCAAAAACCATTCATCATCATCAGAATAAAATGATTTATACAATTCAGGAACATCATTAGGATCAAAACAATGTAATTCTTGATTATTACGAACAGCATCAAGAATAAAACCATTAATGAAAATAGTATGGTCAGAATGTTTCATAGATTCTGAATCTTTTTTCATATTGTTTTTATATGTGAGAATCTCTTCAATGTCTTTATGAAGCCCCCACCAATTAAATGTCAAACTGCCCTTTCTCGTCTGACCTTGACTACATGACAAAGCAGCTTCTTCAATTGATTTACTGTGATACAAAGCACCAGTATTAATAGCAACACCACCACGAATAGGAGCATTCCTAGACCTTAGTCTTGACACATCAACACCAAGACCAGCACCTAATGTAGCATATCTTCTAGCAGCCACAGAGGCCTCAGAGATCGATTCAATATCGTCTCCTACTGGTAGTAGCACACATGAGCTAAATGCCTTTGTAGGAGTTCTCAAGCGTGCTAAATGAGGTGTTGGAATGTTCCAGTAACCAAGAGAAAGCAAATCATACATCTCTTTAATAAATCCAATACGATCAGTAACGCCATCACCTTTATCATCAATGAAATACATCATTGATACAAGCATATAAGACACTTGCGGAGATTCAAATTTTTGACTAGTAGAAGCATTCTTAATAAGATATTTAGATTCCCATTCGCGCATCCCTGAAATTGAATACATCAAATCACGATCATGATCAATATAATTATTTAATTCATTAATTTCATCTTCGGAAAACTTTTCAAGAATAGCTGGATCATACCATCCTAACTCTGTATTGTCCTTAATAATAGATAACAAATCTACTGGTTCGAAATCTCCATAAACTTCTTTACGGATATCACAGACAAGGATACGGCCGGCAACAATGGCATAATCGGGAGTGTCTTCAGAAATCAAATTATGAGCACTTTCTAATAATGCTTTATTGATATCAGAAGTAGAAATACCATCGTGAATCATCAATCCACTATTTAAAGCGATCTCAGAAACACTAACGTTATCTAATCCATCACATACAAATTCAAGAAAAGTATTAATACGCTCAGGGTTATAAGGGACGACTTTGCCACCGCGCTTAATAACATTGATACTCATAGCGCTTTTACCAATTCAGACAATTTTGACATCAAATTCTTAAATTCAATATATTCATACTGATCATCTTCTTTATTCTTAAAGAAGATAACCGGCGCGGATCTTGGCTTTGGCGTATTGGTTTCAATTAGCATTACATTCAATTTTTCCATTCCATCACCTTGATCAACATAGATAGTGTCAGAATAGAATGAATCCAATTTAGATCCATATTGTTGTCCAAAATTGGTAATAGCATTTTTAGCTTGTACACAATTAGAACAATTATTTTTAGAAAAGATTACAAATTTCATATTTATCCTTCGGTACCGAATAAAGGAATATTGGCAAGTTTAGCATATCCATCGGATGTCTTATCAATAATGCCTTTTTCGTAATCAGTTTTCTCAATTTCTTGTGGAGCAACCTGATCTTTACGTTCGCCATTCCAATTTGAAATCCAGGGAATAGGATTTTCATAAACAGATTCTAATCCACATAACTCTTCCAATGATGGAAGATTATTTTTCTGCAAACGAGCAGTAGCAATATATCTCAGATATTGCATAGCAATCTTTTTATTAAAGGCAAAGATATCGCCTTTCACGAATAAGTAATCACCCCATGCATATTCTTCCATAATAGCATCGCGCCATACTTCTTTAACTTTTTCTTTAGTTTCTTCCTCTTTTGCAACAATAGCAAAATCAGGATCATCAACAGGAAGAATAGCTAATAGGTTATTAGTTATAGCAACATGATAGTTCTCATCCATTATGTTCAAGATGTGTCGTTAATACATCCCCGCGGCATAAGCCACAGCTGCATGTCACCATGCAGATCAGACTATATCACGATCTTATTTATATAAGATCCTCAACATTTCGAGCCACTTGACCCTACCTTACTCACGACAAATGTCGCTTTCTTTAGTCGTTGCACTACTTATTTTTATACTTATTAGATTTAGGAAATTCAGGATAACGAGAAACGACATGCTTCCATCTTTTCTTTCCTCTTATAAGAGAAACATATCTTGGATGTATATCAAATCTTTTGGCTATTGATTCATTATCCAATCCAAATAGCATCATATCGCAAATAGAAATGATGTCAGCTTCTTTTAATTTTGACATTCCATTTCTTTCACCCTTAGCTGTATCAACCAAGCCAAGTCGATGAGCATGTCTTATATTTTCAGATTTAGATACAATTTCAAGATTTGAAATATCATTATTCAATTTATTTCCATCTTTATGATTAACTTCAAAACCATTTGGTATTTTACCAATAAAAGTTTTGACAATTAATCTATGCACAAAACCTAATTTAGATCCGAGTATGTAATATCCAGAATTGGTTAAAGTCTGTTTTAAAAATTTCTTAGAAATTTTTGACCACACTTTCCCATTTGAATACACAACATATTTTCCAATATCTTTTTTCATAAAAATAAATAGCTCAGGATTTTCTCCACAGAGATCTCCCCTGAATTAATTGAGTTATTCAACAAGTGTCACCACTTGAGGCCGCAATTTACGGTTAATGAGTTTAATAATGTTTGCTAAACCAGGAAGCTTACCATTTTGACCAAATACAAAACTACATGCAAAACTTAGTTGGAATCGAATTGATTCAAGCGCATTAGCTGTATTCAAAGCGAGCCAAATGGCCCGCGCGGCTTCTAATCTTGTAACTTCACCATTATAATATTTTTCAACCTTATCAATACAATCATCATAGTATTTGATAATAGAGTTTTTACAATCAACAATTTCTTGAATATCCATAACTTCATCTAATGTCTTAGTAGGATTTACAAAACTTTGTTGAATAATATGGGTATATGAAAAGCTATGAAGTGCTTCCATTGATGCCCACCAAGAAACACACACTTCTAATGTTGGATCACCAATGGCAGGTCCAAACACAAGAGTAGGCGCGCGGCCCATAATTGAGTCCAGAAGAATCTGTCGTTTAATGTTTGACATAACAACATGTTCTTCAGCTTCACTCAAATTAGGCATATTAGTTCTATCATGACCCATATCTACTTCATTTGGATGCCAAACAGATTCTAATTGCACTTCAAGCAATTTTAAGATTTGACTATATTTGGGATTATCAAATCTCTGAATAGAAACCCCCTGGGCCTCGTTCAGAAACAAGGTCTCAGGGGTTAAACTTTGACTAAAAGTTGTATAAGACATTTTTAGTTTCCTTTTCTTCTTTATTGTTATTATTATCAGCAAAACGCTGTGAAGATCGTAGATGAAAACTACGCTAAAAATTTGTTGTTCCCTAGGTGAAGGAGGTAGCTCTTGGGTATGTGAGGACCGTAGGCCGGAACAACCCAGAGGGCGGACGTCTTCACCGGAGGAACTGAATTTTTAGGATTCATAAAGAAATTCCTTAGAATTCCATATATGTAAACGATTTGAACTTAAATTTGGGTTACCTTTAAAAGGTGGAAACTGGCAGATAACTGCTATCTTTATAGAAATACAAAGAATTAGTTTCCTAAAATTACGTATCTGTACCAGATAGTAATTTTGAATCATAACAATAAAATTTCCTTAGAAATCTAAAACGGGTGCTACTTATTTTTCACACCACGTTGTTTTTTATATTCTAAATAACGTTTAGCTCTTATTTCTTTCGCTATTTGATTTGTTTTATTTTCCTGTTTGCGTTCTATTGATTCGTAATCATATTCTGCATCAGGATAGGGGACTGAATCAAGAATCTTTTTCAATTCTTCAGAAGTTTTAGGACAATCTTTTTGAGCAATCCTAACCAATTTGATTCCAAGCTCTTCGGCTATAGAATCTTTTTTACGATCTTTGAAAATCTGTTTAAGGAATCCATTTTCATCTTTGTGAAAAAACTCAATAAATTCATCATGTTGAGCCCCGTTGAGCTCCACCACTATTCCCATTTGCTTAACAAAGCAGTCAAATCTCATTCCATTTGGAAGAACTGCTTCGTAAATAACATCACAAGTTGGGAATAATTCACAAAGTTGACGATAGATAATTCGTTGCTCTTCAGATCCTCTGTTATCAATGCCACTCATTATTTTTTAAGACTTCCTGTTCGTGCCAGTCTCATACCGTCTAAGACTTGACCAAGACCATTGTCATAAAAGAATTGTTCATAAGTATCAAATGCTTCATCTGATTCAATTTTAGCAAAATTAGTAGAACGGAACTTCCAAATAGCATTTTTATCAATTATTTTATTGATATAGTATTTACCAGTTGAAGTGTCAACAATAAGTGCAATTTCATCGCCGCCATCTTCTAATACTGATACTACTACCTGTGTTTCTAAGCTATCTTCTACTACAAAGCCAAATTTTTCAGGTGCCATGTGTTTTATGATCACAACATTCTCCTTCGTTTCCATCAAATAATAAATGTACTAAATAAAGACCAAAAATAAAGAAAGAGAAAATAAGGAACATCCCGCCCATAAATATTAGTGGAGACATTATTACGAACGTCCATGATATAAACGTAGACATCGTTAAAACTTTTACTATAAGCAGGAGAGACCAAAAGAAAGCAAAGAATCCTATAAATGGATAAGCTAAATCAATATTAAGCATCTGACAGCGAACCAAATTAGGAATTAATTTTCCGTGTCCCTTTTCATTTGTTTTAGTTTCCATGAAGTGTTACCTCATATTGGTACAATAGGAATCATATCACTATATGTACATTGCTTGTTATAACTACAGGTTCTACAATTTGTTAAATTTGAATTGTTCAAATTGTCATTTTGGAAAAATCGATAAGCATATTTGAGCATCACTGGATTATTTCCATATTGTTTTAAGATACCTGTGTCTCCCATTTTAAATGGGATTAGGATTTCATGATAGCCCTTAACTTTAACTCCGATTTCATCGAAGTGTTTCATTATACCGAGAACCCTAATATTTAAAGTTCTAGATGAAGCATGCTGAACATGTTCACTATTGATAGGCGTAAGAATAACAACTTCTACACCATCTTCATGAGCAATGATTAAATCGATGTCTATATAATATGTTTTTCTTGGTTTTCTTCCAAATGAAAAATAAATTCTTTCATTAGAAATAGTGCCAATACAATTCTCAACTAATTTTGATACATAATCCATTTTTTGATTCATATCAATAAAGAGTTTAGAGGCATATTTAAGATCATCGTTATCAATCTTTTTCAGCTTAATCAGTTTATTATAAAAGGCAGTTAAAGTCCCTGCGGGAATATTTAAATCATTAAAATATTCTTTAACAGTTAAATAATAAACTAATCCAATATATTCTTTATTGGTAAGATTACGATCTTTAATTTTATATGGACTAAAACTTAAAACCTTATCAGCATGAACATGGGGATAATCCTTATAATTAGGAACATTTCTACAAAACAAAGAAGCAGCTAAATGATCAATACTAAGCTTATTAACATTTGTAATATCTTTAAAGAATGTAACCTCTGGAAAGCTAATAGTGCCTTCCAGGGCTAATTCTTCTAGTTCATTATACATCATTGTACTCATATTCAACAGACCTTTCAGCTAAAGCTTTATTCTGTTCAACAAGCGCCTTATATTGGGTTTCGGTCATTTCAGCAAAGAAGGCTTTCTCTGGCCATGAACGACAATAGATATCACCTTTAAAAGATGCAATCTTATTCTTGCCTACACCCCAAACAACAATAGGACGTTTAACATGATCTTCATCTTCATGGTAAGCAACAGCTTTTTCTCTTAGTCCGTGAAGTTCATTCCATCCATGCATAATAAGATTACTATCATAAACAAGACTGTTTGATTCAGCAATATTATTATTGTTAGGACGTTCATTCATAGGCATTTTGGTATATTCAACAGTTGAAATCAAAGTTGCATCATACTCAACAACCATTGCCTTCATTTCATGAGAAAGAGTTTGGAATTTTTCTCTACCAGATTTATCATCTTCAAGTTGAGTTAAATGGAAATTATCCAAAAACAAATAAATATTTCTTTGTGGATATTTTTCTCGATAGTTTCTCAACAGGGTTCTAATAAATCCAAGTGATCTTCCATCTGCACTATCATACAGGATAAATCTATCGTCTCTTGCATATTGAAGATATTTCTTAAAGAAGATATCACGCTGTTCATTAATAGCAGCATATTCTCTGCTATCTTTATACAATTCTGGCTTAGCAAACTTATTAATGTTTAAAGCATTAAACAAATCAAAGTCTTGGTTATCCCAGGCACGTTGAGAAGAGTCATAACAAGCAATCCTTGGTAACAGTTCTTTTGCACTATCATCAATAGAAAGCATAATTACCATATCATTTGGATTATGTTCAACAATTCTCCAAGCTAGATTTACTTCCCATGAGGTCTTACCAACATTAGATCCACCACCGATAAATAACACTTTAGCCTTCATATCTCCTTCTGTAGCAGCAGAAAGAGTTGGCATATCTCCGCCCCAATTGATGTATGTGCTATTTTCTGTATCTTCTTGATACTCTTTAATGCTTAAGATATTGTTAATCCTGGTAGATGTTTCCATCAATCCTGCATTATGAGATTGATTAATCTGATGAAGATTAGATAAAGCCTCATTGAGAATCAATTCTGGATCTTTAGATTCAGAAGATTCTAATTCCATTAGCAGTTTTTCAATAACATGCCGGCGGCTATTTTCTACTCTTCTATCTTTTTCAAGTGTAGACTTATTAACTTCATCTCTAATAATCTTGTCACTATAACCAGTAAATACAGACAATTCAGAGATCATTCTTTCTCTACGAATAGGACTAGGCTCACTAGTTATGATAGGGACCATTTTAAGAACGACAGATTCAGGATCATAGTCATCATCATTAAACTGAGATAATCGCCATGCAAATGAATCTATTTTCTCTATTGATTTAAATTCTTCAATACCATATTTACGAATAAATTCATCTGGATCAATTTTAACTTTAACACCATCAACATATTCGTCAGGAAGAAATATAAATCTAAACCTAATATCATGAGTCTTAGCAATAACTGTATCAAGCATCTTCTTAGCCTTCTCAGTTCCTGCGTTATCATTATCAAGACACATAACAATATCATAGATACCATTTCTACGAAGAGTATCCATATGAGAATCAGAAAAATCTAATCCACAAATACCAACAGCATTTGTTATTCCATGATTATGCAAAGAAAGAGCGTCAGAATTTCCTTCAACAATAATTAAAGATTCGTGAGACTTTTTAGCCTTATCCAATAGATAAAGACGTTCATTCTTTTTATAAATGTTCTTTTTTAAACCACTTCTAGATGCAATAAATTTAGGACCATTAATAAATTTACCATTATCATCAGTAATGCCATCATATGTCAAATTACGAGCCTGAAAGGCAACTGGTCTACCATTATCATCAGAAATAGTATAAATAATATTTCTAGGATTAAAGATATTAGGATTGCACAGGTCTATCTCATCAATAAAGGATGACATATAACCAAGTGTTTTTAACTTCTCGCGCAGATCATTTACATTATTACAAATACCAACTCTGTATTGGCGCATAAATTCTTTTGAGAATCCACGCTTTCCCATTTCAGCAATTTGTAACTCATTAAAATCTTCTTGATGAGAAATATATTTAGCAACATCTTCATATGCACGATACATATTAAGTTCATAAATCTCATCTTCAGTCATTTTGCGATAAGTTAATTCAATACCGTATTTATCAGCTAAATAAGAAACTGTGTTATCAATAAATCCTGGGCCCATTAATGGACGATCTTCCAATACATTAGCTGCATTGAAAATATCCATTGTAGTTCCACAACCCATACATTTAACAAGTGGATAACCTTGTTCAGCCATAAACATAGACATAGATGGATTATGATCATCATGATCAGGATTCAAACAGCGGATCTTTTTACCGCCCGTAATATCGAGACCATGATCTCTAAGATATGTAGGAAGATACATCCTAATCTTGTCAAGTTGTGAATCAAAATCAGTGAGTTTTTTATAAGACATCCGCTGTTCCTTTTATTATTATTCTTATTATTGTTCAGCTTTTATTTTTTAGCTTTAGAAGATTTAACTTCTGCTTCAGATTCTTTAACTTCTTTGGCTGATGCAGCTTGTTTTTCTTGCATTTGTTTTTGAGCTTCTTCACAAACGCGAATTGTAATTTCTTCGATATCCTCTTCTTTGATCCCCAATTTCTCAGTCAGGATAGCAAACAGAACATTGTTAACCAGTCCCAAACCATTGAGATTCTGTTCAATATAATTGGCCCAACCACGTTGTTGTTGCATCATAAAAGTGAGTTGTTCATTAGTCAGAACTTCTTGTTTTTGTTTTTGAGTCATTTTAATTATAACCTTCTTCTTCTTTTTGTTGTTTACATAGAGTCTTATAATTACAATAGGAGCACTGCCAATTGCCTATAGGATTTTTTACTTTATCCTTGCTCCAGGCTTTATATTTGGTTTCAGCAATCTCGCCGGCTTCGTATAAACGAATAACCTTCTCATCATTGTAAACATGTTCATAATCAGGCTTAGGAGCCTCTTCTGCGCCACTAACAAGATGATCAAGCAATTCCTTATATCTTGCAAATACACCTTCTATTGATACGCCAGGCATATCATAAGAATGAGAATTTCCCTTAATATCTTTGCAATCAATATGGATACGAGTAACACCTTCAGATTCAGGATTAAAAGAAATCCAAAACTCTTGATTGTTTTCTGGTCCACCACAGGAGCGATCAAAATAAGTTAATAAAACCCTTTTTACTCCACCATTTTCAGGTTTACCAAAATAATAAAGATAAAGCGCAGCTTGTAATACATTCTGAACTTTAGGCATAGGAACACGAGTAGCGCCACCTCTAGCTGGCATACCAAGCAAATCTACTTTAGCTTGATAATTTGCACTGCTATATGTTTTAGATTCTACAATAATAATTTCATGTGTTTCTGGATCACGAATAGCAATATCAATCTCGCCAGATAGGTAATATTCGGGTATTGACCACTTATAATTGGACGTATAGTACCATCCGTTCAATTTGGTTTGCTCAATAATCCATTTTTCCCACATAATGCCTGCTGCAAATATATACTGTGAATACAATCCAGCAGGATCGCTTTCAGCATATTCTTTAATACGATACCACTGGGCGCGATTACATGCGCCCTGTACATCCCCAATAGAAGTTGTTCCAAAGTTAGAATCACTTCTACATGATGCTGCGCTAGGATAAAGAGTCGGCAGCCTTTTGGCTTTAAGCGCTGGCTCTTCTAATAGTTTTTCACCTATTGATTTAAAAAATTCAATTGTCATAAATTTTTATCACCACCAATTAGTATAATACAAACAAACATCTTCATCTTTAAGAGCATTTCTACTTCGTCTAATAAATAATAATAAATCTTTTATTTCATTTAAGGGCAAGTTTAAACCATATGAATATTTAATATCGCTAGACCAAAAATCTTTTTGTAAGGATTTAACAACTTTTTCATTATCAATATTTTCAATAGAAACATCTTCAACAAGATTACTAAGAACACCGATATTGGAATCATAAGATAATTTATCAATATCTCTTCTTGTTAATCTAACGGCGGCGCAATTAAATTCACCTGTCCCGCCTTTTTCATAGAACAGATTTTTCATCCAGTTGTCTAATTCATAGAATTTTCTCCAGTAGAAAAATTCTCTATTAAGTTTTTTAAATCCCTGATTATTATCTGCTTCTAAAAAGTCTTTATCCATTACATCTTTAGAAGTTGTAAAGGCATACATATCTAAACCCATAATGGTCTCCAATATTTGTTTATATTATTTTAAAAATTAAAAGCCACCACATTTAGTGATGGCTCTTGTTCATCTGGTAAAAATTGTAACTTCCGGAATTTCATTTAGCGTTCGTATTGAATCAACTGTAAGTGGTTCAGTATAGAATGGACCAAATTTAATTTCGGAATCATTTTTTAATAACGATCCATCATAATTTACATAATCGTTTTTGTTGTTTTTAATTATCACAAACACATTACTACCATCATCATATTTAGAATCAGATTTAATAGAATTGATTTTATTAATAACAGATTTAAATCTTACTGTACTAGGAATGCCGTCTAAAGAAATATATGCTTCCTTAATTTTGGAAACCTTTTCCTCTTTAGCTGCTTCCAATGCAGATGCAGATAAATCTATCACAGAATTAACAATACAATCTATTGAACCATCTTTTTTATAACTAGGCTTGGCGGTTAAATAGCATTGGAGATATTTTCCAACTGCAAAGGAATCTCTATTCGGAGAGAATACACTTGCAAACGCAGTCATTCTGATAGGATTACCTTTATGGTCTACACCTTCAATAAATGCCATTTCTGATCCTGTTTTGGTTTTTAGCTTTTTAACATTGGCTACAGCACAAATAACTGGACCAGCAAAACTGCCTTTGATCTCCATAGCTCTTTCTATTTCTTTAGATGTAAAAACCTTTTCTTGCACCATTTTAGATACAATATCCATTGGATTTCCAGAAATATGAACTCCAATAAGAGCTTTTTCTGCATCAAGAATTTCCAATAAAGAAAACTCTTTAAATAATGGATCATTAAAATATTCAGCTTCTTTTTTACTGAATTCTTTAATTTCTTTTTCAACATTCTTAGTAATAGACTTCGCGGCGGCACATTCTTTTTTCAGCGTTAATTTAGGATCAAAATCTAAAATAAATTTATTATAAGATCTCATAACAACTGAACGTTTATATCCAAAGCAATCAACTGCACCAGACATAATTAGGGCATCAATAATTTTCTTATTGATCTTAGTGCCTAACAAATGCGCCTTAAGAAGGAAATCAGATAAACTAGTAAATGGTCTCAATGAAAGGATTTGATCAATAGCAGAAGATCCAACACCTTTAATTCCACTTAGGCCATAAATGATATCATTGTTTCTATTCAAACCAAATGTTAAGTCGGATTCATTAATATCCGGCGGCAATATTTGTATTCCATGATTTCTAGCATCTTCCATATAAATGCGTTGAGAATCTAAATTATCTTCACAACTAATAATAGAACAGTAGAACTCATTTTGATAATTAGCCTTCAACCAGGCTGTATAATAAGTAAGATGACCATATGAGTATGCGTGACTCAATATGTTATCGTAGAGCTTTTTATCTCTACTTCTGTATTCACTGTTATCGGCAAATACAGTTCGGCGTACATTTTAATCTTTAAATTCGCTTAGAAAGTTAATCAAATCAAATGGCATAAAAGGTCTCAAATCAAATTCATGATAAAATGAATTTTCATCTTCATCCTTAATAGATGTTCTATACCATAATCTCAATTCATCGTCTTGATCGCGGGAAATAATAATACTATCAGGATTGCCAATTTCGCTTTCTGAACAATCAGCAAACATCACCGCGCGATGAATAACTTTCTTATATTGAATCATCATCATAATAGCTTCTTTAAGAATCTTCCTATTGATCGAAACATAAAGAACAATCCCATTATCAGGGATATATTCAGGATCAATAGTCAAACCATTAAACAGATCAGATAAATTATCATCTCTATAAAATGTAGTCTTAAAAATGTAATTATCATAACTATCAATGTAAAATTCTTTTCGCATTTAAAAAGATCCTCCGGACTCTTGGGTTCTTATATTCTCTTAACGAGGTTCATAACCTACGCTCTACATCTGTGCCATACTTTTAGATATGGCTTACAGACTCGGTATTAGTATATCAAAATCAATAAAACATTTTCATACATATTGATTGTTTTATTAACCATGATAAATAACAAACCTTCACCGATAGCCTTTTATAGACCCCTGATAAACAGGCTTCCAGAGTTCATTCTGCACATCACTGCACAGACGGCCAATTAATTTTCACTTTAAAATCAATAATTTAGCATTAAACGCATACCTAGCAAACTCCATCAATTCTTCCCAGAATCGACTAAGTTTACGTTCATCTTCTCCAGAGGCAACACCTCCAGAAATAAAATCATCTCTCAAGCTTTTCAGTTTCTCGGAATCTTTTTTCAATTATGTTATCTGCAAAGCTTTTTATCTTTACAATCTTACACTTCTGTTTCGCGTAAGTTCGGCATATATTTTCATCTTTAAAATAAAGATGTCGAACACTCGTGGGCAAATTATATATTTTCATTACCTATGCTCTACGGTGGTTTAATCTTTGACTAAACTTACCTCGGTATTAGCATCACAGCCTTCACCGATTTTGCTCGATACTCTTATACTGTCACCAATATAAGGGGCAGATTCTACCAACAGCTTTCCTTAAAACATCTGCTTTCACAGGAGAAAATCCACACATTTCCATTGATAAAGCCAAAAATCCTTCTTGGAAAATTAATTCGTTATGTGAATTTTTAAAAAGATGATTATATTTAGGAAACAGAAAATCTGTTTTCCCAATTTTACCAGATATTTTTCCAATAATACGTTCAACAAGACCAGGAATTCCAAGTGGTCCCAAATTATTACCTATGTTTCCATAAGGATCGGACTATATCATCACCATATCAAAAAGATTTAGGTGTCGGGCGTTAATTCTGGTTATTAAGAGGACTTTACCCCTCCAGTAGTCTCTGCACCTGCTTTTAGTGTACTAAAAGATTGGCTCAGGATTAACATATCTATATAGACTTAGTCTCCCCTGAGTTAACCCGATTATCATTTATCTATTTCTAGATAAAGCCCCAGACCTGGCTAGGGCGCCAAGTTGACACAATTACTGCAATATCATGTATTGTTTTTGGTTTGCAAGCATTCACAAACCCAGACATACCAGCTTCTTCAAACTGAAATATCCCATAATTTCTTTCATTCCAAAGCACTTTATATGCTTTTTCATCATCAATTGGTAAATTATACCAATCGATATCTACACCATGACGGCGTTTAATTAAATCTCGCGCGAATGCTAGGAGTTCAAGCGTTTTAAGCCCTAATAAATCTCAAAATTTTGCACCAATGCAGCGCAATGATATGTTTTTTATCATATCAATCTGAATTTCATTTCATTCAGTTCGGCATATCTTTTCACCTGTTCTAGGTGTCGCGGCCTCGTGGATGGATTATATCTTTTCACCATCTATGCTCTGCCCCTGACTTATCTTTGATAAGCCTTCGGTTCGGATTAGCATCTCAGCCTTCCCGCTTAATTCCGCGATAATAATCTTAAATATCCCTATTTAAGACGCCAGATAATCTAGCTTAACAACATTCGCCTGTTCTTCAATTTTATTGCCTTCCCATTGAATTACTGGAGCACCTTTACTATCCCATAAGGGAACATCTTCCCATAATGGACGATCTGAAATAGCAACTCCACAATTATGTGTAACTAATCCATTGGCAATATATGTATGATCATCTTCAACTGTAAGATTATAGACATCAAAAATGCCATCAACCTTTTCAATTTCATTTATTTTTATATAAAGTTCTTCACCAATAGGAACGCCTTTTACATGCGCTTCGGGATTATGAGTGAATCTGCCAACATAAGACTCTCTACAATTTACAACTCTTTCTTCAATTATAGAAGTTGTTGGTGAATTAATTTTTATACTACATATTTCGCCAAAAGCTTTAAAAACCAATTCTGGCATAGAGTATGCCAATTTTTTGCTAACAGAACTAAATGATTGACATTTACCATTATTTTCTTTGCTTCCATCACCATAAAAATAGCCTTCAAGAAACTCTCTTAATAGGTGCGGCGGCAAGTTAAACACATCAGAATTAGGGACCTTATTTTCACATTTATCGCCAAATGTTCCTAAATAATCAAATAATCGATTATCTCCGATATGAATAGCAAACTTATAACATGTTCTATGATTATCTATTCTAAAGCCTATATTAGCAGATTTTAATCTCCTCGAGATTTCTTCAACTTCTTCTGTTAGTTTTTCGCAGCATAAAAATACTCTTCTGTCAAAACGTATTGTTCCATTCGCACGTTTACGCTTTACGGATTCTCTCCATCCATCAGCCATATATAACCCACAAATCCACCAAAAATCAGGATTCGAGAAATTTATATTATATGGATTTTCTAGATCATCAGAAGGAATAATATCTAATTTACTATATCCAAGTTTTAAAAAATCTTTATCTATATCTAGATCCCGTACAGCTTTAAAACCATTAGATAACATTTTATGTTTATATACTGATTTTTTGAGCTCTTTGTCACGTTCCATTCCACGTTTAATTTCTTGAGCAAATATAGGGTGATTGCCTGTAAGCATGAATTCACCAGATGGTCCAGTTTTAATTCTATAAACATCATCTGATTTAGATATCATGGTTTTAGTAACAGGCTTATAATGACCTTTATCTGTAAGAACCAAATCTCCGACTTGAACATCTTCGATTTTTTTAATTCCAGAAAAAGTTCTTATAAATGAACCACTTATATAACACGCATGCATCCCAACGGTGGACACGCAATCACTCAATGCAATAGCATCATCATAAATTTCTCTAATTTCAGGATCTTCATCATAAATCTTTTTAAGTTCTTTATTTTCTTGAATTAGATCTTTTAAATGAGGACACCCAATATCAGGCATCATAGATGAGACTTTATTTGCCTTTGCAAAATCTAGTCCATGAATCCTTGCTGCACTTTTCCAAGCATTCTTGCCACCGGTATATGTTAAAGTACCAAGATGTGCAAAACCATCTCCATATCGCTTTTTAAGGTCTTCAAAAACCTCTTCTCGTTTATTTCTAGCTATGTCCGAGTCAATGTCGGGAAAGCCACCACCTTTAGTGTGAATTTTTCCATGTGGCTCCTGATTTGTCATCCCGAGAAGAAAGGCAATATTGGAGTTGTTTTTGTTATCAAGATCTTTAACGCCTTTGTTATACAAATTTAAAAGATAATTATCTAAATGATGAAGCTCTAAATGATTCAATTCAAACATGACATTCTTTTTGTTTGCCAAAAACCATTCAGTATCAGATTTAGATAGTACAACATTTCTTAAAGTCTGTTTATGCTTTGTCATTTTCCATAGCCTCCAATTCTTTTCCATAATAATACATTAGAGGATTGATAATATATGAAAATCTTTCCTTGGCAGTTATATTTTTAGGTAACAAATCAATAATCAATGCAAAACCTTCTCCATTAATTGTTGCAGAATGCTCTTGTGTACAGTCAAATATAAATTGACCGTTTTCAAGACTGTGGATTTTGTTTCCAATAGTAACCGCGCCGGTGATTTTATTTTCATCATTATTTATTTGAACAGGAAGAAATATTCTTATTCTTCTATTGTCAAAATTAATATGGTCCGTATGCTTAAACACTTTGCATTGATTAAAATAATCCAATTCAATGCCAGCAACAAAATAATCATGATGTTTTTTAAATTCTTTGATATCAAGTAACAAGTGTTCAATTAAAGGAATGAATCGATCATATTTAATAAACTTAGTATTCACTATTCCTGGACCAATAAGAAAATCAGATTTCCATACACCTGTATATTTGTCCATTGTATTGTTATACATGGCATTTACAAATGAATCTTTATTATCTGTTAAAATTTCAACAACTTCTTTGGACAATTTGAATTCATACTTTTCAGGACTTTGAGAATGCTTAATAAGCAATTCATCTAAACAAATCTTATTTGTATGGTATTTAGCCAATATTTTTTTGGCATAAAGCAAAATGTCATTTTTAGAAGAATCGTTTTTAAATTTATCACAAATTAAATAAAATCCATTCCCTTCTAATTGTTTAAAACTATGAGATTCATACGGATGAAATGATGTTATATTCATTGAAAGAAAACTGGATTCAATTATTTTATTATTGAACTCGTATTTTTGTAATCCAATAGGAATAATATATCTTGATTCAACAATATTAAAATATGGTTCATCATCTTTATGTGGATGCACATATGTTCCATTTTTAAATTTAGCAATAGAAATCATATCAACGTCTAAACTTAAACAATCTTTAACTGTAGATATTAGCCCGCCGATATTTTTTACTGCTTCTGATTTTAATATGTTTCTAATTTCAACTGGACATACTGCGAAGTCGTAATTAGAGTAAAAAGAATCAGTAAAAGATCCATCGCTAAATTGAAGCTTTAAACCATTAACGTTTTGCATTGATTTATTAAATAAGTTGATATCAAAATCATCCTGTATATTTATACGTTGCATTTTCTTACTCCGTAAAATACACCAAAATCATTCCAAGTTGGAAACCATTCTTTAGAAATATGAACTTCTTCAACTTCAAATAAAAGGATAGGAGACTCTTGTAAGAATTGATTGTAATCTAATCCGCCATATCCAATTAGTGTTCCATGTGGACGTAAAAGCTTATCAAAAACTTTTGACATATAAATGTTATCTATATCGGCAGCAAGTTCATCAACAAGATCAATAACAATCAGGTCGTATGTTTCGTCAGCTTCTTCAACAAACTCTTGAATGGTTTTTTCAAAAACTCTTAAAAATGCCTTATTTTTATAAGCATGCATTTGAGATTTATATTGGACAGGAAATTTAGTTTTTTGTTTTTCTAATTCTTCAAAATAATTTGAAATATTTGGATCAACAATTGTGATTCGATTATCATATGAAAGAAAATTACTATCTGCGATCAGTTGAAAATCTCCGCCGCCGATAACTAAAATATTGCACCACTCTTTAGGAGACTTATTTTCAGGAAACATTTTAATATACGTTCTATTAAAAGCATTAGCATATCTAAAATAATCTTTTCCTGTCGCCCATTGAATAGAGTCATTTATATAAAAGCCGCTAACACGGCCTTCTTTCTTAAATTCTTGTTTCATATTTTTATCTTTCATCAAATGCAAAACAATAATTGCTGTCAATATCAGTAACATTAAAACGATCAATTATTTCTTTTGCCTCAGGAAATTTATCCTTAGTACAAAACATAATCCGATAAGTATCATAAATTTTATATTCTTCAAATTTAGGGATAATCGCTTTAACAGTTGAAACAATAAGGGGATGCCAAGTATTCAATTCTACTTTGTCGTATTGATCTATAATTAGAACACCTCTAATTGTCATTGCTTTAACAAGTTTAAGAATAGACATTTTACATGAACGAGGATGAACCCATGCTGTTCCGCCAAATGTAGAATTATTTTCATCTTCATCTTGAGTGAAGAATCCAATATCCTTTTGTCCATTATTAACAATAAAAATTTGTTTATTAGAGCTATTTGGAAGGAGATACATTAATAGAAATTGAAAATAGTTTTTATCATCATATTCCATATCTGCTGGCAATATTGCCTTAAGGTCTTCCATCCAATTAGAGAATGCTTCGACTTTATCATTTATTGACCAATCCTTATTTACACAAGCAATAAGAAATTGTAAATCATGATGAGTAGCTAATCTAATTAAAACCATTATTAAGCCTCTTTCATTTTATTAAAGAACCATTTTTTAGCTTTGTTACCAATCAGTTTTGAAATACCTTTTTCACTCAGACTGTTCTCTCGAATTGTATCAATTTCTTCTTTCATTACATCACCTATAATCCATTTTATAAACGTTCCAATATTTTTTGTATCCAATTCAAGATGATTCTCTTTTAGATATTCTAAACCTTGATTTAAACGATTTTCAGTGACAGCATATTCAATGAATTCTTGTTCTTTACGGATTTTTTCAACATCCACGGGCGCAATAGTTTTAACCTGACTAACAGAATGAAGCATTCCCTTAGATTTAAAATTCAAATGTAGGAATTTAGATTCCAGAGGTTTATGAAGTTGAATGTGTCCTTCTTCAACTGGATAGAATTTCAAGGTATTGATAGATGTGAATACAATTCCTTCACCAATTCCATTAACACCAAAATATTTTCCAACTGGGCATTCATCTTCAATTTTTAAAGTAAGATCTACGATCTGTTGCTGAGCAGCAGAAACATTATCTAGATCCAATTCAACTTTATAAGTTGGGAATACAGTAACCGGAAAACAACGAACTTCTTCGTTAAAAAGAATTTCTTTGATTTTGTTTTCAGATTTATAGAATCCAGTTCCAAAATCAAAACAACAGGTAATAACATCATCTTTTACAAAAGTAATTTGAAACGGAGAGAAAAATCTTTCTACACCAGATAATGCAACACCTTTTTGAATTCCCTGTCCAGCCCATTCGCCATAAATGTAAACTTCGTCTAATTCATGTAGTTTGCAACATTCATCCTGATAAACGCTAATAATTTCTTTAATAGCCTTTTTATAAAAATCTTCATTATCAGTTGCATATTGGGCAAAGCCTGCATTATCATTTTCAACTGCAATAATATTATTACGAGATTGAAAGAAAATCTTATCTTTTTTTACATCATAAGCAATACAGGCATTTGTGCCATGAATTTTAACAGTGCCATGAAGAGTGATTTTATCTAATTGAGAACGTAGCTCCTCTGGTTGTAAAGCTAAAATATCTCTCCAATAATTGGCATCTTTAAAATAATTGCGAAACTGATTAATTGATGGATACTTTAAAAATTTCATTTGCATCTTCTTTCATTAAATATTTGGTAACAGTTTTAGAATAAGTGAGCATATCATTATAATCATCTTTTCGCTTATTATCTAAAGTTTGAATAGCTCTATATAATGGCTCTATGAATAATTTTTGAACTTCATCTTCCAACCAATAGAGACTTCCATCTACTTTAGAATCCCTATATTGGATATTCTTAACAGGGCAAGGAGTTAAATTATTTTCATTTTGTTCAATAACAGGAAAAGATTCGTTATCATTTTTAAAATTGTTCTTATTTAAAAACTGAATAACCTTTGGACTGTAAAACAATTCTTCCTCATTAGCAGCATGATCTCTACACATGTAGACATTCCCGCGCGGAGATATTGCTCTTACCATTTTAGAACATTGAGTACGTTCACCTTGATTAAACCATTTAGACGAAAGCAATTCTTTTGCCACGAACAAATATGTATCATCTGGATAATTTTCTATTGAATCCTGATAGATCGTATTTATCTGAATAAGAAACTCTTTAAAAAAATCTTTCGGAATTACAACAGGCTTATTATCATTATAAACAGTTAAAGGTTCATAACTGAAATAATTTACACCAATAGAGCGAAACAGTTTATAATTGTTAAACATATTCTCAAACTTGGCGCGGCCATATAAAACTGTGCTAATCCCTAAAAAAGTAGAAGTAGTTAAAACAGTTTTGATATTTTTCATAACTTGATTAAATTCATCTTCAGTTTCAAATCTTTGTTTATTCTCTTCAAATGTAAAACCGTCTAGAGAAATAAGAGTTTCACTTATTCTATTGGGTATAGAGACAATTTCTTCATCAGTCCAATCTTTAAACATACCATTTGTATAAAGACGTGTATAAACTTCAATATCCAAAGAATCAATATAATCAAGAATCTCTTTTATAAGGTCTTTATGCAATGTAGGTTCACCACCATAGAACTCTATACAGGTTTCATCTTCAACATACTCATCAATAAACTCTTTAATTTGTTCAAAATTTGCATTTACTGGAGATAAATTTTTGGACTGCACGCAACAATACGTACAGTCCAAATCACAATGATTACTAAAAACAATGGTTAGCAATCTCATACAAATTCCTATTCTCCTGATTCTTCAATTAAAGCAGAGATACCAAGTCCTAATGGGACTTCTTTCATGGAAATATAGTCTTCTCTTTCTGAAGAGTCATTTGCATACGCTAATAATTGCTTAACAAGAGTAGATCGAATTTCTTTCCGATTATCATCAAACATATACAATGGATGATCAACAGCATCGTAATTATCAAGATAACCTTTAGTTTCACTAATTAAATCTTTTGCCATTTGCCAATAGCGATCAGTTTCATAATCATAAATAAATTGATATTTAAGATCTCTAAAATCAGATTCATTAATACCATTAAGAAAATCATAAAGGCTCAAAAATGATGACACATAAGAGCGAACTTGTTTTTCAGAAGCACCACGCAAGTCTTCTAAATCTTCAGGAATCTTAAATATTTCAAGAAAATATTTAGAAAGTCCAATTAATGCTCGAATTGATTTAAGACCATCAACAGAAATCTCTGACTCAAGTTGAGAAACCTGAATACTGAAATCATTTATAACTTTGCCGACTTTTAAATAGATTTCATCATTAAATTCACCATCTTCAAGTTCAAAACAGATCCCAAAAATCTTCTCTGCTTTAATATGTAAAGCATTAGTAGTTTCTAAATCTTGAAAGATGCTTTCTGGACTTCCAGCATTATCCGCTAAGAATTGATTATATTCTAAATGATTCATATATTATTCCTTCTTTTAAAATATTATTTGACCTATTCCGCAATCATAATATTTGAGGAATCCCAGTCTTTGCATATATGTGGACTCTGTATCATTGTCCAATAATGGTTCATTAAAATGTTTTTCTAATAAATGTTTCTGACAATGATTTCGATGATAATATTTTAGAGTTGTTTTACTAACCCAAAAATATCTAGGGCCTATGTATTGATATTCAAAGTTATCAATAGTAGAGGCACCAAAAGACATAGTGAAATCATATTTAAATGTTCCATATTTATTTTTAAGGAACTTCAACAATTTAGTTAATCCGCCAACAACAGTTACATTTGATTCAGTGGAAATCCTATTTACTTTTGCTTCAAATTTTTTAGACGATTGATTATAAATATATCCAATAGAAACACACATAACAAGATCGCCATTATGGAATAAACCATATGATTCCTGGTCTTTATATTTAAATCCAGCGCCCTCTATATGAGTGCGATTATAAAAAATGTTGGCAACTTCATTTGAAATTTCAATAATATTGCATTTTCTAGCGAATACACGTTCATCCATTTTGAGATAATGTTTAATCTTATTCTTAATTATCTCTTTCTTTTCAGGAACAATCCAATAAAAATCAGGAATACTAATTAATGTAATGCACTTATTTTTACAATCAATAAGTTTTTTATAATGGTAATTCTTATCTCTGTACATCTGAGATAGGAACTTATCATCCAAATCTTTTGAACTATGATGAAAAGCAATGCCATTAAATTCAATAGCAAGATTATGTTCAGGGATATAGAAATCTAATTCTCTACCGTCCAGCACAGAACGATCTTGAATAACTATTTCACCATCATAAACAGATTTAAGGAAATTATAAATTTCTGTTTCATATCTGTTCATACCTGTTTCTTTTGAACATAACTGACATCCATATCCTTGAAACAAATGACTAGCTCCCCTAGATTGTTGTCCATGAATAGGGCATTTAAATTTAATAGGACTCTCATATCCATTATAAACTGATTCACTAAAATCAAGATTGGGGTGCAATTCAATTAATCGCGGCCGCCATTCTTCTTCATTTAGCAAACTTCTTTCGCCAACAGATTCTTGAGAACATCTTAAACAACCATATTCTTGAATTAACAATTTATAAGGGGTAGTTTCAATATTTCCATGTTTAGAACAAGTAACAATGCAAGAATAATTCATTCCAGAATATTTAAATTTGGAATAATTAAACTTATCCCCATGTTTTAATTTAATCAGTTCAAGAACTTTATCGCCATCATTCATAGAGTTCTCTCGTTTGCACTCTTTACATCCAGCAGATTCAACATTTAAACAATTGAATGGAAGATATTCATATTCGCCATGTTTACTGCAAATAAACCGCGCAGGAGATTTCATTCCACCATAACTGTCTTCAATAATAGAATATTTATCACCATGACGATTAAACAATCTTTGTTTAAATTCCCCTATTGATACCTTTTCTTTATCCTTAGAACACTTAGGGCAATCAGAGCGCAAATGAATTCTACCAGTAGTAGTAAACATACCATGTTTAGGACAAATAATATTTACCGCGCTGATAATATTTTTATAATCAAGTTGAGAATAATCAAATTTATCACCATGTACTTGTCTAGATCTAGAAATAAATTCTTCCTCAGAAATAACCCTTTTATCAGATTTACAACTAGGACAACCGTGTCCACTTAAATGATCGTTAGGTTTTTGTAAAAAATCACCATGTTTAGGACAAGTTATCAAAACCTTAGTTTGATTATTAACATATTCAACATGTTCATAAGAATAAAATCCATTATGAACAGAAGTAGCATTAATAACAAATTCAGATTGAGATTTATCAGCAAATTCTTTTTTCTGCAATTCTCTAGGAAGTGAACCTTTTAAATGATTAACAATTCTTTGTTCATAATTGTTATTGGTAACAGGATCAAAAAATTTAATACTCCCCCTAGTATTTGTATAACTAGAGGGATCGTATTGAAAGCGGTTATGATGAATTATATCAGCCTGTCTTTTGAATTCTTCAAATCCTATTGCGGCGGTCATATCCATAACCTTCATGTAATTTATGTCGATGACATAGATAAGGTACAGAATGAATTAAATAGTTCATGATTAACAGCTCCCCATGTCATCTACGTACGAATGTCTGTGAACAGCCAAGCCTTCTACCATGCGACGAAGGTCATTTATATCATCGACCCTAATGTCATCATCTGTTGTAACTCGTCTAGCCTGACTTCCTCCAAACGGAGACACTTCAGTCTTGCCACCAGTTGACCAAGTGGGGAAATTAATATTAGGTGGATCAGTTACTGTGGTTTTTGTACCCATAATTAAACCTTTCATTATCTAGCAATGTTCTGCATTGCATTTAAATTTTATCATGGTTTTAAAAAATTGTTTACTTTTAAAATTAATCTATATTTTGCGAACACTTAAAACAATTTCATCGCCAATGTAATTAAATACATAACCGGCGGTAAAATCTGATAATCGGTCTAAATAGAAATTCAGATTGGTTAGAACAATATTCATATCGCCGGGCATATTTGAAATGATATCTTCAATCCAAATACAAAGAGAATCGCCTTCTTCTAAATCTTCAATTTGATTCCAGTTATTAACAATCTTTTTAAAAATTTGCTTAACAATTGAATCTTCAGTTTTCATAATTCCATTCCTCTATTGGGTAACCTTCAAATTCAATTAAAGGAATTTTTGCACGACCAGCATTTAAATAACGACTGAACAATAAACCATATGGAATAGGGTCAATAGCGGTAATACCTAATGCATAGGAAAGTAAAGATCCCGCGGCGCTATTATGGGTAATAAAAGAATGAATATTCAAATCATCATCTTGATACGCAACAGTATACGAATGCCCATTATTAACAGTTAAATCATAAACATATTTATAATTATGATTTGTAATAATTTTCTTATCAGTCACTTCGTGACCAAAGCTATCATAATATTCATTCAATTTTGGATTTAACATTTTCTCTTTTAAAAGATCGCCAATTTCTAAATCTTTAGCTTGAACCCATTTCCAATCACTTTTATTCGGATTTTCAACATTTCGAACAAAAGAATAGTGCATATGATCAAGAGTAGATACAACACCGTTAATGCTAACTAATGGTTCTCCATTAATTTCGTATTTACAAAAGCGATTAATCTCTACCCATTTCCCATTATGATTTAGGACAGAAACATTTTTCCAACTATTATTTACACCTAAATCCTCTATTGGAATATACTGAATTTGTTTACCATGACCGACAACATTTGGCATAGAGTTTTTATTTTCAATATAATCAAGATAAACAGATAATGGAACTGTTTCTCGTTTAAATCCAATATTGTTTTTATAAATGGGTGCTTTATAATCCAAATAAAGAGTTCTGCATTTTATAAGCGTAGAGCCGCAAATACAACCTCTTCCCGGACCTGTCATTATTCCTTTTGAGCGCGCATTTTCAAGAATCTCTTGTAATACCAATGGATAAGAACTAAATCCCATTTTTTCATACATAACCAATTCTTCATTAAGACGATCAAGATACTCTTTTTTCTTTTCGTCTGTAAAATCTTTAGTATATGTATCATACCATTGCATTGCTTTAGCTTTAAGAACTGCATCAGGATCTTCATATGGCTGAGGATAAATAATATCATCAGATTTCTCTAATGTTACATTGCACATATCAGCGATCTTATTTGTATTCTCAAATGCTATTTGATCTTCATCTGTATTGTAGTACTCGTTATGCAATACATGCCAAGGCTTAACATAATACTGGGATGGTTGATAAAACATAGAATTATTATCTACATCACTATCATCTTTATCGGTATCGGTTAAAGCAACATCTTTAGCCTTTTTATTTAATTGCCCGCCAGTGTTTACCAACACAAGCTTAGCATGGTCATCAGATTGCCAAGGATAAACATAATGACTATCACAAGTAATGATCATTGGAATGTTATGCTTACAACTTATCTCAGATAGATTCTTATTTGCGATATCCTGCTCTTCTAGGCCCGTATAAGTCTTCTCTAGATAGAATCTATCTCCAAAGATTGATTTCAATCTGAGAGCAACCTGTTCGGCTTCTTCGGGCTTTCCATCTAAATACAACTGATTTATGGGTCCACCTAAACAAGCAGAAGTGCAAATTATTCCTTCTGAACATTCTTCTAATAATGCTAAATCAAACCGCGGCTTATAATACTTATACCGCGTCCAAGCAATAGAAGTAGCCTTCATAAGATTTTTATAACCAACATTATTCATAGCAATCAAAAGAATATGATAATTAGCTTTATAACCTTCAATCTTTTCCTTTATTGATCCACTATGTAATGTCATATAACCTTCATTAGCAAAGATAGGTTTAATACCATGTTTCTTACATATAGCAGCCTGTTCATGATGTCCAAACATATTCCCATGCTCAGATAAACACAAACCGCGCATACCTAATGCTTTAATACGTTCACAATACTCTTCTAGTTTTCCAAATCCATCAAGAGGACTAAAAACACTATGAGCATGAAGATTTGTATATTTACCAATATCAACTGGCATAATATCACCATTAGGATTTTCTTTTGTAGAAATATATTCAGACATTATTCACCCTTTATTTTTATAATAATAAAGATTTTAATTCTTCAGCAAACTCATCATCAATATCATTTAATTCATAAAGAATATTGTAATTTGTCACTTTGCTAATTTTTTCCTTCAATCCGCTAATTGCGTCACTATACAATTCTTCAACTACAATTCCGCGAGATTGATTAAATCTCTTAGTCCATTCTTCAAGCTCTTCAGCTCTCTTGACAAAATCTTCTGGATAAATCATTTTAGCATGATAAAGATTGCGAGATGCATACATTAAATCAAGAATAGATTCAGGTGGAACAGAATTAATGATTTCTTTAACTTTTTCACCACACTGAATTTTGTGCTCTTTAGTTAATTCTTTGATTTCTGGCGTATCAGTAACGTAGAGATCATCAAGTTTTTTCTGTAATTTTTTGACCAAAAGATCTATAGTTGATTTAGATAATTTCTTAGCCATTTTATTTTATCCTAACAAAGTCTTTAATTCTTCTACAAATTCATCATCAACTTGACCCAATTCTGCAAGAGCATTATAATTAACCAATTTTCTTTCCAGAACTTTAAGTCTTTCTAATTCTTCTTCAGCAGCCACTTTTTTGGATTCGATTTCGGCATTTTTAAATTTGTTAATAATTTTGATTACTTTAATACAAAAATCCAAATCTGAATCATCCAATTTTAATTTATTTTTGAGCTCATATTTACTTAAAAAAGAATAAGAAATTGCAACAAATAATTTTAAAGGATCTTTAATTTGATATTCGTTACATAATTGATTCATCTCTTTTTTATATTCTGAATTCATCTTGATTAAAATTTCACAAGATTTTGGCGTTTCAATCGCTGTAATATTGTTTCTGCGCTCAATAATTTTGCGCCGGAATGTATCAATCGTACTTTGTGATATCTTTTTAGCCATTTTAAATCCAATCTTAAAAATCAATATCTTCATCAAGAATCGGCGGTACCCATTCTTTTGAACGAACTGTTCCATTAACAAACCAATAGCGTACAGGATACATTTCATCTTCTCCCATCACGTCAATGATAAACACTTCATCTGTATACATCTTGGATAAATAAGTGAAATCTTCCTCAATATGGTAACATTTACCATAATATCCGCCGTCCATAAGAATTTCTTCTAATGTTTCTGGATCTTTAAAAACTTTTTGAGGATGCTTAAAATCATCAAGATTCTCTATTGGTGCTTCAAGAAGTTCAACTCTGCATTCATAACCCATTTTATTTACTCCCAAATAATTTGAAAAGAAGATGTGCCAGGCGGAATTTCTACTTTAAATCCACGTTCAATAAACATATTTCTGATATCATTTAATTCTTTGGCATTGAATTTTTTAAATGATTCATCACGAACTACTGTATACATTTTGCCAAGATCAGCTGCTTTAGATATCTTGCTTTCAATTATAAACAAAGCAGAACTAATATTATTTTTAGAAGCTTTTAATGCCTTCTCTTTCGCTTCTTTTGCATCGATCATTTTTGATTCCAACTTATTTCAATAGTTTTAGAAAAAATATCATTTTTAATATGATACCCAAGATTTTTTAAATATTCTACTTTTTCATAGAACAAATAGAATTATATAATTGCTTATCCATTCTTTCGTTAATGTATAAATAAGTAAATCCATGAGAAGACTTTTCTCGGATTTTGTCAAATATTGGTTTTAAATCAGTTGACACATTATTTAAATAATTCATAGCAATTATATGAGCATCTTTAGCTGATATTTCGTTCATTTTGGTTCTTTCCATTTTTTAAATTCAACAATGCCGTCAATTATCCTAATATTCCAAGGATTAAGATTAGATGGTTCTCCCACAGCTGAAATAAAATAATTAAAAACAAATTCTTTTTTGGGGTTCAATAAAGAAATAAGAATTAAAGATTCAAAAATATCATTTAAATAAACGTCTACCCAGCGTAATATAAATAAATTTTCTAAATCATCTTTATAATACTTACAATGATCAAAATTGTAATTAACATCAGAAAGACCATTTGTATCATTAATCAATAATCCTTTTGAACTAGGGATTTCATTTTTGACTTTAACAGAATATTTTTGTTTCCCAGTTTCAATTTTTATATATTCATCAAAGCCCTCGTATTCAATTTTTAAAACAAAACAATTATTACGATAGAGCTTAGAAAGATATTCAAAACATTCAACAATCACTTTTGAATTTACATTTTCACTGTAAAAATCATTTTTAGAAAATTTTAAATACTCTGAAGATTTAATTAAATCAATATCACCTTCATAATGCTCTTCTGCTTTTCGTTTATCAAAATTGCTTGGTTTATGAATTAATTCTACACTTAAAACATTCATTTTAATTTTCCATTTATAAAAGTGAAAAATTCTTCTTCATCACATAACTCAAATGAAGAAACCGTAATTTTAAATTCCCGGCCAGAAAATGTCTTAGAAATCTTTTTCATATCTTCGACAAAATTGGGCCATCTAATATGAACTGGATCATCATAATCATCAAAAAGTCTTAATGCCTCTACAGACTCTATTTTATTTAAATCCAATTTAGAATAATTTCCGTTCAATTCAAACATTAACACTTCTTGAAAATCCATAATAAACACCATAAAAATCTGGGCAGGAAACCCTGCCCAGGATCTATTAATATAGTCCAGACAAATCTGGCGCTTTATAATTGGGGCCTTTCATAACTTTGCCGGCGGCATTTTTAATTGCTTTACCATCAACAAATTTAGAAAAATTAGAATCCATAACCCGTTTGAAACCTTCTGGGGAATTAAAACCAAATGTTACTGCACTGCCTGTATTGATAACTTCAATATCAACAATAGCATCTAAAGCATCTTTCATATCAACTTTGCCTTTTAATGGTTCTCCAGTCTCAATGAATTCTTCAAGATCGTTTCGAGCTAAAGCAAAATTTTGCAATACACTATTAAGCAATTTAGATTCTCTAGATGAATCAATCAAACATGCTTCAGTAAATTCAAATGCTTCTTCAAGTAGAAGTTTAACGCGAAGCAATACATCTTTATCAGATGGAACTGTAGGCATTCCATTTACTGTTTGACCTGCAATTTCCATCCAATGTTTAATCATATCATAATGTTGTTGGTACATTATTTATTCCTTTATTCTAAAGATCCAATACAAAAATAGATATTTAAATATTTTGGATCATGAATTATTTTTTCTCTAATTTTTATTTTTTGAATAGCGGATAATCTATCTAAATCGATTAATAAAATTAAATGTTTCATGCCGCGGAGATTTTCAATTTCCTGATCATTTGAAATAAAAATAACTTTTTCATTCGGATATTTGGCGTCAAGATATCCTTTTAAGCGAGCAAGACATGTTGTTTTACCAATTTGCCGCGGCAATCTTAATTCAGAGAATAAAAAATCTCTTTGAATAAGGCCTTCTGGAATTTCTCTATTGGCCTTTAATTCAATATAGCGATTACGATGATAAATTTGATAGTCAATCAATTCTTTGGCAAATTTAAACATCTTTTTGAATAGTTTTTCATTATTCATCTGTGGGCTCCATTTCTGATTCTGCAACATCTTCATCTGATATAATGGCTTTATCAAAAATATCAACACCATTTCTTATAAAAATTCTAAGCCATTCTACATCTTCAGGATGATTAATCAAGTAATCATAAGCGCCATTTTTACCCTGACAAGAAACCTCTTCTTTTCCTTCTGGTGTAAATTTAAACCAGGATCCACTTTGATTAATGACTTTATTTTTAAGACCAAGTTCAATCAGCTCTTTAATAGGGTCAAATCCTTTCCAGAACATTAAGTCAGATTCAGCTACACCAAATGGATCACCAACTTTATTTTTGACAACCGTAAATTCAACAGTTTGTCCGATATACTTATCGTCATCATTTTTGATTCGCATTGATGGAGTAGAATTGACTTTAATCCTAGTAGAAGAGTAAAAAGGCACAGCGCGGCCTCCAGGAGTTACCATGCCGCCCCACATATCCATCTTATCTCTAACCTGATTTACAAAAACTAATGCTGTATTTGCCTTTTTCAAAGACTCCAAAAGTTTCGGAATTGATTTTGAAAGAAATCTAGCTTTTTCAGCCATAGTTTCTTTTTCAAAATCGCCTTTTAATTCCCGTTCAGTTAACATTGCAGGGATAGAATCTACAACAACTAAACTAAATCCACCTGTTTTAACAGCATTATCAATAATGTCAAACACCTCTTCTGCTTTTTGTGTCTGAACAAATACAACGCCTTCGTCATTGGCACAATCGAGGCCAAGGGCCTTCATATACCGGAAGTTTTGACTTTGCTCTGCATCAATGTATAGCACAAATTTATCTGGATACTGCTTTCTGGCATTTGCACAAAGAAGTGTAACTAAGGTGCTTTTACCACTTGCGCTCTGTCCATGTATTTCATGCACTCTCCCAAGTGTTAAACCGCCATTGCCTATCAACGCATTAAGAACTTCTGAACCAGTAGAAATAGATGGATAATCTCTTATCTCGCCATCTGCAAATACGGGTTCATCTTTGCCATATTTTTTATTCATAGCAGTCTTAAACGAAGTGATAGCTCGCTTAAGATCTGGATTAATATCCATTTTAATTTTTTCTGACATTTTTATTCTTCTTATTATTTATCAGTTTGTCAATTTGCTCTAAATTGGTATTTTTCTTCTGTGTTTAATATAAATCCAAGGTTTGTTAATCTTGAATCAAAATATTTTATCTTGTCATGTTGAGTTTGCCAAAACAATAGAAAGGCTTCTGCTATACCCGTAGAGATCCATTCTTGTATACACCGATTCTGAGCTACATTATTTATAGTATCCGCGCCGGGAACTCTTTTCCCAGGATTTTCATCTTTGTATTGTTCAAGAATTTCGATTCTAACTTGTTGCATTTTTCTTTCATAATGCATTTCACAAACTTTTAAAGTCGATTTTGCATAAGAAAGATTAGACACAATAAGCCTTAACATCTCTATATATTTAATATTGGCTAAACGTAAATCTTCAATATTAGAGGATTCATTAAGGACCGGTAATTCAATTTCCTTTTCCCAGTCCTCTAAAGTTTTTCCTTTGAATAAGGCATTCTTCATGAATGAATTAGCATACTCATCATAAGAACTATATCCAATAGAGAGCGTCCCAAGAACATCACTCATCTCTAAACCTTTCTGACAGTTTTAATAGTACATGAACCTGTAACATTAATTGCAATCCAATATTATCAGGATTTGCATAACAAGCAGATTCTACCACAAAACTATCATCTAGATTTAAATCTTTAAGATTTTCATCTTTAATAATATGAGCAATGGCAAATACTCTAAGAAGATTGGCGACAAAGACAAGATACTCAGAACTTGTTGGCACATCATTATTTAGCACCTCGTTTACGTTTTCTAACAACTTTAGAATTCTGTTTTTGTTCATCTTCACTCTCCACAGAGCTTTGTTCCGCTTTTTGTTCGGAAATCTTTTCAATCATCAATAGCCCATATGCAATTGCAACTGCTACTGCATCAGATTCATCATAATTTTCCCAATTAATTTCATCATAATTAATAAGGAAATTTCTTAACCCTTCTCTAACTGTTTCTTTATCGGATCGTCCATTGCCAGTTATTTGCTTTTTAACAGTTTGCGGCGGAATTAAATCAAAGCCTTTTTTGAGACCTTCAGATATATAATATTTATACAATCCACCTAATTCTGCTAAATCAGTAATCCGGCCAGGTGAACCAAAGCTATAATTCTCAATAACAAAGAATTTGCATTTTTGAATTTCCTCAAAAGTTGCACAAGCAAGCTTAAATGTTTCTATTGAATCAACCCTTCTGTCAAAGCCTTTTAAAGGCAATCTTGGAGCAATAGTTTTCTTGGTGATCAATCTAAATTTTCGATCACCAAGAAATTCCACAACAGCTAATCCAGTTGAAGTTATAGAAAGATCAAGTCCACAATACCAAACTGATTCCATTATTGTAAAACCATACGAATCTGACCGAGTGCATGTTGGATTTCTTGCATCCGTTCAGGTAAATTGGTCCGATCTTTTAACTTAAATACAGTTAGTTCCAATGCGCCAATGGCATCGAGAAGAGTCCATTCGCCTTCCATATCCCAGCTAATATTTCCATTTTCAGATACGATATGAATAACTTTCTTTTTATCTTCTTCAGACATTGGAACTTCTGGGCTAAGTTGTACATCAATATTAGCAGGCTTTTTAGGAATCACTGCCTTAGGCGTAAACATAGGACCACTTGTACTTGTCCCATTTTGATTTTGTTCAGTTTGCATTTTT